TTATGTGAATTCAATAAGATATTCAATCAAAGTTTTTTTCTGAGAAGTTAAATCCAACTTGTGTCGAATATGTTTCCGATGTGTCAAAACAGTTGCCGGCGAGATTTTTAACCTTTGAGATATGATGTTCGTTCCGAATCCATTTCGAAGCATCCAGCAGATTTTCAATTCGGCAGGTGTTAAATTACGGCCAGCGAGCTTTCTTTCGAAAATCCGCTGCTCTGATTTTTCCTTCAATCGACTCGCTTTCCCACTTTTTATTTCGTCGAGGTACACCATCATGTGGGTGTATTCCGTAAAATCAACCAGGTGACAATAAAGATACTGTTTTTTTAAGATCTTATCCTCCACCATAAAACCTTGAATTTTTATATAAGCGATGGTTTCGTTTTTTTTGACGATAGCGAAATTGGCCGGTGAACTGTAACCGTAAGCCAATGCCGCATTCAAGATTTTTGTTTCAAAGTCTTTGAAAGTATTGTTGAAAAAAAGATTTTGAAATAGTTGAGGATTGTGAATAACTTCATCTTGTGAATAGCCAAATATTTCAAGGGCTGAATCGTTTATTTCGATAAGATGCCCAAGGTGGATGTCATAGACGACTACCCCGACGAAAGATTTTTTTAAATAGCCCCTTAGCGGTTCTGGATCAAATAAAGGACTATTTCCAGTTTCATCAGCCATGACAACCTCTTGCCGTTTTCCCATGCCAATGGATTATCCTGATTCATGATAATTATCTGAATGTCGTTTTCAAGATTGGATATTTTTTCAATAAAATCGAGGTGTCACCGCCTTCGGCAAATTTGTCGGCATAAAGGTTGTATCGATAGGCCGCCCCCAGTTCCGGATCCACTCCCACCAGCGTTTGGCTGGGCCTCGAGCACAAAGCCGAAGTCTCAGCCAGATCATCCACCCCCATCAAACACCCGTTCATATAAACGGGCTGCCCATCTTTTCATCAACAAGGCGCCTGAATTCACCCCACCCGAACAGCCGTTCGATCGTCGAGATACCAAAAGGGCGCCCCGAAAGGCGCCCATACTCCCGGCGAGAAGGTATTCCGCCCGAGGATTTGAAGAAATCAACCGCTTTGCCGATTATTGCTTCCTTGATATCCCCTTCCCCTTCGCTCTGCGCCCCATATTTCAAACGATCTCCCCTTGAGATATACATCTGCATAGCCCAAGTAATTAATTACGGTAGAACTGGCCCAAAATTAATAATTTGAGCTGACCCGAACGCTGGTCGTCAATCCGGCGTCGCAAACCAAGGCCAGCTTTTCGCACTGCACCTTGAACTCAACGAGGCCATCTGTCGGCGCCAGCAGAAAATCATCGGTAGTCGCCACATCTTTGTCAAAGGCGATATAGACGTTGTCCGCCCCCGTATTTCGGATGAAAAGGGTTTTGGATGCTGGTGCCAGGTTCAAGACCTGGGAGACATCCGCAGCCGCCACGACATGATTCGCTATGTCGGAATGATAAAGCTGATCGGTAAAAGAATAGTGACGCATGATTGAAACCTCCCGCATTAATTTTCCCAGGTGATGGTTTGAAGTTCCTCGATGGACGTTGCCGCATTGACCGCGATGCGCTTATCTGCCCGCCGATAGTAGTGAGCTTGATAAAAGGTGCCTTGAGCCAGGACGATCTTAAGTGCATCGGCAAGTGATACCCCGGGATGTTTGGCATCGTAATAATCGATAATGTCGATGGTTGTTTGCCCCAAGACCTGGGCCAAGGAAATGGCTGCGTTGAGCCGGGATGCACTGTCCTCCTTGCCATCCATGATGTAGGTGGTGCCATTGACTTCGACCGGAACAGGCTGCCGGACAACTTCATCAAAAGCCCGGTAAATCTCTCCCATTTTGACCTGTCGATACAGATTCAGATCCGGCACCCAGCTTTCTATCGTTTCATCAAATACGGAGTATGCGTTCGGCGGAGTAACCCGCAGCATGGCTGCATTGAAAATCGGTTGATAGGTATCAATGATGGTTTGCAAATCCGTCCCGGTGACTTTCTGGTTCAGCTCGCCGTCATTGTATTCAATCTCGGCGTAACCATCATAGACCTGGATGGCATGGATGTTGGCAGCACAGGTGAAGGCACAATTCAGCCCCGCACCATTGACACTTATTACTTGATCACTTGGAATTATTGTCATCCTCATGGGAGAACCTCCTTATCCTTGACTTGCAGATTGATCAGCTTCCAACAGTGTGAGGTCGGGTTTAGCGGCTTCGATCCGGCGAGCAGCCATGGCATTTAGCATCATGGGCATGATATTGGCGCTTTGATGGGTAACAACCTGTTGCAATGTGTTAAGGGTTTCCATCAAGGCCGCTATCATGTTGTTGCCGGGTTGCGCCATTTCGTTACGGAAACTCTCCACTGCCGCACCGGTTTGCCTGGACATTTGAGCATTTTCGATCAAAAGGATCGGCAGCCATGAAATGGCGCATGCAAATTCGTCAATCTCTTTATCTTGCTGCGGGTGCTTCCCGAGAATATGGACAAACCACGCACAATCGAATTGTTTGCACTCGGCAAAGCCATTCAGCGGACAGTTGTTTTTGGGTTTCAGTTCCATAAAATTTCCTTTCTAATTCTTGGTTGCGATGATCACATCCACATATTGGACGGACATATCCAAAGTATGGTTATGGGCTGAACCAGTGAAAGTATGGCCGTGGGCAGCCCCACCGCCGACGGTTTCAGACCGCCCTAAAGTCGGCACCGTGCTCGTACCGGCAAAGTAATAGTTACGCTCACCACCATAGACGTTGCCATAAAAGGCAAGGTAGTTTGAAGTGGTTAAAGCCGACGCGGAAGTAGCGTTCGCCGCCAGATCATGGTAGTGCGCCGGCATATGAGTCGTGGTCAAAGTTGTGTTACCGACCGTGCCAGCCGCTGTCGTGTTGCCCGATGCTCTACCGGAAGCCATCGCACTGCTGAATGCCAAAGAACCGCCGCTACCTGCTGCCCCACTGACCACCCGCAACGCTTTGTCGTTATGGGTCGTCTGTTTTGTCCAACCCGTCGGGGCAGATGTTTGAACCCACAAAGCCGCCGAACCAGATGGAATGACCGCCCTGACATCCGCCAGGCGGGCGATATCGGCATCCACCGCCGGCGCTGCAATTTGGGCACGGCCTACCGAATCCCGAAGAATCAATCTGTCGGCCGTCGCCAAACTGGTCGCGTTATGGGGGTTACTCAATGCCGCATGGGTCGCAAGTTCAGAAGCAAGTGATACCACCCGCTCCGCATTGCGGGCATCGACGATCATGGCTGTGGTGATCGTGGCGTCGCCGTTCAATCGATTGAGCGCGGCCAATTTCAACGTCCAGTGCTGGACGTTGTTGGCATCCACATAATCGACCGGCGTGGTTGTGCCTTCGGCGACTTTGACCTCCCAAACCAGGGCGATCCGGCGGCTGGTTTCCAGGGCCACAACCGGATCGACGATATCCCCGTCATCGGCTCGGGTGACCTCTTTGTAATAGACATCGAGATAAACCTCATCTGTCCGGTCGGCACCGCTTGGGGTGGTTAATGCAACCGGCCCGTAGTCTTGGTCGGTGTATTCGACATCTGACAGATTGATCGCCTGCCACCCTTCGATGAAAATCGCCCCGGCCCCCGCTGGCGTTCCATCGCCGCCGGTGATGACAAAGTTATTGTTGATGTCCGTCGAAGATTGAATGATGCGAAAGCCGTTGCCGGTTGTGCCATTGCCATAGATGCGCTTGATCGCCCGGCGAAGCAGTTGCAACTGGATCTCGGAGTTTTCATTCAGTTCAGCATCAAGCAGAGGAATACCAGACAACGTACCGGGCTCGAGCTGCATCTTGGCGACCATCTGGTAAGCTTTGGTTTCGTCAAAATTCCATCGGCTGTATTCCCCGGTCCAGTCGGTTCCTATTTTTCCGGTGAAAGGCATAGCCCCCTCCTGTTTGACTCAATGTAATTAATTACTTCATTTTATGCCAAAGAGAAACAAAATTAAAGATATTTCGTATAAAACACCGGCCCTGCGTTATAAGGAATCTCTGCCGGCGTAAAAATCGGAGCATCCGTCCAGAACAATTTCGGCCGGGTACCGGCGGCCCGCAGGTCGTAGATCAGTTCTTGCAACTCATCAAACTGGGCCTGGTTCCAATGCGATATGGTATTCACCGGGAAACGCACCCCAAAGACACAAAGCTCTTTACCGATCGTGTTAGCCGCCATGATCGGATAATTTCGATTATGCACCGGAGTTGGGATATTGTTCATCAGCATCGAAGAACTGCCGAGATAATCCAGGTCGAAAACGTCTATTTCGTAGCCATAGTAGGCCTCAAGAACGATTTCCATGGCCACGTTGTTGCTTTTCGGCCGCACCAGAGAATCGATGATCCGCTGGTTGTAAACGGCATCGGTTTCATCCGTGAGCCGGCCGATGTTGAAGTAGCTTCCCCAATGATTCGAAAGAATCCCTGTGGCGCTGGGGATTCCCATTTGCCGAAGCAATTCGTCACCAGCAATCTTGGCCTCTTTCAATTCCAATGCAATCGCTTTGAATAATGCCCATCCAGAATTCTGGTGATAATAGACCGTTGGATCGCCGGTCTTTTCAATATCGACCAGTCGGATCGCATTGATCGATTCAGGCCCGGAGAAAATCGTCGCCGTATAATCGGGAACCGCATTGATTTCATCCACAACCTGCTGAATCGTTTTCCCCGCCAGCGAGATGTTGAAATCATCGGAGAAGCTGCCGAACGATTTGGCCGAAATCATATCATCGGCGATCGAGTACCGCATCAGCGCAGTTGGGCTGCTATGCTCGATCGTAAAGACAGCAACCTTTTCCGGATCGGTTTTAAAGTATGTCGGCAAAAAATCGAGGATTCGGGTCAAAACACCCATGGGCACCCCCTGTTATGCGAAAGTCAAATTGACTGTACCTTGGGCACAGATATTGTAATCCCCGCCGGCAGAGGTGTTGGCCGTAGGAGTTGTGAAACTCACATCCGCCACCCCCTCAACATCCATGACCGTTTGAATCAGTTTTGAAAAAATCAACGATTCGCCGATATCCAGGCTGCTGAACAGGTTTCCGATCGCGGCCTCGACATCAGCTTCGACATCGGCCTCCGCCCGCGGACCATCAAGCGTGATGGTGGCGGTGACATTGACCGCCGTTGGAGTGACCGCCGCCACTGTTGCCACCACGCCGGCCGCTTTCCAGCCAGCGACCTTGTTGCCATCGTCATCGATATAGCCATGCAGAATTTTACTCGTTTCGGCGATCAACGATGAGCTGGCTCCATTGACACCGTTCCAGATGTAAACATAGACCGTCCCTGGATCCCCGATAGGCGTGTCATCGACGCAGGGCTCATAGACAACGACCTTTGTCACCTGTTCGGTGACAACCCCCGATTCATCATACAGCTTGACCGTACTGGCGCCATATTCAATCGATTCCCGGGTGGACCGGGCTAGAGTATTGAGCCATTTTTGAAAACGAAGCTTGCGTTCACCGTCGGTTTCTTCATCCGATCCGTTCGTAAAAGCCGCGGCATTCGTCACAGAAGCAATCCCATCGATAGAATCGGTGAGCGACGTGATAGAGCCGGCCAAACAATTGGTGGAACTGCCAGTGACCGCCGCCAGCACAAGGGCGTCGACCGTATTGACCCCGGCTTCCATAACCACCCCGGAGACAACGGCATAGTTGAAGCTTTCACCGGGAATGGTCACCCGGGTGCCAGTCGGAATTGTGATCTCTCCCACATAGCCGCTTTCGCGGGTGAATGTCACATAACCCGACGCCCCCACCGCCGGCAGGCGGCTGAAGCTAAACGACTTGTAAATGGCAACCGGTACCGCCTCATAAAACCCTTTGAGCAAGGCTTGATAGTATTGATCGATCTCGGCCGCCGCGGCTTCAAGGATAGTTCGGACAACACTGCCGGTGTTAAAATCGGTCAATTCATCCGATCCGCCGGTGACGTTATTGATCATGGAAGCGACGATCGAATTGAAGTTTTTAATCTGAAACATTAGTTGCCCCCTCCGATTACGAAATTGAGATCCGTTGCTGTATTGCTATCCGTGCTTTGCACCTCGATCGCAAATTTGATCGCATCCCCCACCGAAAAGCTGTTGAGCGATGAAACCCGGGCAAGCCTGGGCTCCCGATTCAACGCATCGATAAGAGCTGCCTTGGCCAACGTCCGGATCGCTGGTGTGTTCTTTGCCCCGACAATCGCCAGCAGCCCGCAACCATATTGGGGATGCACGATCAGGCTTTCATAATCTGAAAGAATCCGATGTTCGATCGCCTGTTTGAGATTGGCCAAGCCCGAAATCAAGGAGAAATCCCCATCAGCCACCACAAGACAACCGGAAGAATCAGTTTCAAGATCAGTCCCGTAAATCTCGTTGGCGCTTTGCGAAGGAACGTTCTGGTCCCCACTGGTGATTGGGATTTTCAACTGCATGCCCGGGGTGATGTGGACCTGACTTGTTTCCCGATTGTAGATTTGAACCTTCGCCCCCGACGCAAACCCGATCGAAGCCTTATCGACAATGACTTTTTTCTCGAGATAATTCACGCTGACGACTTTATAGCTTCGGGCTTCGCTGACACCTTGTACGAACAGCGCATACCCCGGATAGATGTCTTTGACCTCATTCAACGACAGTGTTTTGGAACCAGTCGAGAAGGCTGCTGTCAAAAAAGTCTCTCCATCCAGTACCCCATAGCTGGCCAGGTTGGTCATTCTCATGACCGTAATCGGGCCGGTGTAATTCTGGCTGAAGGTTTCGTGAAACGTGATCACACTGCCCAAAACGCTTTCGACTTGCATCTTTTGCCAGGCGCCCATGGCATCCTTGATGACCAGCGTAACCCCGGCGACAGCATAGTTGCTTGGCACAGCCATTCCGATGTCGATATGCTGCGTGCTCCGGTAAAGGTTACCCGTAACCGTGAACGACGTGTAGGGCACCAGCAATTCGGTTGCAGATTCGATCACGATATCGTTTGCCGCAGCAATCTCATACCACCTGTTTGAATCCCCGTATTCTCGGTAAGCGATAGCTTGAAGCGACTCGTTTTCCTTGACCGTTACGATTTTGAATTGGCTGATTTTCTTCAGATCGTCGGTTGTATTTTCATCCGGCAAAAGGCTGGCATCCATATCGATGTCGCCGACAGTGCTGATGATGGCCTCATAGACCCCGTCGAGCCCGCCAGCGGACGCAGGTGTTTTTTGGATCAACGAAAGCTGCTCGAGCTTGTCATCTAAAGTGCTTTCCATGACGATGGCGGCCGACGGATCTTCGAACATATTGGGCAGATTTTCATCACTGTGGCGAATACCGATGATCGTTGCCGATCCGTTGCGTTTCGCCGCTTCGCGCATCTCGACCACCCATTCGACGGCGTTGGAGACACTGTCGGCAATGGCGCCGGATTTGATCCCGTGCGTCGTAGCGCAATCGGTTACCCCGCATACCCCGGAGAAATCCGGCAGCCAGGACTCGGTCAAACCGTTTTTCAGGTAGCAGTTGAACTCCCCCACCACGCTCGTAAGTTCGTTGAGTTCAAGGATGGCCTCCAGCGGCAAATCGTTGATAAACGCCTGGGTGTCCCGGGTGGCATCGAGGACCAGCTCGATTGAGGAACTCACCCCATGGATAAAGTTAGCGATGTCTCCTACCCCAGCCTTGGCGTTCTCGAGAATTCCCACACTGGTATCGATGAAATTCGCTACGGCGGTGCACACCGGCGTGGCAAAAACCATGAGTTTATTAACCAAGGGGGTGAGCCGTTCTGTTAAGGCAGACAGCCAATTCCGACTTTTGGGCTTGCTGACAAGATCCTCCACTTTTTTAAAGGCCTCGATCGAGTTCAGATCTTCAAGAACACCGAACGTGATCTCGTATTGATAAAGCAGCGGCTTGACCCGGCTCCGAAGCAGTTTGAAATTTTGGGGAACCACTTTGTAACTGAGGTCATCGACATTGTTGACCACGACCAGCATCACATCATCCGGATTCAACCCCGCCCCGACCTTGGCCTGGCGCTGATCAAAATAACCATCGATGAAATTGCGATGCAGCCGGCGGAAGGCTTCATGTCCGTCGATATTCTCGATGGTCGGCCGGATACGCCATCCGGTGGTGCCCCGGACGGTAAGCGTGGGCATACCTTTTCCGAACTCATCGATGAAGGGTTCACCCAAAGTCTGAACGACCTGGACCCGCTCGTTGCGGCTGACGGAAAATTCCTCGGGGTTGACCGGGAAGATGAAGCGTTGGTCTTTTTTAACAGTGCCGGTGATCAGTCCATCGGTGTAAAGGTATAGAACCACGTTCTTGCCGAATTGACTGTGATTCACCCTGGAATCGTTCGAAGACGGGTTTTGCCCGACCGAACTCAATTCGTCGGACAAACGCTTTAATTTTGTCAGACTGCTGGATGCCATATATCCCCCGTTAAAACCGATCAGGCGATCTCGCCGGTGTGTTCCCCATCAGGTGCGCCGCTGATAGTCGTCACCACGGCGTTGTTGACGATCTCATCGATGACCCCCTGGCAGAAAGCCTGCAGGACTGACTGCCGATAGGTTTCGGCGCTGGCTGCGCTGTTGGTTTGGGTATGATCAAGTGCTGCCAGGTGGCTCTCGATATACGCCGCCATGCTTGCTGCCGACATTGCCATAGTTACACACTCGCTTTCACATTGGATGAAATCATGATGTGGGGCCGCCCCGTATAAGGGCAGATGCAATCCCCTTGAACAACGCCTTTGACCGTTGCTGCAGCCGCCCCGGCGATGTCCACAGTGGCAACGGCCTCGATCTCAATTTTCCCGTTTTCCAGAACGGTGATTGTCGTTCCTGACGAATGCTCGATATGGATTTTAACCGTATTTGCGTTTGCAGCCGTCGGCGGATCATTTTTGCTGTCCACCTCGCCGATCGATACCGCCTCGGCCGCCAGTTCGGATGAATCCGGCCCGATCGAAATCCAAGAGCCGGTATGATGGCCGATCTTGATTTCCCCATCGGGGCCGATTAACACCCGGGTGCCGCTCGCATGCTGGAAATAAAACCCCTTGCGGTTTTCTTTCTTGACGGTGAACGGTTGGGTTTCGGCATCCCGGTTCAACTCCGACAGATCGGTCAACGCCCGGCTGCCGCCGTTTTTCACAACCTTGAAATAGCTGTCATCCGGATACCGGATTTCTTCCTCACTGGCGACATCCGCCCCGCCGTTTTCCTCCACCGTATCCCCGATCATCCGGTGATACCGATCGGATTCATGTCGATCGATATAATGGTTCGCCCCCACGCTGTTGGAAAACGACAACTGGTTTTCAGCCGGATAGCGAAACCCCAACACGACCGGCATCGTCCCAACCCCCTCGACGAAACCAACAATGGCGAAAATATCCCGGCCGCCGTAGGCGATCGGAAAGTCATAGCCTTCCTCCGTGTCGGCCTTCGGGTTTTGCGGCCTGGGCAGATGGCTCAACCCCGACGACGTGGACGCCATGGGCGCCAGGACCGGCACATCGTAATGCACCGCCCCACCGTTCATCATCACGATGTCAACCGTCTTTTTGTCCGCCTTGACCCCGATCACTTTCCCCATCTGCAGTATGTTGTGCCAATATTTGGGAGAACGCTTCGGATTTCGTTCAAAGCCTTTTTGCATCATGTAAGTGCCTTCCGCTGTTCGTTGTCGGCATTATGTAAAGCTTTCCGGGTTCTCAAATATCCATCCCCTCGGACGACGTTGACCGTGGTGGAAAACTGTTCCTGGTTATTGACGAAGGACAATTCGTGGTTGACCCCGATGACATAGTATTCAGGCGTTACCCCCGAATGATAATTGAACGTCATGTAGATCCCGGGCCGCAGGTTCGAATTGCCCTTCAAGACGATGTCGCCGGATTCATAGGCGCTGTTGTATTTGAAGGCTCTCTGCAAGGCTTGATTCAGCTCGAGGGCCAGGTTTTTCGAGCTGATCATTTGCTCCATATCAAAAACCTCGCAGCTATTTTCAAAGCGGCGAAAGCCAAACCGGTAAGATCCGGCATCCTTGTCGGTGTGATCGATCAAGTGGGGGTTGGATTTGAGGTCTTCCTCTTTTTCCACCTCACCGATCGATGTGGCTTTAAACGCCGTTTGACCATCCACAAGGTTATGGATCGGATAGGTGAAAAAGAAGTTTTTAACTTCGGCATCACTTCGGCGGAGGTTCAACCGCTGGATGCTGCTCGGCTCGATCGAAACCGGCGGCCCCAAAGTGTATTTGTCGATATTGGCATCGACGCCCTGAATATATTTTCCGTCGTCATAGTCTTTCCAGGGCGTTTCCCGAAAAACCAGATAGAAGGCATCTGCCAGATCGACGGTGAACAACTCATTCCAAGGGCTGTTGTCGAAAAATGACATCAAATCCCAAATCGACCCGTCTTCCTGGGACAAAGCAAATTTGTTGGCGAAGCCCTTGATTGTCGCACTCCGGAGAATTTTCATTTCGGGGATTGCAGTCTGTGTTTTCTTGATCAGCGAAAGCTGATTTTGGGCGATGGCGAATAACGCCTCGATGATCTCACCCGGCGTGCCGCTGATTTGAACCCCGTATTTTTGCTGGACCTGTTCAAACCCGGGCAAGGTGATCAGTTGCAGATCGCGGGAGACTTCCTTCAAATAGTAAATCCGGGTGATCTGAAAGAGCTTGCCCATATCCGACCCGCTGATGGTATAGACCCGGTTGGGCCGGCCCTCGTTATCCACCGCCATGGACAGCCCCACTTCCTCGACAAACCCCCGCATGACGACGGGAATTTCCTTGGAATCCCAATCCCGGGTGAAGCGGATTTCGACATAATCCATCGGGCTGATCCGATAGTACCAGGAAACGTTCTTTTTCCCGATGATATCGGCCGCCGGCAGAAGTTGAATCTCAAAATGACCCGCCGGCTCATACAACCCTTTTTGGATATTCAAATTCCGGATGTAATTCGTCAGGTCCAGCACCCGCCCGTCGATGTAAGAATGCAACGTGACCTGGCACCGGATTTTATAGGTTTGAATCGCCATCAGCGCCCCGCCTTCACTGTGTTGCCATCGCCGGCCACCCGGTCATCAACGACCTTGACCTCAAGCTTCAACTGCTTCCCCAATTCGGTGAACAGGTTCCCGATCCCCTCCATGATAGGGTCGAAGGAACTAAACAAGCCGCCAACAACTTGTGATCCCACTTCATATGTGCCCTTGGCTTTCGAAGCCCACTGTTTAGCCATTTCATCGCCGGCGCCATCAAACAGCCCTCGGGCTCGAATTTCGTCGATGACTTTTTTCTGCTGTTCATCAGACATGATGAGGTTGTCATCTTCATCCACCAGCTTATTGGTGATTTTTAGGACCCCTTCCAAAATGTCTGTCAATTTCGGTACGATTTTTTCTCCATACTTGGTGATGCTGTTGTCGATGGTGGTAAGGGTCGTCATCATCTTTTCGGATTCAGTCTGCTTCAGCCCGCTTTTGGCGATCCCCGCAAGGACGGTGTTGATGTCGGTTCGGGCCGTCCACCCTTTTTCCTTTGCCAAACCAGAGATCCGGGCGTCTTTGAACAAGGCCTCCCGCTGCGCCCCGCTGGAGTTGAAAATTTGGGCCATCAACCCCAATTTGTCAGGACTGATAGCTTCTTTCCGCCCGCCGGTGGCCTTATCCAACGCCGACATGAAGGCGTCGCTATTGTTAAGATCAAGGCCGTCTATAGCCGCCGCTTGATCCATCGAGATTCCCAGGATCTTGCTCATCGCATGATACCGGGCTTTTGGATTCTTGAAATTTTTGCGGAATTGCCCCATCAAGGCATCCAGGTTCCCCTTGCCAAAGATCCCTTTCTCAAGGCGTGATCTGAAGTCAAAGTAATCCCCACCGCCGAGGGCGTTATACATGAAGTATTCGCCGAATTCGCCCCGGGGATTCATGAACCCTTGATTCATTTGCTGGAGCAGACCAGCCCCACGCATTCCCATCAAGCCCGGCCGGTTGGAGGCGTTCATGGCCGTCAGCGCCCCGATCATGGCATCGGTACTGCCCGGGGCCATGCGGGTGAGGACATTAAGCTGCGACCCCATCAAAGACTGGATCGAGGACAGGACTTCGCCTTCCCTGCCATTCATCCCACCGCGGGCGACGGCATCGGCGATCATGACCGCAAAGCGTTCCATCCGCATGCCGCCGTATTGGCCGAAAGCCCCCATCTGAGCCATCGAGCCCATGGAGGAATACATCGTCCCCGTATCGACGCCCATCCCCTTGGCCAGCAGCCCGGCCACATTCATCTGCCGGGCGATGCCACCTTGCTGGGCGCCGGCCAAAGCAACGTAGGACTGGGCCAGTCGGACCATTTCAATTTTGGTCTTTCCGATTGCTTCGCCGGTGCGTTCGATACTGCCAGCGAATTGACTTTGGCCGTCGGTGACCATCGAGAGCTGTTTTTCAAGCGGGTCGAGCGCCTGGATATATTCTCTGGCCGACGACACCATCCGGGCGATCAAGGCGATAGCCCCGGTAGCCATGCCCAACCCAGCCAACGCCGCCCCGCCACCGGCCATGCCCCGGTTCAATATGCCCCGGCCAAATCCCCCCATGAATCCGCCAGTCATTACCCGCTGCCGGCTTGGATCGGAAAGATTGCCCCAAAAAGATCCCCCACCCTGCCCATTTAGCCGCTGGCAGGAGTTGGCCGTATCATCCAGCAATCGCTTGAGCCGTGAAATCTTCTGGCTCGCCTGATCGATCCCCGTTGTATCGGATCTGAACCCGACCGAAATTGTCGTTTTCTGATCACTCATGGATGTTTACTTCCTCCCAAAGATGCCGGCTATTTCGCAAGGCATAGGCGTCGAGAATTTCGTCGTCTTCCTTCGCCCACTGTTCGATGGCCTTATCCACCTCGGTCGTTTCAAATTCATCGAGATCAGGTTCCCGCCCCTTGTCCAACACCTCCCGGTAGAGGTGGCTCATGAACTCCATTTCGATCTCAATGCCCGTCATTTCAAGGTAACGGGGATCGGTGGGCGGCAAATTGTACTTTTGCCGGAACCAGTATTTAAGCTCCTTCGCCTGTTCCAGCGCCCTCTGTTTTAGCTCCCGTCTGTTTTGCGAACGCAGATTGGCGACGAAAGGATGACACCTGTTCGGAAAAGGCGTTATAGACGATCTCCAGTTCCTCGGGAGAGTAGATCTCATCGAGATCAAAATCCTTTGGAGCTTCCACGATAGCCACCTTCAATGTGCCGATCATGACCGCGATGTTGTTGGTCGCAATGGCAGGATTGCGGTTTTCCCCGAGCAGCTTCGCCGAGATGTTGTCGGCTTGGATTTCATCCGTCAGCGTGGGGAAACGGAAAGTGAATTTGCCCAGGTTCTCGATCTCTTTGGTGAATTGTTTTTCCGATGGTTTTAGCATGATATTTTCCTTTCAATGTAATTGATTACTTTTATTCTATAAGGTTCCAGGGCCTTCGTCAACGATTCATCCTACAGATACAAGAAAGCCCAAACGTGGCGGAGGGAGGGAGGTTCACCGCCAGAGGTTTGGGCTTGGATAAGGGAGTTACATTTTCCCGGCGACATCGAGCGCCATCCATTGGGACTGATAACTGATGATGGCATGTTTGCTCACTTCAATGCTGCCGGAGGCGAAGGTGCAAAACAGGTATTTCCGCAACACCTCACCGGTGTTTTTGTCCAACACCTCGATGTCGACGACCAGGCCTCGGAGGGCCTCTTCGCCGTTTTCCGGAACGATCCCTTTGGCGTACAGGCCGGCGGTACGCAGGGCCATTTTGGAACACGAAATGCTGTGCCGAGCCATGGTCGGAACATGCTCTTGCACATGGATGTCGCCGATGCCCGACGCCCCCTCCGGCCCGTAGTCATCGCTCATGTTGATATTTTGCATCAATCCCACTTCCTCGCCGTCGATCAAGACCCGGGCCAGGTTCGCGGAACGAACTTTGAGATTCTCTCTCATGATATGGCCTCCTGGATAATGGGGGCCATCCGGCCCCCATGTTTCAAAAGTAATCCGTTACTGTAACAGCAGAACAAAATTAAACTGCCGCCGATCCGCTGTAAGGCACGATGGAAATGCCAACCGGGATGTAGTTGACCGGCACCACCGGGCTGCACTGGAAAAAGACCCGCAGAACGTCGCCCTCCAGCTCGGCGGTGATGTTCTTGTAAGCCGGGTTGGCATCGTCGCCGGTGATGACTTCCGGGCCCAAAGGAGCCGGGCGGGCCAGTTCCTTGCAGGTGTTTTCGACGATGGACACAGCCCGTCCGAGGATTGCCGGAGTGCCTTTCTTGCCGATCAAGGTCCGGAGGGAGTTGCGGACGTTCCGGGCCACATAATCGACGGCAAAGCCGGTTCCCATTTCCACGCGGTTATAGTTGTCGTTGGACAGCCAGGTGGAGCAGGATTGAATAACCTTGTACCCTTCCCGGGTTTCAGCCACCGCGATCACGCCAGCCTTGATCAGATCGTCCGTATCGGTCGGAATGCGGTATTTCTGGATCAAGCCCTGGATGGTGATGGTTTTGTTGGTCAGACTGGTTCCCGGGTCGCTGCCGGTGATCATCCCGCCAAGCAGAGCTGCCATCATGTACGGGGCATATTCGACCAGAATGCCATTGGCATTGTAATCTTTGTAGCCCGGCGTCGCCAGATAGCACCGGTCATGGTTAATGTTATATGCCCGGAGGGCCACCGCATCCATCGTTTCCCCGATGGCGCCACCGACGATGCAACGTCGTTCCATACCCGCCGTGTCGCTCATGTAATCGCAATGCGTCACAGCCATGGCGTGGATCGATGCGGAGCTGGAAAGCGGAACGACGCACTGCACATCCTCTGTCTGGAGGGCATCGAAGCAATCCTGCCAGTCGGTGTTCGTCGGGGTAGTGGCATTCCCGCCATGCAGGAACGTGTACCCGATATTGGCCGGCACGACTCCGGCTTCAATCGGTCGATACACATCGACGAAAGATTCGGACAGGCTATCCAGCCAGTCGGCGATGGCTTGCAAGTTGGCCGTGATCCCCGTAGCGGTCAAAATGCTCGCATCGATCACATAATCCAACTTGCCGTAGGTTTCATAATCCCGATAGGTCGGGTTGTAGGAAGCAACCAGATCCGCATGGGCGTCGAAGAAATCAACCACCTTGGACACGGTATCGTAAACCGTCAGATCGCAAGTCAGCAAGGTCGTTTCCGCCCCGAGGACACCTGCAGAAACCACGATGCTGGCAGCCGTAACGGTAACCAAAGCAGAGGCCGCGGCACCGGTGTACTGCAAGGTGAAATAGGTCGCCCCCAGGTTATCCTTGATGTACTCCTGATTGTCCATGCTGGTGGCAAGATATTTCGTCCCATCAACCGTGCCGTCTTGAACCTTGATCCGGATCCGGGTGGTTTGACTGCCGTAATCCGAAGATTCGACACACAAAGCAGCAGGGGTCAGTTCATAGGTGTCACCGGCCGACGGGGCATTGCGCCAGGCGTATCGGAGATCACAAACCAGCGTCGAATAGGTGAAAGAAGTGATCAGGTTCGTTTCGCCAACTGCCGCCCCACTGGTCATTTTGATCCGAAAGCCATTGTAAAAGCCATCCTCGGTGCCAACCACGGTGCCCAAGGTGATCTGTTGGGCCTCTAATCCCACGAGGCTGCCGACGATACCGGTTTCCGCAACAACATCCTGGGCCAGTACCAGATGGGACTGGGTCGCCGGATCCACACGCACCGCAAAAATGTTTTGGGGAGCATTCGTTTCGGCCGACGGGGAAAACGCCTTTTTAATGGCCTCGACCAGCTCGCCGCTGGTGAAATATTCAACTGCTTCCTTGGGGTTCCCCAACTTCACCACCGTTTTGGGGGTTCCGCCCAAACTCTGTCCGATGATCGCCAGGTTGTTCTCGACCGTCAGGTTCTTGTTGGCCATCGCCGAATCATCGATGCGGGTGGCTACCGCCGGGGTCGTCAACAGCCGTCCATTGAAAAATACAGGCATGATTTATCCCTCCATTATGCAGGCGCGTTGCAGAAATCGGTATATTGCTTCTGAAAATCCTTGGCCCTGGCCCGCTCCACTTTCTTGGTGAATTTCATGTAGTGGAAAAACCCACCGATCAGCTCCACCCGCTTGTCGCTTAAAGACAGTTTCTTGCAGAACTCAGTCAACGTAATCGTCATGTTACCCCCTCCTTACACTTCGATGAAGTCTTCGTTTGGATCAAATTTTATATAAAGTTCGGCATCCCTGATGATGGTATATGCCTTGTTCCACGTCGAAAGCCCGCGGAAGCCCAACATGGTTGAACGGTAGAACAAATTTTGAGGCAAATGCTGGTACAACGGATCAAAATCCGTTGCCGAAACGGTCAGCTCGTAAAAGCCTTTTTCCTCCGCCCACACCTCGGCTTGAATGAGAATGTACCGGGCGATAGCCTCAAGGAACATCGTCACGTCGCCGTTCAGGCTGGCACTGATCACCCGCAGATTGTACCGGTGATAATCGCCCTGGATGTCATCGGCATCGATGGACTCATCATCCACGTTGTTATCATCGGCAACGAAAGCGCCCACAAGCTGTTCATCGGGCGTGATGTTTGCCGGGACCACATACCAGGCCGGCAGCCGCGTATCATCGATCCCATACCCCTGCCCGATGTGGATCGTGTTGGCCGTCAAATAGGCTTTGACCTTGGCGATATACGCAGCCCCCAGCACATCGACATCGAATATATCGTCGACGATGGTCAAATCCTCTTTGATCTCCGCCAGCCCAGCCGCCAGGGCCGCGATGATCGATTTTTCCGGCATCATGATTGGCATTTAGATGATCCTTTTCACCACGTCGGCGAGATAGTCATGAACCCGGTTCACAAAGCGCCGGGCTTTGATGCCCGGGTGCCACCAGGAAGACGGATCGCTGTTGTCGCTCACCCGTCGGAAGGTGACGTATTGGTTCTGGACCGCCGATTTATAGGTTTTCGCTATCTTGACCATCCCCGCAAAAGGGCTCGTTTTCCAAGTGTAAGCCCCGGGACGGCCCCCTTTGACCGGGAGCTGGGTTCGCATACCGTAGCCGCCGAAATCCCCTGTTCTTCCGCCCCATACTGTCTTTCCCGTCGCATTCTCACTGCTGGCCTTGACCCGTTTGGCCGCCGCATAGATCAAACTCGTTGGAGTACCTTTCGGCGTGTGGCCGGTGATCGTCATCGGAGCCCCTACCCTCTTGCCAGTCGTTCCCGGCGTGCCATGGCGAAACGGAACCGTATTGTACCGGCCGTTTTTCCCCGTTTTGGCATTCGGCCCCTTCAGCAGCCCCGGCTTCATATCAAAAGGCGCCTTGCCGTTTTCAATGGCATTGGGCAGTTCCCCGACCAGGGCCACGGTTGCCCAGTTGCCTTCCACTTCGACAGGCTGGATTCCGGCGATATAATCGGCGGCGCTGCCCTCCAAATGGGTTTGGGCCTGCCGGATCCATTCACCCCGGGCCATCTCGGCGAGGGTGAAGACCCGCTCACGCATGGCGTCTTCATCATATCCCACCGCCGGCAGATGGCCCGATATGTCGATTTGAATAGGCATTGTTATGAACGCCTTCTCGCCGTTGCCCGCCCGGATGAATCCCGGGTTCGAAGTAAAGTATCCATCCGGTGTTCTGCTGCGGCCGTTTGTTTGTGACCGGATCGACCAAGCTGCCTCAAAGTCTCAGCGTGTTCCTTGTGAAAGTGGTCAATCGGCCCCCACTTCCACCCCTCGGGGTTACTCGCGGCGAATTTGGCGGCCTGTTTTTTCAACTTCCCGAGTTCAAGGGTATTCTCAGCCTGTTCAAAAAACTCTTTGATGTGGGGAAACCGCGTCTCGAAACTCTTTGGACCGATGCCAGCATCCGGCGCCGCAATTTCCTTTTCCGTCCCCCATTGTTTTTGGGCACCTGTTGCCTTTGATTGGTCAGGCTTGGAATCCGATTTTTCCTTGGGCTCATAGATCGTCAAGGTTTTGCCCGCTGCATCGAAGTGGGCAACCCCCTTGCCGTCTTTTTCATAGATGGCGCCTCCAAGCGATCCAGACTTGTCGCTCTTGTCCCAGGTGAAACCGTGCTCCATCAGAATCTTTTCGGCATCCGAAACGCTGCTCACGCCCGATTTCACATGGGCACCGAATTTGTCATATTTCAATTTTTCGGGAGTAGTTTTAACATCAAGGTCTTTCTTGGGCCCTGTATCTGTCGGGGCTTTACCCTCGGCCACCTTGTTCGTGTGATGGGGTTCGGCCCACATTCCACGATTGTCGCGGGTGAGCTTGTATTTTTCCCCTACCTTGTAGGTGCTCATGGTCCTGATAGCAGCCGGATTGGGATCACTGCTGCTGGGCCCATGTCGGTGGGACCAACCCGCCATGATTTTATCTTCTACTGGAGTGCCATCGTCATAGCTGAAAGCAACACGGTCGCCTTGGCCACCAGGCAGTCTCTCCACCTTGGTAACGACAACCGTAACCCCTTTGGAATAATCCCGCTTCGGTGGTTCAACTTTTCCCCGATCTTTTTGGTCCAACATACGATCGACCGCTTCTTCGATCTTTTTGATTGGAAAATCTCTGACATTGACATGGGCCAGGAACCGATCGGTCCCACCATCTTTGTCGGCGCGGAAATTTTTATCACCCGCATGAACCCGAAGGCCCAAGTAATCATTGACGACAGTGAATTTTTCAGTCGGAGAAAGGCTATCGATTTTCGCTTTCAGCTCGGCGGAGATTTTCCCGGTCGGCTCTTTGTCCTCTTTTGCATCAGGGGCAGCAGCCTTGTCGCCATGATGCTCCAAGTGGTCTGCATGAAAATCGACAGAGTTTTTCTCGCCATCAATTTTACCCCGCACGACATCGTATTTTTCCGAGTAACCAGTCACCTCCATCACCTTGCCATGGTGCTTGGATTTCGGATTGTTCACTTTGACCTTGTGCCCTTTGTGAAACGAGACATGTACTTCATCTTTGTGCCGGGCATCATCGTAGTCTTTGATGAATTCTCGTTTCCCGGTTTTGGGATTCAACCGGAAATGGGCTTTGATATGGGCCTTTTCCAAACTTTCGGCCCCGGGAAACACCACCTGGGCAAGATCTTTTGTATCCCCTGTTTCAAGGCTTTTCGCCAATGCTTCATCAAAAAGACCCATGGTTTACCCCTCCCAAAGATATTCAAGTTTGCAGATTGCCTGAATCGGCAGCCGGTGGTGCATTGGCTCAACCTGCCGGAATTTGATATGAGTGTCGCGAACGACATGAACATGGCTCAACACAAGCCATGTCGGGTGCATCCGGTACGCAACCGAATAACGGCTGCCGGCTGCCGGCGCTTGCCCGGTTCCCGTCCACCGGATCAGCCCGCCGGAAACTTCGTAATCAAGGATCGGCACATACACCACCCCGCCGGGGCCGACCACCCGAAGAATATCCACCATCTCAAACCGGGCCCGGTCTGTTTCCCCGGTCCCGCGGATGAGCAATTCGGAAAACGCAATCAACGACTTCCGGTTGACGATGCGATCATGATACCCGAGATCCACCTCGGCCTTGACCGTGAGCTGCATCGTGCCAAGCAACAATCCACCCGGCTCGATGAACTGTTTGTCCGTCTGGAGGCCTGTGATGATCCCTTGGATTTCCTGCCGGCCATAGTACTGCCAGCCATGCTCACAATATAAGCAAGTCGGGTCGGGATGGCCGGTTTGCAGGTCGTAGCAAGGACATTGCAAGGCCTGATAATGCTCCAGGTAGTACCCGTGCTTATCGACCAGGGCATCGAAGGATCCGACTTTGAAATCAACACGGCCTGCCATTATGCCACCGCCAATCTGAGCCCTTTGTATCGTGCCCGCAGATTCGGCAACTGGGCTTTGATTTGACGTTCATACTGACGGATGCGGGCGCTGTAAGCGGAGTTTTCCGCAGACTGGGTCGTATTGATGCTTTCGCTCAACCCATCGATGCTGAGACTTTGGGAAGCGATACCGGCACCCAACAAAATATCGCCCAGGATGTTCAACAACCCGATGCACGCCTTCATGGCGATCATGTCAACGATATCCCCGGGCACCTGTCCCTCGGCGAAACCCGCCGTGTAGGTCACATTGAACAAATGCGGCATATTCGATAACCGGGCGGTGATCAGCGGCAGCAAGACACCCGACCCGGCCCCCAGGAGGACTTGCGACAAGCTGCCGGTGGTCGGCACAAGCTGGAGCTGACCGGTCTGTTTGTAAATCCGGATCCAATCGGCAGGAAACGTCATGATTTCCTGGCCAGCGTAGCTTGCCACCAGCGACTCGACAGAGATCACGGGATATTGATAAAGCTGAAGGTAGCAAAATTGCTGATACTCATCGATGTAGTAGTCATGCGTTTCTTGGATCGAGGTCGGCTGGATCGGGATCATTAATTCTGTTTCAAGCCAGGAGATCCCCTGGCCGATCCAGTATTCGATAGTCGGCTCCCCCAACTCGTTTCCGTCTTCATCGACCAAAGGGATTCCGAACAGATAATTTCCGGTGATCAGTTCAGGTGTCGGCAGTTTCATCGCATACCTACTTTTTAAAAAAGTGAGTGGCCATATTAAGGAGGATCGTGAACAAGGCTCCGCCGATGGTCCCATAAAAAAGCAAGGTCACGCCCTGCTTGATTTGGACCTTGCTTTGAGCGTTGACCTCCGTTTTCAGCTCGTCAAAATCCTTGGCGCTGGCTTTTTTATCCAACTCGCCACGCAAAGCATCAACATCAGCTTTCGTGGCCCGGCCCTGGCTTAGTTGGTCACACCGATCCCGGGCCTTTTCCAGCATCCCCCGGACTTGCTCAATGGTTTCCCATTGTTCCTGGTCTTCTGCCTCAAGCCGTTTTAGGCTGCTTTTGATGAAATCAAGGGCTGTTTTGACAGTACCTCGCCATTCAGCAAAGGAAGTCCATGAATCAACGGATCTTTGGTCAGTCATAGACATTTATCTCATCCCGGGATCGGCAGGCACCGTAACGATGATCGCCGAGCAATCCTCGGTTATCGGATAGATCTCATGGGGCGTCTTGGACGGGATCGTCAGCCGCTCCCCCTCGCCCATGGTCTTAATGTTCTCGCCATAGACAATTTTCATTCGTCCCTTGCAGCATAGAATCCATTTTTTTTGAGACTGATTCAGACTCGGAAATGGCTTCCCGTCCATTCTGGCCCTGACGATAGCCCCAACAGAGAACCCGTCCATGCTGTGCTCCCACACGGTAAGATCAAAATCCCCCGCATTGTGGTGCCCCTTTTCGCCCTTGATCACTTCGCCAAGGGCAAAAAGGGTATCTAAAGAACGCAGGCCGGGTTCCAGCTCGTTCAATCTCACCAATGCTTCATCAAGGTTATTCATTGGTTTCGGCGTCCTTTTTCGGTTTACGCCCCCGGGTTTTCTTGATCGCCTCATCGTCGATGGCTGGAACACGCCCGGTGGCCCCTGCTGTGTCCTGGGTGTTTTCTTCCTTGGCTGCGCCGGCTTCATTCAATGGACCGGCAGCATTCGCACCATCATCCGTTTTTTCATCCGATGCACCGCCGGTATCATCCGACACCACCCCTCCATCGTCTTGAGCCTCTTTGACTTTGGAAAAGCCTTTCAACGGAAGAACGGTAGCCGCAATATCGTCGGTGACATCGGCGAAACCGTCGGCGTCGAATTCCACGATTTCATTGCCGACCAGAAGTTTTTGCCCACCCAACACAGACGTATGAATTTTCGGCATGAGAAGATCCTTTCAGTTGCTTGATCAGTTCAAATAAGGGGCGGCATTTCACCGCCCCGGAAGAATTAGCTCAGACGGCATTAGGGAGTTTCAAGAACAGCCACCCGGGCCTCGAGATCGTTGTTGCTGTCGATCAAATCATCGAGCAGATCGGCCAGCCCCGCCTCTTTGATCGCCGGGTCGTAATCCTCAAGCATCCGTTTTTGGGTGTCGGTCAGATTCGAAATTGTTGCCATGGGATAACCTCCATTGGAAAAAGCGTTTATGAAAAAACCCAGGCGTCGGAGTCGACCCCTGGGTTTTCACGGGTTACGAACCCCCTTAAAGTCTCAGGGGAATTACCGAATTACACCGCCAGTTGGCTGCCACCGACATTGATGAACTGCACCCATTTCTTGGGGGCGTACAGGATGAAGGTCAGGTAGCAGAGGATCATCCAACGGTAGGCCGGAGCCAAGGTCGCCAGATCCATTTTCATCAGCGGAGCAAGCTGTTTGACGGAGATGACTTGCGGGCTCAGCTCACCCACAAAAGCCTTGGTCGTGCCAGCCATCCACAGGCCGGTATCGTCCCAGGTGGTCGTTCCGGCGTTGGCCACGCTGTTGGCACGGATACGGCCGACCAGGTATTTCGTGGTGCCACCCGGCAGGGTCTTGTAGATGTTGAAATACTCGGGCGCCACGGACACGGCGGCGGCGTTGGTGATGGTGAAGGGAACGTGCTTTCCGAGATCGGCAGCAGCCACGGTCACGGCAGCAGCAGCATTCACGGCAGCCGACTCACCGTAGCGGTTCACGGCGGTCACGGCGTAATTGTAGGTGCCGGCGCCACCATGGGTCGCCCACACACCATCGGTGCCAGCCATAGCTGCGGCGGCAAAGGTCGCAGGAGCCGTCGGAGCATTGGTGCTGGTCGCAGCGGACGGAGGAGTTTTGCCCGAGTTCAGGAACACATCGGGGTTGAGGTTGACCTTGCCGAAGGGGGTGTTCACATCGGGGATATTGGCACCGACGGTATAGCCACCGCCTTGGGTGGGCAGCGGTACGCGCTCTTTGGGCAGCATGGTGTCGCAGAATGCCTGATGAGCGGCGAAGCTCAAGAAACAATCCGACGGAACACCGTAATTGCTGGCGACCAACTGAGCCGCATAGGAGAACGCACCCTCACTCAGAGGAGCGCCCTTCAGATCGACCACGTTGGCGGCGTTGATCTGTTTTTCCAGACCGCTGAACTCCACACCTTCACGGTGGGTCGAATCGGTAGCCGCACCCAGGTAACACATGTCGGCGTCGCCGTTGAATAGGCCCCATTCCAGGTTTTTGAGAATCCACAGGATGCCGTTGGCATTTTCCTGGGCCATCACATCACCGATGTTGGTGCGGACCAGGGTCATGGGGTGAGAAACGCTGCGGGTCGTACCCAGGAACTTCACCAGGCTGGTTGCGCGGTTGTAGGTGGAATCCACCGTATCGGGCAGCGTACCTTCAGGAATGAAGGCTCCGGACTCATCGCCAACAGCCGTCAACTGATTGTATTCCTCGACGGTCGAGTAAGCGGGTAGTTTGGGAACGCGCTGCCAGAAAGCACAGTGTTTGGCCTGATGGGTCAGCACTTTGAGGCTGGCTTCCAGGGACTCCACGCGCAAAGCGCCGCCGCCGGTGGACACCGGACGGTCATGGCCGGCTTCCAGGGCTTTGTTGAGTTCCTCAACTTCGCGCATGCTGGTGAAACCGGCGGTGTGAATATCTTCGTATTGAGCCAGTGTGATGATATCGTTCATTTGAATTTCCTCCTACAGATTAGAAGTAATTGATTACTTCGACTTAAGATGAAAAAACTACCGGCCTTGAAACTTCTTCTGAATGTGGGGCGGCAACACGCCGCTGGACTCGAATCGAATCACATCCAGCGAAGTCACACCCGGTTCACCACGCTCGAACATGTCGGACAAAGACTTGAGGATGTCGGCTTTCGACATTTCGATCCCCTTTTCTTCGTCGTTGAAACCTTTTTCCAGCACGGAGACTTTGGCCTTGGGAGCCCGGGCAGGAGTCCTGCTCAACTCATCGTTGAGGATATCCAGCGACTTCCGCAGGGTTTCAGCTTGCTGGTCCGTCTTTTCCGAAACTGCCTGGAAAGACTTCCGCAGGGTTTCGGCCACAGCCTGGACGACGGACTGATTGGCCTCACATACCGTCAACAGACTTTTCTCGATGGTTTCGACGCGGGTATCGAGGTTTTGACGAATGCCATCGATGGCATCGCCAACCCGGTCCACCAGATCCGCCAGGAAGTCACTCACTTCAATGGCTTTTCGGATATTTTCGGAACCGGCAGCGGCTTCCTCGGCAAAGGAGAGGGCATCCCCGGACAAGGCTTTTTCGGTGTCTTCATCGCCTTCGTCTTTGTCCTGGTCATCATCGTCCTCGCCATCATCCCCCTTGACCAGTGCTTCGTCAGCAGCAGCTTCCCCCTGGCCGTCGGCCGACTGACTTTTTTCCAGATCCTCACCGGCAGCCGCATCCAGATCATCCGCAACAGGGACCATCCCCTTTGCCAAATTCTCCAGAGCGTCAAGCGATTCCAGGAAAGCTTTTTCCGGCATCGTTGTTTTTTGTTCCGTCATGATTTGTCCTCCTTGTGTTATAGGCCGACAGTTGCCAAGAACTTCCGATTTTCGGTATTGAAAATCATATTTGCGACCCGTTTTGCGTTTTCCTCGGAATAACCACGTCGCATCAGATATTGGACGGCTTCATCCTCGGTTAGCTCTTTCGTTTCACCTTGCGGGATGTCCAGATTCGTCACCCCTTCCTCGACTGCCTCTTTCCGAAGGGCTGATCCCCCATCCTCGACGGGCCGCTGGGTTCCGGCCATCATCATCTTTTCCAAATCGGATTGAGCTTTGCCCCCAAAGATCTTTGACAAGCACCTGGAAAAAATCTGTTCCAGGCGGTCCCAGTAGCCCAACGGCTCAGGCTCTACTATATTCGGGGCCTGGGCCTTTTCCTCCAGATCATCGACATAACCATTGACGGCGATATCATGGGAAATGCTTTTGATGACATCGAGGTAGGTGTAGGGGTTGACCGGCTCGGCGGTGATGGCAATATCCTTGACCCAACACTGTTTGATGATCTTGCCGTCACGCTTGAGGGTCTTTCCTTCAACACTGAAACCCAGGCGGCGCTCGCTGCCGGATTTCTGCAGGGCCTCGGCCAACTCAACAATGCCTTTGGCCCGGGGTGTGTCGAACAGATACCCTTTGACCTGCAACCCATTGGGCGTAACTTTCGCTTCGGTGGGGACGCCGACCTTTGCATCGGTGGTCTTGGCATGATTGTCGTTGAAATAGCCGCGGCTCAAAAGATAGGACAGATCCATCCCGGCCAAGATAACCGTTTCGCCGGCGATGTCTTCTCTTTCAACGCTGGCGACCCCTTCAATCCATGTCTTGCCATCGTCCCCTTTTTTCAGATCGATGGGAACATGGAACCGGAATGACCCGTCCTCGTGGAACCCAATTGGCGTTTGGTTTTCCATCATGTCAGACCTTCAAATAAAAAGAGGGAGTAAACGGCGCAATTTTCCTGCCGAATACTCCCTCAAAATTGGAGCTTAACGCTGCCCACCGACAGCAACCGAAAATGAAACGAGCTAACCCAACATACCCCGACCGCTTAGAAAATCATTCCTGCCCCCTTAGATTTAGCCACAAACCGAACTAATTACAGTAATTAGATACTTATATTATAGCCAGAATCAAAAATACCTGTCAACGGGGATAAACGATATGAACCAACTTTTTTTTCGGAGTAGCAGAAACCGGCATAGCCAACTGCACCGGCAAAACCACGTCAGCCCCGCATTTTCGGCATTTTCCGATGCAGCGATCCCCCTCCCAAACAAGTATGCTGGTCCGGAGTTTTTTCTTTCCGTCAGGATATTCCCGGATCATTTCACTGCCGCAAGTACCGCATGCGACCAAGCCTTTCGTCATTTGACCCCCGCTGCCATCCGGTCAAGGATCTGTTCCATTACGCTGTTCCACTCGATAAAATGGACAGCCCGATCATCCACATAGACATCGGCCAATACCTTTCGGGAGATCTGATTAGGCGATTTGATCTCAGGATGAACATCCGCATTGATCGCATCGTAGCCGATCTCGTATTTGTCCAGATATTCCTTCAAGCAAACTTCATTGTTCCGACAGGTCCAAATGATGACTTTAATCCCGTGGCCCCGCAAAACATCGATCGCTTCCTTGGCCCAAGGTTTCGGCGGAAGGAAATGATCGTCCCCTTTATAGCCGTCGTACTGGGCGATCACTCCATCAAAATCGATCGCAACAATGAATGGAGAGGCTGAATCTGACATTAATCCCCCTTGAACTGTTTGAAAACGACCCGCCCTTCTTTGTCGAATTCGTGAAGCTTCGGATTGAAGTACGACATCTCACACAAGCAATGAGGATGAACCGGCGGCATCCCGGGCGCCCGCCGGATCTCAGCCGCCGTGCGATCGATATTGCTCCGCGCAGCCAGGTCCGCCAACTTGAACACCCGGGGCACTCCCCGGGAAAGAAAAGCCTCCCGGCACAGGTCACAGCAATCAGGATGGGGCCGGACGACGACATAGGCATCAGGCCCGAACTGCTTTGTTATCCCATGGGCCACGCCATGTGTCCTGGCGCTATGCAACTCGGTGTTGACGATCCGATGCCAATCCCGCTGAACATCCTCTGTCGCCCGTCGAAGCAAGGTGACCATCTCACCCCGGGTTTTACGATGCCGGGTTGCCGCCGACATCGTGGTTTGGATCGTGTCCCGCATGACTGCCTCTTTGGCAGCATCGTGGATGATCCGCATCGTCGCTGTCTCAATCCGGTTCCCCAAGCCCTGGCAATAAAGCGCAGCCGAGGTGTTGAGCCATTCAACCGTTGCTTTTTCGATCGGACTGAGCGGCAGGTTCCGAAGGGTTTCTTTGATCACCGAAAACGGTGCCGAAGCTACCTTCGGGTCGAGCGAAGACAGCACCCCGTACAGGTAGGCATCGGCGATGACACTGTCGGGAACATCCGGACCAATAATTCCAGCCGCCCGCAGCTTATCGACATTGATCCCCGCCGGCGGTGACCCGGTCAGATAATAAATAGCGACACCCACATGTTCGCGGATGATCCGGGCAATTTCGGCAACTTGGTCTTTATTCAGCATGCAGCTTTTTCCCGTGTTCCAAACCCTTCAAATACCAACGCAGGGCCACTCCATCGAGAACACCCCCACATTTGCTGCAGGTGCATTTCTGACGGAAATTGAAACCGCTTTGGTCGGTCACCCCAAAATCATGAGGCCCGGGGCAACGATCCAGCCGGCGGTGGTTCTCCCGGATTTCCTCAAATATCGCTCTGACCGTTTCTGCCCCGAAGGTGAACTCTTTTTCCGCTTCGCTCATATGGTCAACCTAATTAATTACTTCGACACGAGGCCAAAAAAATTATCCCTGGATGACGCCCTCGATCCGCTTGGTCATCTTTTTCATCTGACCATCAAATTGACCAGTCACCGTCCGGGCCAGTTCCTCCAGGGCCGGTTGCCTGAATTTACGAGCCGGCCGCTGGATCTTTTGACGGATGGTACCAAGTGCTTTTTCGAGGGTTTCCTCGAGTTCAAAATCCTGAAGGTTGTGTTCTAATTCCACGATCGGCATGCTACCCCTCACCGTCATCAGCAAGCAGGTCTTCATCAGTATCTTTATACCCAGCAAGAGCAAGATCCTCGGCAAGATGATCAAGTGGATGGCTCAGATCCAACGGAGACAAATTGTTCGCTTTCTCATATTCCCGAATACCCAGGCAGATGTTACGATCCAAAACCTTTTGCATCCGGTACACAAGATCGTTTAAGTGGGTATAATGTTCGGCTGTTTCCACCATCTCGATCGGGATGAGCTGGCAAATCATATTACTGACATCCCCCGGCCCCTTGTAGGTTTTGTTTTCGTATTCAACCAGTAATTGTTCAGCCAATTCGACCCGGCGGAACATGTCCGCGAACATGTCCCCCTTGGCGTCGTACAAATCCATGTATTTGGTCGTTGAAAGAATAGCCATGATCGCCTTAGCACCGTCACTCAAAAGTTCCGGAGATTCCTTGTACTTGATCCGAAGGCTTTCCAGAACATCATCCCGCATCTTGTTTAAATCCATAGAGTCACCTTTGATATGATATGATTCGATTCGGTTTCGATCGATACTTTATTTGTATTCCGAATTTCAACAACCGTCAAGCCCCTTAGATAATTACCTTAGTGGGCTTTGGAGGCGCCGGGGGCTCTTTCCCCATCTTGGAATATTCGCGGCTGGCCGCCTGCTCGTTTTCTTCCTTCAGCCGCTTTTCATCAGCGATTGCCCTGTTTATCGGACCCTCAACATCGAACCGCTGGGGCAAATTGAATGCTGCAGCTCGTTTGCCAGCAAACACCGATGTAGGCAATTGATCTTTGAACCACTGCGTCAGTGCCTTCGCCCCGTCTTTCCACACCTCACGGGGAAGCTGCTTGGCGTAATCATACGGAGCACTTCGGCCGGCCATGATCCGATCACCAAGCTGCATCACCGCCGGCGCATACCGCGGCGGTACCCCGCGGCGAATCAATTGGGCCGCATAGATCGCCCGACCCTTGGACTCTTTGACCTTTTCGCGGACAACGGCGATGACCTTCTCATCCTTCGGATGGACAGGAAGGATTTTTCGATTCCGGGCCAACTTATTCCGAAGGTTGACATCTTTTTTCAGCGTCGCCATGAACTCGGGATAGAGCATCCCCTCATTCTGGAAAGCCTCAATAATTCGGTTAAGCTCCCGAGGAAGCAGCAGCGTTTCGATCGTCGAAGTCGCGTAAGGCTCCATCGTCGCCGGGTTGTAAGCCAAACCGGTCAGTTCGGCTGCAGCTTCCTTTTTGGTGATGGTCGATTCAAACTCACCGATGCCGGTCCACCGCTTCATGACATCGAGGATCTTTTCATCCCCGTAGAGCCAACTCATCATGTCTGCCTCATCGGCAAGGCCTTCCTCCAAGATCATCGCATCTTGTTTGGAAACAAAGGCAGAAGCCATGATCTCGTTGAGATCCCCGATCATCTCTTTGACAGCCGCCTTATCGACAGCCGACGTGATCGGAGCATCGGTGGTATCCCCATCCTCCTTGACCAAGTCATCCCGCACCGTCGCCGTTTCCCGCTCATGGATCTTTTCAGCCTCACTCCGGGCGTAGGAGTCGGCATACTTCCGGAGGCGCCCCTCAATCCCGCCCCCGGTATCGAGCAACGGTTCGTAACTGGCCACCGCCTTGGTCAAACCATCGATGATGTCGGCTGGGCTGATTTCACCCTCCGGCACCGTGGGATATTTCGCTACGCGGTTGTTTACCGTGCGTTCCAGCATCGACCAATGCTCGGCAAGGATTTTACGGGCAATGTCCTCATCGGCTTCTGTAGGAACCCGCATCCCCGTTTTTGCATCGTAACCGAAATGCCCTTTACGATGCAGCTCGCCGCTTTCCAGATCTGCACTGAGCGGCTTGTCCGTTACCCATTTTTTCCAGGTGCCGTCGTCTTCATCAAAAGTTTTCGCCTCTTTGGTGATCGTCGGCCGGGGCACCCGCTCATATTTCTGCTTGTCCAAGATTCCCTGCAGCCGGTCTTCGTCGACCTTTCCCACCTTGTCCGCTTTTTTTCTTCGGTCAACCACCCTGATAGAATATTGCGTCGAAGACCCGACCTTCAGCGACGATTCAACCCCGATCATCCGACCATCCGGCCGCCGGTACACGCCGCCGACTACCAGGCGCTTGGCTTCCTCGGCCACCCGCTCTTGAATCGTCTTTTTCTTGTCCCGGTCCTTGTAGTATTTTTCAAAATCCCCACGATCGACCAGAATCGTTTCCCCTTTCAGATTGGTCGCCTCGACGGTCTTGCGCTCGATTACCTTTTTGGTTTCTTCATCCGCCCGGTGAACCAACTTGATGTAATTGATGTTCATCGTCTTGGCTTCATGCTTGCCGGTTTTCGCATTGAAAAGCGCAACCGACACCCTCGGCGAAGGACCGGCCAAATCCCCGCGGAAAACCCCTTCACGGCCCTTATGAGCGCCCCAGGATACAACCACCTTGTCGCCCTCGGAAAACCTCTGCAAATCCTTCGGATCAATTATATGCTTCTGACTGATCTCGGCATGGTGTTCGGCTTCATTACCCTCCCGATGATGAGACACTCGGGCCAGCTTGGTCTTTTTGTCCTTGTCCGGATTGACCCAGTGGATCCGCTCAACTCCATCCTTGCCAACGACTTTTTTTGGCACCAGATGGGTGTAGTACCCGTGCTTGAAGGCCGCTTTTTCCAAATCAAATTCAGCCAAGGGTACAACCTTGATGTTTTTCAGATCGATCAACATATAGCCGGGCCTCCAATATATGTAATTACTTACTTGTATTTATGGATAAAACTAATCTTTTTGCCTTAATTCATCGATGGCATCGAGCACCTCTTTCGGATCCCGGCCGGACGCTTTCACATCCGCTCGATGCAACGCCAGCAAAGTCTCAAAATGCTTGTGGGCCATAAATTCCCGAGCCTCGCTTTCGTCCGATCGAAGGAATTTGGTCCGCAGGTTGCCATGATGAAGGACCAGATGCTTGATCTCTGCCTGATCATCCTTGGAGAACCCCAGGCGATCGAGAACCTTGCCCACCATCTTGTAGCCAGCGTATTCATGGCCATCGAACACGATGCCCCGATCCGGATGTACCTGTTGGGTCGTTGATTTGCCGATATCATGCAGCAACGCCGCCCAGCGGACGTTATCGCTGGCATCCGCTGGCAAGTGTTTTATGACCTGGATCGTATGATCGAAGGTATCCCGATAGGGATGGTGGACGCCTTGTTCGACCCCATACAACGCCGCCACCTCGGGCAAAGACTTTAAAAAGCCGCCGGACTTGACCTTGGCCTCCAGCTCCTTGACGCCCGCATCCGTCCGCAGCAGCTCCGTAACCGTTTCCCTGATCTTTTCCATCCCCTTGTCAATCGTCACGACATGGTGTGAAACCTTTTTTCCAGACCGCGAACGCTTATCATCATAGGCGCGAACGGTCTGCATTTTGCCGTGGCTGACCCGGGTGTATTGCTTGACGTGCGACATGGCCCCTCGCTACCGCTTTACGGTGAAATCGGTTGCCTTGCGTTCTCTTTCAATAGAACGTGCTTTGCGACGCTTATCCAGGTACTCGAAAGGATCGGTTACACCGATCACTTCCTCACCGTCCTTGACCGTGGAGTCCTCGTAAAGACACTCCACCCCCTCGCCGAACAGGTGCCCATTGAAAAAACGGCAATTCAGGCAATAGTTCTCGTAATGCTGCTCATCGGCCCGGACCACATCCATGAGTTTTTCACAGTAAATCTGGCCATTGTAATCGAAATAATTCGAATGATTAACGAGCATCATTTTTCAGCCTCTTTTACGGGTTAGTTTTGCCGGAACGATCCGTTAATTCCAAATCCACCCAATACATCGGAATGACGGCATTGGCATCCTTGACCGCATGTTCATCGTTCAACACCTTTGTCGAATAACCCGGAACCATCTTGTTTTTGGGAGCAAAAACCGTATCCGCTTTGTCGAGACTGGGAGTTTCGTGGGGATTGGAATTCGGAGCCCCATAGCTCTTGTCATGGACTTTGCCCAAAGAAACCTTGTTCATCAGAAAGACGCCCCGAGTCCCCGGACGCCGGGTTACGTTGCAGTTGCCCAAAAGATATTGTGCGCTTTTGGAACTCACATCCGTAACATAAACCCCGTCGCCGAGCATCCCGCCGCCAGCCCGATAAGACGACTTCACAATCGATGCGGCTGCTTGGAAATTGGTCGAGTGGTAGCCATACATGACGTTGTCACGATCTTTCTCAATCTTTTTGTATTTACCGTGATGATCCATGCCGCCGATTTGATAGATCCCATGGATTTTGAAAAAGAACCCGCCATGCACATCTTTATCCCAGGCCTTTTCAATCTTTTTTCGGAGAAAATTGGCCGTCTTGTCATCCACGGATTTGAACGTACAGCCCAAGTAATCCGGCGGTGGGTCACTTCGATCCGCCGGGTCGGCTCCTTTTTGCCCCGATGCCTTGAGCTTTTTCTGTTTCTCGACCTCTTTCCAATACCGCTTGGACATACTATCGGCGATGTCATCCACTTTGCCGCTTTGTCGGGCAATTTTCATCCCAACCGCTCGCGGGCCTTGATCTTGAATCAAACCTCTCGGAAAAACCCGGCTTTTAAACGGCCGGTTATAATTTTTCGTCAAGTTAGCCTGTCCCACGACAGTGACATAATTCGCCGCCCACTGATCTCGCAAGATGTCGCTGTTTTTGATTCTCTTGAGAATTTCGTCTGATATTTTTTTCTGAGGGTAAGTAACCATTCCCGGCTCTATAACCCGGAAATTGGACCATCTGGCAAAAGGTGGGGCTCCAACACCGCCGGATGCAATAAAGGAAGTCATTGAATCGTTATCCCCGGAAAAGCCCCTATCTTTGATAATAGTCGCCAGTTCGACACCAAATTTTTCATGCAGATATCGAACTGCACTGCTACGTTCTTTCATCACATTGAGAAAACCCCGCATTTCAATATCATCAGCAGGGCTCCCAGTCCAAGCGATCTTGCGCGCTCTCCCCATAAAACGAGTCAAGCCATCGGTTACATCCCTCATGGTGAGATGTTCCGGATTGCCTTGAAAACCGGGGCCGGCATAAGCGTGAAAAAGCTCCTTGACCGATTTTAGATCAAGCAGATCATCAGCATTCAACTTGGTATAGTGGTCCAAGAACTCGGAGACTTTCATATCCGGAGTAAATTTTTCCATCATTGTTTTCATGAACTCAGACGGCTTGACCTGATGCGAATCAGGCCCAGTATTTTTTATCCGCAAAGAATGGGCGAGATTCTCAAGCATAAAATCTACCGCAAGCAATGAATGTTGCTGTTTGGCTGTTTCTTTCGAAACCGCTTCCTCGATGAGCTTGCCGAGTTCCTTGAGATCTTCCTCGATTTTAACATAATCGTAGCCAGCCTTTTCCCAGTCCTCTTTTCCGCGTTGGATGAAACCAATCGCCGTATCGGAAATAGGCTTGTCGCCTTTAACATCAAGACGGAAAGCGGTCATGATATCGCCTGTGGTACGCCAATCCGAATTCAAATACTCATTCACATATTTCGGGATGGTGTACCCACCTCGGGTCTTGACCCCATACCACCTGTCATTGCTCGCTCTGTAACCGGAGGAAGGTACATTCGTCGTCCCAGCCTTCGCAGTGATTTTCTGAAGATTTTTCTTGATGTATTCGGCCGCTTTGTCGTCCAGCGGGACCATCCCCGTGACCCGGGCCAAGGACCGTTGATCGTTGCTGGCGTATTTCCAGGCAGCCGCTTTGTCATGCGGAAAATCCGCCGCAGTCTTCGGAGGTTCGGGAGCCTTCGGAGGTTCGGGAGTTTTTTCCGGTTCAGGAGCTGGTTGTGCCGCCGGAGCTGACTGGTTGTTCCCCGACAGGTTAACTGCAGAAGCCGGGCTCACATCCGTGTAGGAACCGTCATCGAGTTTCAATCGGACCACGTTGTACTTGTCGGAAAAGGAGGTGACCACACCCTCCTTGTCGTGATGCTTGCTGCGGGGATTACTGATTCGGACCCTATCCCCAGGATCGAAAGTGATTTTTGCAACCGCCGGCGGGGTGGCTGGCGGCTTGGTTACCGGTTTAGCTGCCGGCGCAGCAGCCTTCTTATCCTCCGCTCGCTTGATCAATTCCTTTTCGATGTCTTTGGCGACTTCCCGCTTATCGGCGGTACCCCACTCCATCAACGCCCGCATGAAATTGTAGAGCTTCTGGCTCTCTTTGATCTTGGAGATCCTGGCCTTGAGCTTGGCTGCATCCATCGATTCGACCCGCTTTCTTTCGTGGGCCATTTCCGCAGAAGCAAAAGAGATCCCAGCCAACCCCAACGCAGTCTTGGCATCATCCAACGTCATGGCTTTAGCCGGCGGAGGTGTCGCCGGCGAGGCGCTGCCGGCTACCGGCGTATGATGCTCCAACTGATGGGGCTCAAAATCGGCGGTATGGTTTTTCCCGGGGATATTTAAACGCACGACATTGTACTTGTCGGAGTAATGGCGGACAGTCATCACCTGGCCGTGGAATTTGCTCCGGGGGTTGTTCACCCTAACCTGATGGCCCTGGTGAAACTCAAGATCTGCCTTGCCATGAACTTTGGAATCGTAATCCTTGATGAACAGCAGTTTGCCGGTTTTCGGATCACGACGGAAATGAGCTTTGACATGTGCTTTTACCAAATCGACGTAGATGAAATGCTGCATCTTATCCCTCATCAACGTAATCAATTACTTTCGCGTTTAGACGCAAAAATAGGGCGGCCAGGTACCATCAAAACGTGCATCAAATCCGCAGCCAAAGATTTCTTCAACCCCGAATCCGGGCGAGAATCCTTGCCCTCGAACCGGAGCGATTTTATCATCCCCTTGGATCGTGCCGCCAGGCGCTGCTTGAATGCAGACATGTCCATCTCAGTCATGCCGCCGTAGAGCCGTTGTCCCACCTTGTCGTAATTGGCATCAAAAGCAGCCTTGGCCTCATCCTTGGAGTCGAAACCGAGAAACACTTTATCCTCATCGAACTTTTCATTGTCTGCCCGGTTCAAATGCACCACGAAAACCCGCTCAGACCCGCGGGAAGGCCCGATAAAGCAATCGACATGGTCACCGTCGGCCCCCTTACGGCGAACCTCATCAGAAAGGCGGATATACCCGTAGGCATGTTTCATCTTGGTCTGCCATTCGTGACCATCTTTATCCACCCCGCGGCGAACCGACCCCTTTCGGTTTTCAATCGAAATGTTTAAACCCTGGAAGTCCGTTCGGCCCTGGAGTTTATAGGCCGCTTTTTCAAGGTCGATGATCAGCATCGAGACTATCCCTCCGAATGTCAACGTAATTACTTACTTTATCACGGGAAGCCGCTTTTCCGCAAGCAGATATGTAAATCACTTGACCCGGCCGTACATATAAGACTCAACGATGAAATGTGGGTACCGTGCTTTGAAAGACTTGTGATCCGCGTTGACCGTGGTTCCAGCGTTGTAAAAAGTAATCCCTTCGTAAAGAAACTTCCGCCAGTACCAAAGATCCGTTGCCGCCATCAACCGGTTGAACTGGGGATCCCAGGTATTGCCAAACATGGCCAAACCGTAAGACCGTTTCTTTTCCACCGACATGATATTTACGCCGATCACATCCCCCTCAAGCCTGAAGACCCGCCCCTCATACGAAACCCCCGCCAACCCCTCCAGCACCCCCATAGCGGCCCTTTCAGCGCAGCGGTAATACCTCCGCCTGGGGAACATGATTTGAAAGGTTCTTTCATCCGCTAATTTATGATCCACCCATAAGTCATGCAGCCGGCGGCACTCGCCCAAGTTCTCCTGGCAAACCGGTTCGATCACAAAACCGCCGGTGCGGATGTAAGTCAGCGGATGACGGATCTTGTTTTTTCGCTTCTTCGTATTCGGATATGAAGCAGGGTCGAAAACCAGACTCAGGTCGTAGGCGATCTCTTTGAACTTGCTCTGGTTGGGAAGCCCCGGAATCGGATCGAGCGAATAGACGATTCCCGCCTTTTGCAATTCCATCAATGCCGGCAGGTCTGCCTGGACATATCGGAAGACGAACGATTTCCACCCGCCGGTGCGTGACGGCAAAACCAGAACCCGGCCTCGATAGAGGAATGCCCGACCCTCTTGAATGTATTCATGCAAATAGAAATAGGCATCCAGGCATCCCAACGAAAAGTTATGCACCCCCCTGTTATCCAGCTCTGCCAACTGCCCGATCTCGGTTGCTTCCCGCCGGAGCTGATGCACGAAATCTTGTTTAATTTCCTTGGCCCGGTCCTGCTTCTTGCGGATATCGGTCAAAAACTTATTGGCCAACGCCGGATTTTTGATTTTCAACGCCCGATAATACCCGGCCTGTTTTTCATCCAGCGCAATCCCGTTGATCTGCATACAGCCTCTTTTCTTTTACACGGAGACAGAGCGTTCGATTTCGATCTCAATATCCGCCGATTTCACCGTATCATCGGCCGCCACGGCAATGGTCAACTCACCGACATATGATCCCGGAGATAACCCCGCCGTATCAGAATCCAGAACTCCCACCCGGGCCACATTCGATTCGATGGTGAAATCCTCTTTGACTTTACTGATCAACGCCTCTGAATCGCTTTTCGATTGCTTGACCACGAACGTCAAGTCTAAGGCGGAAGCCAAATCGGTGTAAGCAACCCCACCGCGAGTCACGCTGAACGACAAAGTCTTTCCTTCGCCCTGTTTAAATTTGTATTTCATATCCTCGACCCCCACTACATATCGTCAAGTTCAACCTCGATTTCCATCGTGCCATCAAATTCCAAATCGATGACGGTTTCTTCCGCCAACTCGATAGCGGCAACTTCCATCCCGGTTCCGAAATCAATGCCTATTTCGTAGCCCATGACCATTCCTTCCGTTGTATCCCCGAAGCCCCTGCTTATCAGCATCACACCCTCTGCCGTTCAAAGACGTTGCTGGCGGATTCACTCCCATTGACATCGAAAAGATTGAACCGGGCAACCTCCGTCACGTTATCCTCTTTGTAGAAAACCATCTGAGTGCCCACGATCCGCCAGCGACCACCCTCGATATCCCGAATGAAGGTGACATCTGCCTGCACGGCGTTAATCAAGGTCGTCACGGCGTTTTGAAGGTTCGTAATCATTGCCTGGATGTCGGCCGGAATCCCAGCCTCGGAAGTGGCGGCATTGATCGCACCGACCAGCGTTTCAATATCTGAAAGTTCAACGGCCGTATTGGTCGGCAGATTGTCGGTCTTTTCCTTTACCTCACCGACCGCAGTTTCAATCCGGGTCAACTGTTCCCCTGGATTGACGATGGCAGCAAAGATGTTGTTGTGGGCCAGGGCCAGGCGCCCCTCGGTCTCGCTGATGGCGGTTCCAACCCGGCTTTGAGATGCAGGATCCGCCGGCAAGCGATCTGTCTGATTTTTGATGGAATCAAGAAGCCCATCCAAAGCAACCAAGGTTTCTGCCATCCACCCAACGCCCTTGATTTCATCGAACATGGCCTGAACGCCGGAAGTGGTATCCGCGTTGATGGTATCGAGCAAGGTTCTCAACGCCGACAACCCGTAGGTCGCATTCTGAAGCAACGTCTTTATATCCGTGTCATGCTCTCCAACATCAGTCGCCAAGCCAGCAATCGAAACATCGATGGCATTTAACTCGGCAATGGTGCTGACAGGGAGAAAATCCGTCCGTGCCTTAATGGCGTCCAGCAAAGCATCAAGGCCCGTCAATGTCTCTGTCGCCCAGCCCGCCCCTTTAATCTCATTGAACCGGGCAGCCAGCTCCGCGCTGGTATCGATAGCCTCGATCAAGACCCTAAGAGCACTGAGGCCATAGGAAGCGTTCTGAAGCAAAGCGATGATCGTCGCATTGTCCCCATCGATGGCATTTAATTCGCTGGCCGTATTATCTGGCAAATTGGTCGTCTTGGCCTGGATTGCATCAGTCACCGCTTTGATTGCCGCAAGGCCGCTTACCCCGCTGTCGAGACTGTTCTGCACCCCGGCGACAGAACCTTGGATGGTGGACAGCTCCGTGGCCGTGTTGGCCGGCAAAAGATCCGTCCTTGCCTTGATCGCCGAGACATTGGCCTGGACTTCATTCAAGTCGGCCTCGAATTCGGTCACCTCGGTACTCCGGCGATGATAAGTGGTCACCCCGCCTTCGGTCACCCCAATGGTTACGACCAAAATTTCCAAGGCCGATACGGAGGCGATGGCGTAATCATAATAGTATTGCCCAGGCTGACCCGTGTATTGAGTCATGAACGTAATGGCGAGCCTCTCAGACCCGCTCACGTTCTCGATTTGGATCGATGGCGCACTGTCCGGCACTTCGGGATTGCCATTGGTGTCGTAAAGTCCGAGGATGATCCGATAAGTCTTGGCCCCAACATCCGGACGCACCAAACGGGCCGGCACATCAATCCGTATAGTGGTGTTGTTCTGAACCGCCTGGATGGCGGACAAGTTGCTGTCGAGCTGATCGGAGAGCAGTTCGAGGGAATCCCCATCCCCGCCAATGATCGCAGCCTGGGCGGCTGAGATCGCCGCAACGACACTCGAACCGGCGGCAGGATCCGGCGGCAGGCTATCTGTTTTCAATTTGATAGCGTCAGCAACGGCATCAACGGCATCGATCTGATCGGAAATGATTTTTAACGTATCACCATCAATGCCCCGGATATTTGCTTCAACAGCGGCAAGGGCCGCCTCAATCGACAGTTGATCTACCGGAGTAGCAGGAATGAGGTCGGTTTGGGCCTGGACGGCATCGATCTGGTCCGACAACCCCTTCAATGTGTCGGAATCGGCACCGCGGATATTTGACTCCGAGGTGCTGACCGCCGAAAGCACCGCCGCCTGACTCGCCGGGTCGGCCGGAAGCGAATCGGTTTTCAGCTTAATTGCATCCACCACTGTATCAACGGCATCGATCTGGTCGGAAAGCGTTCCCAAGGTATCCGCAGCAGCTCCGCGGATATTTGCTTCCGCAGCAGCGATAGCAGCCTCGATTTGAGACTGGTCAGCCGGATCCGCAGGAATGAGATCTGTTTTGGCTTTAATACCATCGACCAAGAGATCCAAGCGACCGCCATTGGCCAAGTCAGTCTGCATTTCGGCGGTATCGGCAAGTATCTGTTCAGCCATCCCTTCAACCGTCGTGCCACCCGCAGCGTATCGATCGGCATTCCCCAGGCTCGACCCCCCATCACAAACGACCGCATAATCCAGAGCTGGGTTGAAAGCGGCAAAATCGTATCTGTAAATTCCCCCGCCCACTTCGCTCATGGCCGCTGCCGTCACGACCTGAACGCTCCCTGTGACGTTGTATATGTCGATGGTGGGAGTAAGCCCTGTTGCCGGGACACCTTGATTTTTGAAAATCGCGGTAATGATCATGATCCCCCCTTAATCCTTCGAGGCCAGGACGACATCGACATATTGAATTTCCAGATTGGTAGAATGTTGATGAGCTGTACCTGTGAACCCATGAGTATGAGAACTACCGCCACCGACGGATTGAGAGTTACCGATATTCGGGACTGTCGCACTACCCGCCAGATACGCCGCACGATCACCGCTATAAACCGTGGATTGACGAACCAAGTAGTTAGACGAACTCAAAGACGAAGATGAAGTATCAGAACTTGCGATAAAGTGATCATGGCTTGGCATGGTTGTTATGGTCAGTGTTGTTGACCCCACCGTCCCGGTGGCGGTTACGCTGGAGCACAGCCTCGCACTCGACATGACCGTGCTGAAAGCAACCGACCCCCCTGACCCAGCCGTTCCAGAAACTACCCTCAATGCTTTGTCGTTGTGGTCGGTAATTTTTGTCCATCCGGTCGGCGGAGTTGTTTGACCGAACAGCATAATGGTGCCGGTCGGAAAACCAGCCGACAGTCGGGCGTCGTTTCCTTCGCAGACGCTTCCGGCGGTTACCCCAAAATCCTTGTTAAAAGCTGTATTTTTAGAAAAAGCAGGTTCAAACGCCGCAGCATGCGACCCGTCGAGAGTATCGGCATCCAACCCTGACCCATCCCCATCGACTGCAAGCAAACGGGTCAACATCGACAAGGCCGATTCGAGCGATCCTTTTGATTGAACGATTAAACCCATTGCCCTATCCCCGTTGACGGCTCACCTGATGAAATTAACCCCCGAGCCGTACCAATAGGCTCGGGGGTGGTGCCAAGGTAGCGAAACACGGCGCACGAATAGCGCCTCCCGGCAAACTTAGATTATCAAGAAAGGTCGGATGACTTTACGCTGATCCTCGATACCCATAAGCAGAATCATGTAATCGTAATCCTGAAGCGGATCACCAGCATAAGCAGTCTGAGTGACGACAAATTCCTCTAGAATGACAAGAACCCCTTTCGTCTTTTCCGGCAGAACCTCATATTTCGCCTTTGCCGCCGTAATCGCGGCCGCATAGGTAAGGCCATTGACTTTGGACTCTTTCAAAAACGTTTCAACCTCATCCAAAAATGCCATTGCGCTTTTGGCCGAATACACATCACCGGCCAGGGCCGCCACGTTGCCAATCTTGATAATCTTGGCCACGGATTCCGGAGCGACATTGTAATAGTCAGCGACAGCACAGATGACCGATGTTTGCCCCTCGGGGATGTAGTTGCACACCGAATCGGTCGTGGTTGTAAGGGTGCCGCACCCGACGATCGGGGCGACGATCATGATCATGGCCAGCATGATGCAAAGAAACTTGAGCTGTTTCATACGTCTTTACTCCTTGTGTTGAATTGGTTACGCAAAGGCCAGTCCCAGTTCTTCGGGTTTGTTCTTTCCTTTCCAGAACGAGGGGCCGCCGTATTTGTCAACCATGTTGTAGTAAAATTCGGCCCGTTCGAGCCGCTTTAGCGTGAGCCAACGCCAGGTGGGATTCGCCTCGATGATCCGGACCATGTTATTCCGAAATATGCGGTCGGCTGCTTCCTTGTCGGCAAGCGTTTCACCCATTTCATACATGAAATCGTGAATGCGGCATGCTTCCTTGATCGAAAGAAACCAAATGGTGTCAGGGACCAAATAGTCGAGCCCCTTGGGACCACAACCGTTGCAAATCTCATTGCGCTGGTCTTCGGTCAGGGCCCAGTAATCCGGAGGGGCGAAAAGCACCGTCATTGCCTTGACTCCAGCCATCGGTTATCCCTCCGCCTTGTCGCCGGCTTCCTGCTTGTCCAGCTCTGTGTCGAGATTCTTGATCTTATTGACGCTGTTGCGATACCAGCGATAGATCATGTACGGGGCGCCCAGGAAAAAGCCGATGGTGATCTTATTGGCATCAACCCACGGCAGCGTCACGGCATCCATCTTGAGACTGAAAAACCATTTGATAAATTCTACAATTGCTTCGAACATACGAACACCCCCTTTCCTAATAGACTTCACGGATGGTCAGGTGAAAGGCCTGAAACCCTTCAACCGCTTTCATGAACGCCTTAAACGTGTCCCCGCTGTTAAGCACTGCTCGGTCGCCCTTGAGCTTCCCGATTGTCGAACCAAGAAGAATGCACCCCTCCGTGTTGGTGACGACATTTCCGGAATGGAAAAGGATCTCCGACCGATCCGGCACCTCGAGAATCTGGAAAGTTTCACCGAATCGGGGTGATTGGTGCCGCCAACAAATGTACTGGCTTGGCGGAATGCTGCTGACCCGCTTCTTATTCAATCGGGCCGGCGGCTCCAGGGTGAAGCAGAAAACCTTTTTACAAATCAACAAGGCACCGAAAGTGCCCTGTTTCCCGGTTTCAAGCCGAACGAGTTCCACAATAGGTGTCATAAAAAAGCTCCGAATGTAATTAATTACTTGGTTTCACAGACAAAAATTAACTGTTGGCGATAGCCTCTTTCAGTGTTTCAAGCCCCTGGATGATTTCCTCGATAGCTTTGATAAACAAACCATTCGGGGTAGAGGGCGGATTGACCAAGGCATCCGGTGTATAAATCACCTCGTTGCTATCCCCGCTTTGTTGAACATCCCCGGTGAGATTCAAGACTCGATACGCCCGGACGACAAAAGCTGTTTGTAAATCCGCTGCGACATCGACCGTGCAAGTCGTCAACGACCCCTCCCATATCGGATTGGCATAGTCATAGGTGTTACCAGTCCTGGCATATAGACGATAACCTGTGACATTATCGCTGTTAGGATCCCATGCCAGCGAAACAGGTTCAGCCAGAGCCACCGATACGAGACACAAAACACACAGAACAGCCAAACAGATTTTTTTCATTTTTGCCCCCTTATTTGTCCCTGATAAATTTAAATTTGGAAATTAACTTCGATGTCAGACTCAACCCCCGATCATAATCCGAAGATATTTTTCTCGGGTTCGCAAAAGACTCTTTTTCATCTCTTTTTCATCCGCTGAACCCTTTGCCTTTGACTGAGCAGCGATCTCTCCGCTTTGCTTCTCTCCGGCCACTTCCTCGGCCTCTCCCTCCGGCTTCCCGCCAACCAGTTCCAGATCTTGATCGCCGCCACCACGATCGCTGAAATCGGTATTTCCGCCCTCTCCGGTTTCTTCATCGCCGCCACCTCCCATGCCGCCCATCTGTGCCGCCATTGCCTGCTGTTGCAGATATTGGATATATTGCGGATTAAGAATGATGTTGCCGCCCTTTTCCTCCCCCAGCGGTTCTTTACCCGCCTCGGCCCGGGCTTCATCAACCGTCATATATGAGCCAACTTCTTTCGTCCGAAGCTCGACGATCTCTTTTTCATCCTTAGAATCCATGCCAACCCACACGAACCGAAAATCGGGGGTGATTGGCTCAAGGACGTAATAATTGACCCACCGGGCGATCGAAGCCAAAAGCGGACGAAGCCCTTTGTCCTTACTCATCTTGAGCTTGGCTTCTTGATTGGACTCAAACATGGGCGAGCCGCCACCACTGGAAGCCGCCATATAGAAATTGATCTCAGCCGGATCGATGGAATAAACAGCGCAGGCCAGCTTGACCAAAAATTCGAGGTACTGCTGGAATTCCATCTCTCGGTTGGTGTTACCCATGCTGACGAATTCCACCCCCTCGGATTGGAGGATCGGCGTTGACCAGGCATTCTGGCTTCCGGTCACCATCGCCCGCCACGCCCGCTTGAACGCTTCGAGCTGATCATTCGGCGCTCCGGTCTGGCCCTTACCAGTCTTGATGTTGATCAAGCCTTTCACTGCAGCGCCGTTCTTGAAAAACATGGCGTTGTGGGTCATGGCATTGAAGATGTTCGTCACGATCGTCACAAGCTGCTCCAGCTCGGCGATCCCGTACCCATTGTTTTTGATGTTCGTGGTGGGATTCCGGATGCCGTACATGATCTCATCCGGCTCGTAATCGACAACAATCTGCCCGTTGAGCACTTGGACGTATTTCTTGTCATCCAGCCCATCATCATCTTGCTGGGTCAACGCCAACCGGATCGTAGCGGCATCCACCGCATAGAACGAATGAATCCCCCCTTTCCGGGTCGGAACCAACTCAGACACCGCGGCATCGAACGTCAACGAATCGCGGACGATCTTTTTCAACCATATGTCAAACCCATCCCGGCCGACCCGATGCTGCCCCGGTTGGACATATCCGCAATGAGTGATGAAATTCTCCAGCTCGAGAACGTATTTTTCCTCGCCGCTGGTCAGCTTTTTGTTTGAATCCTTGTGGGCGATCTTGAACCCCAACTGGTCGTTGCCAGTTGTTTCCTGTTCACTGACCGGGGCCGAAAACGAGCTAATCTGACGGATGCGGGTGTTGATGATGGCACTGACGATCGGATTCTTTTCCGCCATGACCCGGAGGGTATCCCAGGTAAGAGCCGACCGACGCTCCCGCCAAAGCCCGTATTGACTGGTGAAATCGTAAGGATTGACGAAAAAGGTTTGCGGCCCATCTGTCTGGGCCGGCAAAAGTTTTGAGCCGGAAACCTCCTGCCCCTTGGCCTTTTTCAGTTCCTCGGCAGCGTACTCATTTATAAATTCAAGAAATTCATGGTGTTCAAGCGTCATATTCATCCTCGGTAGACTCATTGAATAAAGCTCTTACCGCCCAGGGTAGTTCACCGATGGTCAATTCATTAAGGTCAACCCGGACTTTCCCGACATCCAGATCCGGCAAATAAATATGCTGACGATGCCTGCACTTTACACACTCGACAACTGACCTCTCGAGATTGACTGGATTCATTTCATGGTTGCATTTAGGGCAAATCATAACGTCCTTTTGGTTGTAATTAATTACTTTAATTTTATCCAGAAAAAAACCGCCTGTAAATAAAAAAGATCGTCAACATCAAACCTTAACCTGAATCGAAAAGATTCCGAACTGCCATATTGGCATGAGGTAAGAATCCCAGCCCCCCCCTGGTTGACCTTTCAAGCGGCCCGCCACCTGCCCAGACAAAGCCTTGACATCTCAAGATGTTCTGGTATCTTAACGCCCGACATTCTAACCCCCACCAAGTAAGGCAATACCTATGGCAAGCCGTAAGCGACAGGTCCTTGATTGCCTCGATAAGTCAACCCTATTGGAAATATCAGAAAAATTCGGTTTCAAAGGGATCTCTGAAAAAAGAGCCGACATCGCTGCATTCCTATCCAGGAAGGGATCGGTGAAAATTGAGGGAATCCTCGACGGCTTAAAGATATCCACACTCAAAAAAATCTGCTGGGATCTTGGTGTTAATCCGGGAGCCATTAGCAAACAGATTCTCATTGACCGTATCATGAGAAAAGAATCCGAACTATCCGTCGAGCAGCCAACTAGGAAAAAATTGGATAAAAAGAACAAAATCCCAAAACATCACAGTAACGCAGTCGGGGGTTATCCAGAAACCGAAAGCGATGACGGGAAGACAAAAATGGCACGAATAAAAAACCGCGAAGCCAAGAAATCTATCGAGTCATACGAGCACAAAGGCAAAAAAAGGATCAACAACCCACCTGCGGGACTCGTTACACCCGATACAGACCCCGATCTGGGAACAAAAAAAACATACGAATATGACCCACATCTAGACCCCCAACTTGTTTGGGCGGGCAAAGCCGAACACACCTCATTTGATGTGCCGACAGTTTCCTTGCACGTTCATGAGCGTATTGACCCACGAACCATCATTGAGGCGGTTCGCAAAAAAAATGGGGATACACCTCAACAGCTTCCGCTTTTCGAGACACAAGAGGAAAACCTGCCAATCCGTCAAGCCATTGATTTTTACAAACACCCCCATGACTGGAGCAATCGTCTAATCGCAGGTGACTCCCTCTTAGTAATGAATTCCCTACTGGAGAAAGAGGGTTTAACCGGCAAAGTCCAGATGATCTATATCGATCCACCTTATGGGATCAAGTACGGTTCTAACTTTCAACCGTTTGTAAATAATCGCGACGTTAAGGATGGTAAAGACGAAGATTTAACCGCGGAACCAGAACAAATACGCGCTTTTCGCGACACCTGGGAGTTGGGTATTCATTCATACCTAAACTATTTGAGAGACCGCTTGTTATTGGCAAGAGAATTGCTGGACGAAAAAGGTTCCATTTTTGTTCAAATATCAGATGAAAATGTTCATCACGTTAGAGAAATAATGGATGAAATTTTTGGAAGTAGAAATTCCATCAATTCAATTATATTTGTAAAAACAACAGGAAAAGGAAGCCAATATTTAGATATAACTACTGATTATTTACTTTGGTATGGTAAAAACAAATCACAAACAAAATACTTTCAGCTATTCCAAAATCGTTCCATAGAGACAGCCGCAAAGATGTTCACGATGATAGAGACGTCCAATGGAGAATGCAGGTATCTTACAAAAACAGAGAAAGAAACAGGTATTCTTCCAGACGGATCTAAACCATTTAAAGCCCAGGGTTTATTTAATGACAGTGGGACTGAACATAGCCGATTTGAATTTCTATTTAATGGGAAAAAATTTCTACCTCCATCAGGTTATTTTTGGAGGACGAATCAAGAACATTTAGAAAAACTTGTCCATGCGAATAGGATAATCAACATAGGTAAGTATATCCACAGGAAGCAATATTCAGATGATTTTCCTTTGGTTACAATTAAATCATTTTGGAATGATACCATGCCAAGTGGTTTTGCTAGCGATTCATCCATTTATGTAGTTCAAACCTCATCAAAAGTAATTCAAAGATGCTTGCTAATGACTACAGAACCCGGTGACCTCGTTTTCGATCCTACTTGCGGGAGCGGCACAACTGCATTAGTTGCCGAACAATGGGGGCGCCGCTGGATAACCTGCGACACCTCGCGGGTGGCGCTGACCCTTGCCAAGCAAAGGCTTATGACAGCGACTTTTGACTACTACGAGCTGGCCCACCCGCAAGAAGGCGTTGGCAGTGGATTCAAATATAAGACTGTGCCACATGTTACACTCAAGTCTATCGCCAACAACCCTGACATTAAGGAAGGCATGAAACGCGAACAGATTGACGCAGCGATAGCCCGACACGCACCTCAGGAAACGCTCTACGACCAGCCGATAGTGGATCGCACGAAGAAACGCGTCAGCGGACCATTTACCGTGGAGGCTGTGCCAGCGCCAGCGGTCAAATCAGTCGAGGAGATCTTGGAGGACCCACCTCAAGCAGCCGACCTCTCTATTGCCCGTTCCGGTGAGACGCTGCGACAAGGTGAATGGCGCGATGAATTATTGCGTTCCGGCATCAGGGGTAAAAGTGGCCAATATATTCAGTTTGTACGTTTGGAGCCAATTCCTGGATTGAGATGGTTGAATGCTGACGGAGAAACACGCCCCGATCCCAAAGACAAAAATTCAGTTCCGCAACGCATTGTAGTCTCCTTCGGACCGGAATATGCTCCTATTGAACAGCGCCAGGTGGCCCAAGCCATCGAGGAGGCGCAACACCTCGTTCCGAAACCCAAACTCATTGTCTTTGCAGCTTTTCAGTTTGACCCCGAGGCAGCCAAAGATATTGATGAAACTAATTGGCCGGGCGTGACGCTGTTAAAGGCACAGATGAATGCTGATCTGCTGACCGATGACCTCAAAAAGAAGCGGGCCAGTAACGAATCGTTCTGGCTGATCGGCCAACCAGACATACAGGTGGAACGAATTACTAAAGGCGAAAATAAAGGCAAACTACGCGTTTCAGTCCATGGATTCGACTATTACAATACCAAAACCGGAGGGATCGAATCCGGCAGTGCAGAAAAAATTGCGGTTTGGATGTTGGATACAGACTATGATGGCCGAAGCCTCTACCCTCGCCAAGTCTTTTTCCCAATGGCCGGGGCAAAGGATGGTTGGTCGAAACTATCTAAAAACCTCAAAGCAGAGATCGACGAAAAATTGATTGAGGCCTACTGGGGTACAGTATCGATACCCTTTGAACCAGGCCAAAACAGCCGCATTGCTGTCAAGATAGTTGATGACCGAGGAATTGAAAGCCTGAAGGTAATGGGGGTGGATAATGGCTCAGACAACCATTGATCGCCTGATTATCAATTCGCCCTATGAGGAACCAACACACCATAGGAGGTATGATTGTGAATCCAGGCTGTTCGATCGCATTGAGGGCCGCCGTCCAGCAGGTTACGTTATTGCATCGGGTGATTCCAAAGCCGTCGATGATCCAGGAGTTTTTGTAGAAATTCCGTTGGTCAATCAGATTCGTCCGCGAATAAAACTTTGGCGCGATGCAGGCCATCCTGGCGTTTCCAGCATTACCAAACGATTGCTCGAGCATTGGAACGACCCAGAGGAATTCGAGATACGCCGATTTTTCTTTTGCCAATTGGAAGCGATTGAAACACTCATTTGGCTGACCGAAGCACACCCTTCCGAACGAGTAGGCATCGAAATCCCTGGGGATGGTGGTGAATTTTTACGCCGTTGCTGCAAGATGGCTACAGGATCTGGTAAAACCATCGTTATGGCGATGGCTATCGCTTGGCATATTCTCAACAAAGTGGCCTATCCACAAGACACTCGCTTTTCGAAAAATGTGCTAGTTATTGCGCCAGGGCTTACCGTGAAAAGCCGCCTCGGGGTCTTGGAGCCGTCAGCTACTGACAACTATTACGAGGCGTTCAACATCGTTCCTTCAGCCATGCTGGATAAACTTCGCCAAGGCAAGGTGCTTGTCCGGAATTGGCACGCCCTATCTTGGGAAAGCGCGGAACAAATCAAAAAGCGACGCAGCGTTGATAAGCGCGGGGTAAAGAGTGACGAGGCATACACCCGCGAGGTGCTCGGTGAGATGTCCAAGGCCAGGAACTTACTGGTTATCAATGACGAGGCGCACCATGCCTGGCGAGTTAATTGGGAGGCTGAAGGCAAATACCTTCGCCAACGCGACCTTAAAGACAGTGCCCAGGAAGCCACAGTTTGGATTGGAGGACTGGACCGACTTCACCGCTCACGGAGCATATTGATCTGTTATGATTTTTCAGCCACTCCTTTTACACCGTCTGGTAAAAAAAGCCGTGAAGAAGCCCTGTTTGGTTGGATCATTAGCGACTTTGGATTGAACGATGCCATTGAATCTGGTCTGGTTAAAACCCCGCGTGTTGTAATTCGGGACGATACTGTACCGGATGCCAAAACATACAAATCTCGTTTATACCACATTTACAACGACGTTGAAGTCAAAGATAATTTAAACCGCAAAGCGAAACCGGAAGAACCACTTCCCGACCTAGTCCTCAACGCCTACTACTTATTGGGTATGGACTGGCGTGAGACTTGGAGGGAGTGGCGAGATGCTGGGACTCCTACACCACCGGTTATGATTAGCGTCTGTAACCGTACAGAAACAGCGGCGAGGGTCAAGCATGCCTTTGACTCAAGGCGCATTCACATTGACGAGTTGTGCAATCCAGACATGATCCTGCACATTGATTCGAAAGTGCTCGATCAGGCAGAATCCCAGGAAGATCTTTCAGCCATATTAGAAACACCTGACGGTGAAGAGCAGGACGAAGATGATTCTGCACCGGTAGAACGCAAGTTGACCAAGGCCGAACAGGCAGAATTGCTACGCAGGACGGTAGACACAATTGGGCGCATCGGTCAAGCTGGCGAGAAGATTCGGAAGGTAATTTCAGTAGGCATGCTAAGCGAGGGATGGGACGCCAAGACCGTCACACACATCATGGGGCTTCGAGCCTTTACCTCCCAACTTTTGTGTGAGCAGGTGGTTGGACGAGGGCTACGACGGGCCACTTACAAAATCAATCCAGAAACAAACCTATTCGATCCAGAATATGTGAACATATTCGGGGTGCCTTTTACATTTTTACCCCACGAAGGCGGAACTGGCGGCCCACCGCCACCCACAACTCCCAAAAGTGCCGTCGAACCAGATCCGATGAAAGCTGAATTTGAAATCCGATGGCCCAACGTAATGCGAATTGATTATATATTTGAGACCAAGTTGACGCTGGAATTGCCTAAGGTGCCCCCATTGGAGTTGGATGCAAACCAAACTGCTCGGATTGCGGAATTGGCACCTATTATCGAAGGCAGGCCTGATGTGACGAGCATCAGGAGGATAGAACTGGAAAGGTTGGCGCAAGAATTTCGCATACAGCGAATCATTTTTGAAACGGCGCGGGATGTGTTTGACCAGATGCAACACACATGGAAGGGCAGCCGTGAGATCCTGCTCGCACAATTGGTGCAGATCGTGGAAAAGTTTATCCACTCGAATCGGATTGTCATATCCCCCACCTTGTTTTTCCAGGATGATCTGCTCCGACGACTGATAATTACTCTTAACATGTCCCGGGTGGTCCAACATATCTGGGATGCGGTACGGCAAGAAAATTCGGAAAAGTGCATTCCTGTTTTTAACCGTGATAATCCAATCCGATCAACAGGGAAGATGCAAAAATGGTTCACCGGTAAGCCATGTGGACGCACAAAAAAATCTCACATTAACGTATGCGTTTACGACAGCACTTGGGAGGCAACGGACGCTTTTGCGCTGGATAACAGCGAGCAAGTTGCGGCTTGGGCAAAGAATGATCACCTGGGATTTGAGGTACTGTACATATATCGCGGTGTGGTGCGCAAATATCGACCGGATTTCTTGGTTCGACTAAAAAATGGAACTTTCCTTGTTATAGAAACCAAAGGGAAAGAAACCGAGCAGGATATAGTGAAACGCCGATATCTGGAAGAATGGATTCGAGCTGTGAACACACATGGCGGCTTCGGGCAATGGGGAAGTGCCATGACAAAAAAACCTGGGGATATATTGGATATTCTGATTCAGAGTCAAAATAGTTGAAAATGGTTTGAATTTCCGACTGGACAGTCAGGGAGAACGTCCGCGCCCAGATGAGGGTGATCATCAAGCGTATTTTGAGAAAATACGGCTATCCACCGGACAAACAGGCCAAAGCAACCGAGCTGGTATTAGAGCAGGCAGAGGTTTTATGTCATGAGTGGGCTTAAAATTTAAATGCCCAAATCCACTAAGGGGACGGATATCAACTACCGTGCCCGATAATTAGAAGCGCTGCTTTTTGCGTCGGCTGAATTGAATTGTTATTCTGCTTTCTTTATTAATTTACTCTCAAACATGGACCCGATCCGGAATTGTCAACAAACGAAGAATCTAAAGGATAAAGATTCTCTATTTTTGCCCATGCTGGCTTGCCGTTCGAGTCGAGTTGCACTGGATGAAAACGTATGCCTTTCAGCCCTTTTGCGCGCCAGCAATCACCTTCCTTTGTCATCTGTGTGGCTTTTTTCCTTTCCTCTGTTGCCCAACTTGCGCCTCTCACAAACCATCCATTGATATCGGTTGCGGCGTATACTGGTTTTGTAGAATCGTAGCCAGGAATTTCTTTGATAAGTAAATCCGGGACGAGAACATCCGCACCATCGACAGTAGGTGATAGACTACAGGCAAGGGACACAGAAATTATCAACAAGAACCAACAACTGAAAACAAATGGTTTTGAAATTGACATTCCATCATCCTTTTCAAATAAGATATTGGTGAATGGTCATCTTATTAAGAAGCATGGGCCAGGAGGATTTGAATCGATAAATTCCCTTGAAAACCTTTCCCATGTGACCCCGTAAACACGCGGCAAATCCTCGATGCGAAGCCACGACAGATTGCCTGGTTTAAACTTATTCGTTTTTAAATTAGGATTTTTCAATTGAACTGGGTGAAAACGTGTACCTGCTAGCCCAATGGCACGCCATACATTGCCCTCCCTTTTTAAAATCGAGGATTCGAGAAAATCTGATTGAGCTTCTGGGTTAGAGATATTTAACCAATTGTTCTTATATGTGGCGGCATATACAGTCTTTGTTTTGTTAAAATCTGGAATCGCTTGAAGTATGATCAATGGCACAAGCACATCATTTCCTTCTCGTTTGGGGACAGACTTATCGTATCGATTTCTATCTGAGCTATTAGTTTTTTCGTTAAAATTTGATAGATGATTCGTCTTTGATAAAATATCACGAAGAGTAAATCCTGAGAATTCAGCTATGGCGGCTAAGAATACTATAATTGCTACAATTGCTGCAAACGGCTGCCAGGCATGTTGCCAACAAAGCAAGAACGGAGTTTCCCTCGTGCATCGTTTGCAAAAATTAGATGCTTTTGTGCGCCCAAGGCATTTCATGGTCTCTCTCTTCGGAATAACGTTCGGGCCGCGCGGCGCCGGCGCCCAGTGTTTCTACAAATGGAAATGCGCTGCTCTCGGCTTCCGCCAACAGCCGGTGGTTAGCAGTCGCTTTTCCCTTCTCTATAACTTTTCAAATCAAGCCTAATCGTTTCATATTTTATGCGTAACATATTAACAAAATTCATCCCATTCGCAACTGTATTTAAATCTTCTTCATTGAGAACAATAATTACCATGCCTCTGTCTTGGAAAACCTTTATCAATTCACGTTCGGCATATTTGGATTTTCCATGGCCAGAAATTCCACGCTTTGAAAATAGTATTCCAAATTTTGACTTTACAGAATCAAGAACGCGGCAGAATTTTGCAATCGTCGTAAAATCTGCGGGTTTTGACCAGTCCTTGCATTCACAAACAAAATAACGTCCAAAATCAGATCGAAAATCAACTTCGAAACCTTCCATTGAGCAAATTACATCATAGTCCGTTGACTCCGTTTTCAGTCGTCTGTATGTTCGGCAACCAGGCATGCACGACATAAGGTATTCAGATAGTTTCTCCAGATTTTCACCCTTTTTATCCCCGAATTTTGACATAAGCATCTTAACATATTGTACATTTACCACCCAGACACCTGCTTCTGCTGGAGAGGGTATTTCAGTCATCCAATTATTATCAAGTTCCTGAACAACCCATTCTGGGAAAAATGCAGCAGGCTGATTTTGATTTGAGAGTTCATATGCACGCGCACCGTAGCGCTGAACTTCAGAATGAGGTAAGCCATGGCGGAAAACTAGTCGCCAGTATGTTCCGGTAGTATCTGGCGGAACAATACCTTTTTCATGGATGGCATTTTCGCAAAGTGCAAGCATTAAGTGTCTTTTAGAGAGTACTGGAAACCCCATAGAAGCATAACAATCACTAATCCAAACTAGCGGAGTGCCTTTCCGAATTCTTTTTTGTTCGAAATTTTGTGCATCAAGGAGTTGATAATAAAGCGACAAATAGATGGATATGGCTTCGTGCCAGCGAAACTGGTTTTTATAGAAATTACCAATCCGTTCCCAACATGTTTGTGCCTCTTCATCGCTATAAAATCGATCGGCAGGAAAAATAGAAGGCAAATAATTACGAAATCCGTCTGCACCAGATCGGTCAACCAAGAATGACCAATGATTTTCTGGAATACGTTTTTTAATCAGGTTCCATGACTCCGATTTTGAAAATGGATCCCGCCCAAATTCATTACATATTTTATCTCTTATAAATTCAAACTTCATCAATACGTATTAATCCTTATACTAACGGGTTTCTGCAATGCGTCTGGCGGGCTTTCGCGCGTCCGAGTGTATTCGTTTTTCGGGTATTTTGGTTACTGGATAAATCGAGTTTTATACCAATCCAAGCCAATCATTTATTGAGTCGGCCAGACGCCCAGCTCGCCATTCACAGAACTCGCTGTAACGGTCCGGCTTGAGGCGGTCTCCAGCAGCTTCCCCGAAAAACTGGATACCGGCGGTTTTCCGCTGGTCTGGGGTAAGCATTGCCAATACCTCGTCGGGTGGCTTGGCTCCAAATTCAGAGTTGGTCGGCCGGCTTAGCAAGGCGAAATTTGCCGGACAATTCGCCTTATCTGGATTATCAACTACCTCAGTAAGAAGCTTTCGTGGAAAAATATGGTGAACAGTGAGGTCCCCAACGGGGAGACTTGGTGTGCCGCCACGAGCAATATCATCGATAGGCTCCGTACTGAGCCAGTCCTTGGCTTTCTGGTTTACAAGCCAAGCGTGAATAACTTGTGTAGCAGGACCCCAGAGTTGCGCATATCGGTTGAGTTCTTCTGATCGAATTTTTCTCGCTTCATCGCGTCTTAATGCCTCAAGCAGAGCTTTTGGAAGCTCCGTCCTCTTGTTCCGAATTGCACGCTGAAATCGATTGATAGTGCTTTCAACGGAACCTTGGAAAACGCCACGTAAAGATGTCAGGCATAGCCATCGCCGATATGCTTGTTTATCATCGGCGTTTAGTCTGCCCTCCGATTTGTCGAATGCCGCAGCTAAAATTATAACGGCATTTGCCGATGGGACCAATGTTCTCCGAGACCAACCCATAGAAGTATCAACGAATTCAAGAGCTTTTTCGATAGCACGTTCGGCATCTCGCCAAGACAGGTCGAGAGACTGACCGTTAGGGCCGGGTGCTTCCATCCAGTTGTGTTTTAGAGTACTGAATTGCGCTGATCCACGATGAAAAAGAACTAAAGCTCGGAACGCAAATGAAAAACCAAACCCTAACCGCTGCGGGCGTTCCCCGCTCACGAAATCCCTCATACGCTTCAATACATCCACCGCACGCCCGCGTGCAAGTTCAGCAGCGCGCACGTCTCCCTGTCTTAGAGCGCTTCCTCCTTTATTAAGACGACTGAAAACCTCGACTGCTTCTTTGTCCGAAACATCAATGACCGTAGTACACGGAACCTGTTGGTCAAGCATACCAAAGGATCGGTCGAGCCGTTCCAAGGCATCTTCAACTCTCTTGGAATTCCAATTTGGAAGTAAACGTAATGCCTCCTCAGTAATTTTTCGGAGTTCGTAGTTCTGGCCATCAAAGAGAAGTGACACAGGAATGAGTGTGGAATCACCGGCCTCAACTCGGCGAGCAATGGACTTTTTACCGGCATATGATACGAATAGTCTTGTGTCCCTTACTTCCTTTATATCAGGCGCGGAGAGGTCCAGATAACACCGTAGTTCAGCACCCTGCGTGTCTTCCCCTGTATATAGGCCATACGACGCCTCCAGACTGGTAAGTCGCTGTTGACCATCGATAAGATATCCTTCGAATTGTGGGGCAAAACGCTGTTCACCGTGAGTTTTTGCTTTAGCGTCAAGCATACCGCTTGCTGGGCGCCACAAATAGAACCCTCCAATGGGAAACCCCTTTAACAAAGAATCCAGAAGATTACGCACTTTCGCAGCCTTCCATACATAATCTCGTTGGAATTGAGGCAAGAGAATCGCACCGGCGTGGAAATCACGAACGAGGTCACGTAGTGGTCTAGTTGTTGTCTGGAATCTCATTTCAGCTCTCCTCCTGTCGCATAGCTTAACGGCCATCTTCAGGGGCCGCGGCGGGCTTCCTCGCGTCCGCGTAAAGGTAAATGTTATATTATATCGATATATTATGTATCAATTTTGTGCTCACTGCACCGGTACCTTTGAGAACGGAAAGTGATTCCGAGCAAATCAGCCGCATTGCTTTTTGATTCTGATTGCTCTATTGCTCGCAGTATTTCAGATCTCTCTATTCCCTTTAGATATCCATCAAGATCTGTTCCCACGGGTCTCATCGGATAGGCGAGAAGGTCAATTTTTCCACCAGCCCGAAAAAACATAGAAAGGACTGAGCTAATAAAGCTTGATATACTTTGATCTTTAGCTTTTGCTTCATTTACCAACTTTCCTAATAAATCCTGTTCCAACTCAATGAGCAAATGTTCTTTCATGACCTTCCTTTTTACAACGATATGGGAAAATATGACGTCGGGTGCTGTGGGGCTGGTATGGTCCTCGACGCCCCCGTGAACGCGGCGGGGCTGCATTAAATAATCCTGATAATCCGGCGTGCAAGTGCCAAGCTATACCGCGTCAGATGGAATTACAGGTTCGGCGCAGCCGATTAAATTAACTATCAAGAGATCATCGAAGGCACTGAACGGTATCCGGTTAAAGCAACCTTGTCCGACTGTCTTAAATCAAAAATTAGTCCGTAATTTCTTTCGTGAATAACATACTCGCTATTTCATCATACCCCAATTTTAATGCCAATTCTGCAGGTCTTTCCCCCTCATTGCCTTTAGCATTTGGGTCTGCTCCGAGCTTAAGAAGTGCATCGACAGATTTTGAATGACCACCTAAAATTGCAAAAAATAGAGGCGAGAACCCACCCCTCTTTTCGCCAGCCTCGATATCTGCTCCATGATCAACTAATAACTCAACTAAATCTAAATGATTTCCATGAACGGCGAAATGTAATGGGGTTTGCCCTTCATTGTATTCGTGAATATTGATCTCAGCACCTCGGTCCAAAAGCATTTTTACAATTTCATAATACCCGCCTTGGACTGCCCCAAAAATGGCTGTCCGACCATCTTGATAAGCAATATTTGGATCTGCTCCAGCATTCAATAAGACCTCTACTATATCTATATGACCGTTCATTGCAGATCCCATTAAGGCAGTATAGCCATTATTTGTTATCGAATTTGGGTCACAGCCGGTCCCCAATAAATGAACAACCTTTTTCAAATTTCCGGTTGCTGCAGACCGCATCAATTTACCCTCTTTGGTAAATCCCATTCTTCTTAACATATTCTTCATGTTCCCACCACCCTGAACGTTTAATAACTTGTCAAGAGTTCATTTAAGCCACGCCGAACAAAGTTTAGTTGTCCCAATAGACATAATAAAAAACGTCCGTTCGAACTTCGAAATCGATTGCCAATGTATATTTTTATACTTTCAGTCCTCTATGTATTGCCCTACGGCAGGTCTCAGGTGCGAAGGGGCCGAGTCGCCTGAAGACCTTTGTTATGCCTTTCTATTTCGTTTTCACGTACTGCATTAAAAGTCAGTCTTTCAGCATATACGAATAATAGTTCATCATTAGCCAGTTTTTTTATTGTTTCATAATCAGAGGCATTTTTCATGAAATCTAATAGCTTATCACGTGGTGTATCTTTACAGCTATTAATATAAAACTCATACAAATCCACTGGATCTTCTATATGATTAGAAGCCTGCAATACTCGTCCGAAAAAAGTTTCTGGATGTGATCTATATGCAGCTAATTCAGCTATAGACAGCTTCACAAACATTAAGTGGCTCTGTCCATTACAATCATCGACTACGAGACAAGCTTTTTGCTCTTTCTCGATGACTATACCCGATTGTATTGTTACGAATGTTGCGTCTGAAATTTCTAAGCGTTCGCCAATACTAAATCGCCGTTTTGCATCACCAAATGCAAATTCAGGAACTTCACCGTCAAATGTAACTGGAAAACGATAATTCTCCATCGCCTTTTGTACATCTAATAAATCACAGTACTTTAAGCGAGTTTTATAAGCCTCTGTATATGAGCTACAACGAACGCCATGTCCAAAATCTGGAATCTTAAATCCAGCCAAAAGGCATACCCGCTGTATTTGCGTTTCATTCAGCAATAAGTGATACGGTTGATTTGTTAAAAATACAAATGCGGGCGAGGCTGGTTGGCCGTGTACAGTGAGTCTCGATTCTCGATCATGAACAGCAGCTAATGCCCGGTCGCGAAAATCCTCATAATCCAAATTTGCATCCACATTCATGTCAACAAAAATTACTCTTTGGTGGTGAGCCTCTTTACAAAGACCGTTATATAGTTGGTTCCCAATGTCGAAATGATCTTTTCCGAACTGACGTGACTTCGCCTCGACAGAATAGCTTTTGCCGTTCCTTGTTGCTATAAACTCGGGATGCGTTGAAGAAGAATCTTTTTCATCTTCTATACGCAAACTAAATCCGGCAAGAATAAACCAGGCAGCCACAAAAGTCTCATAGTAAGCAGCATAGAAGCTTTCTGATCGTTTTATTCGGTTTATAAGGTATTGTTGGAGTTCAGCATTGTGCTGCAATAGATACAAATTATATGCCAGACCGTAGTAGCAACATATTAGTCCATTTATTGGCATATCTTGAATTTCGCCAGGAGGTTTTTTCATTGTTGCTCTTTGAAGTGCACAAATCGCATCATACCACTTTGAAATTTGGTGCCGCTTTTCCAAAGACTTTGAGATCTCAGAATTTTCCCACTCCGGGCTGAGAACACTGCGGATGTAACTCCCAAGAAAATCAATAAATGTCTTATGTTTCTTTGAATAATGTAATCTGTTACCAACGGCTGTTAACCGATAACCTTTAAATTCTGTTGATATGATAGGTCTGCCTTTACCTTGCTGACTTTTCCGCCGAACCTCCTCGGCCACATATGATTCCGTGAGTTTATTGATTTGATCAGAACTAAGAGGTCCCCTATGTTCTGTATGCTTACCATGGCACTTTTTGTACTTTACTCCACTACCACATGGACAGGGATCATTGCGTCCAATTTTATTTTTTCCATGCTTTTTCATTCGTAAAATTCAACAATTATTTAAACACTTACCATTTTTTTGCTCTAAAGCATAACGGTTGGTTGTGGGGCCGCGATCCCCCAGCGGTCCCTCACCAACCAAAGGTTATGTCTATATTACTTCTTTCTCTCTCCACTCAAAATTTCAGTACTGGTGTCTAAGTCGGGTTTATAGTCGTTTTGTACATACTCTATATCAGGAGGGGCGACATCGAAATCTGGACGACTCGTATCTGGGGTTTCCTGACTTGTTTCTGGATTTTCTTTGGGGTCAGTCATTATAGTTCTCCTTTCATTTGATTATTTGTAAAATTGCAATAATGAATAGATCCGCTACAATTAAGGATGAAGCATAAACGGTATCATCATAGGCCATATTCAAATGATACACTTTTTTTGAATTTATTTCTTTGTTTTGCTCGAATGCGTTAAGGCAAGATTTTGTGAGAGAAAAAAAGATAGTGCTCTCATTCTGATTTTTTTTAAACAGCTCGATGATTTCTTGATTGAATGGCATTCGAGGAACATTTTGCAATCTAAGTCCTCTAAACAAGAAGCTCCATAGGGAACACAAAGATATGAACGTCAAAAATAGGAGGATAATCAATAACCACTCTAAGGGATGGTTTGGAGGAAAATGATTTTTAAATACAAAAGGTATAGCGGCGACAAAAACACTTATGATAATCGTCACGAGGGTTATGAACTTGGAGATTTTCTCGTCTAGTTTATGAAAGCGGTCTATATCTTGATCAAGTGCTTTGGTAGCGTATTGGTACAGAAATTCCCATCGATTATAGGACAGATGTTTTTCAAGAGTCTTAGTTAAATCTGAAATTTTCATTAAATCCGTCACAATCGAGAGACATAACGTCGAGTTCAGCAGCAGCCAGGGATTCCACTGAACTTGAAAAATACGTTTAATTTCATGCTACTTAATCCGGTCCAAAATGCCACGGCCATGGCTGTGTGCTGAAGCGCAATGTTGGGGCTCCATGTCATTTCCCTTTGAATCTTCGAAGGACTTCCTTATGTGAAGCCGAGTCATTAATGGCGATGGCTTCAATCTCCGAGGATAAAACAGAGAGTGTGTCCTGAATCTCGGAAACGGTTGTCGCCTTCTTGCCGAATTTCTCAGCGATATCGCCGGGGGCATTTGCCTTTGCATGCTCATAGCAGAGCGTCAATTGACGGCCGAGGAGAAGAGCCACCGAATCTGCGGTTTGAGCAAAATAGAGGAGAGCACCCGAAATGCCGCTCATACCGAAAGTGGATACTGACTGTTCTCCGTTCAACCGGTAGCCATGCCCCGCTTCGAGAAGTTCCATCAGGCGCGGGTATGCCATGTGGGTGTAATCAGAAAGGAACCGCATCATCTGCAGAGCGACTTGCCCTGCATCATGGGGGTTCATCTCCTCGCTTTTCGATTGGAACTTGCCAAGAGCGGCTTTCATGTCTTTGATCTGGATCTGCGACCGCTGCCGGGGCTCCTCAAAGGGACGTTCTGGATTGTCCCAAGTCTCTGCCGCAAAATCCCGCAGGCGCTCCTTCTGCTTTTCGGAGGGCCAACCTCCCGCTGCCATGTCTGGTGTCGGCAGCATGAACGCAATCGAAAGGCTTGCGTCGTACACCGTGCGCGCCAAAACGGCCGCTTCAAACCAGAAGCCGCAACGTGCCAATGCGAGCATGGCGTTGGTTGCACTGGCAGCGCCTGCCAGCTTGAGGAGTAGGAAGAGCGTAACGTCATCTTCCTTCTGATCATGCCGCCATGCATTTTGATGGGTGTCCCATTCGGGACAGCGGGTTCTCACCTCCAGCAAGGTGCCAACGTAAGCAGTAAGTTTCACTGCGAGCGAGGTCAACTTTGTCATCTTTGTCTTTGAGTCAGTCATTCTCTTGCCCCAACAAAAAGCTGCCGGGCGGCATGGTCCTCGCCGTCCCCGTGAGCGATGGGTTGGATCAATTATTTTGGTGCGCCCAATTCTTTAAGCACATTATGTATCTTTTCCATCACATAGGCTCTGCCGATTCCCGAGTTATAAGGAAGCCTCGCTGAAAGTTGCCCATTCTCATCCATCAGGCTTATATAGTCCGAAACGTGGGAAGTTAGGATTCCTGCAACTTTCTTTTCATTAAGAAGAAAAACAGGAGACCCGCTATTCCCATGGCTCGCGATTCCATCAATTAGAAAAAAATCTTTTTTAGAGTACTGCGCAATGATACCCATTCGAATCACAGGATGATTTTCATCACCTATGGTGCCAATTCCAAGAGGATAGCCCGGTATAATTAGAGCGCGACCTTCAATCAGTTCATCGTTGGATGCAAAATTATCTAGAGTAAACGTCAAATTTTCTAATTTAAAGTCTTCATTTTTTTCCTTTTGAGGACTAAGAATAGCGAAATCACAAGTACTATCTATGTGATCAATCAGACAACGTGATCGTTTAAAACCTTTATCGGTTTCGATAGCGGCATAGACAGTCTCTTTTTTTTCAATTGTCTTTGAAATAACGTGCTTGCAAGTGACGCCGTAAATAATCCCATTATCACATTTGACCAAGAAGCCGGTACCAAGGGGTACCCAATCATTATTAGGATTATTGTCGTCTTGGTTTCCTTTGGTTTGGACACAAAAAACAGTTCGCTTTATTACGTTAGAAAATTGTTCAACGCCTACAAAACTCACAAATTCAGCTTTTATGAATTTGTCACCTGAAAACGCACTTCCATTAAGCAAAAGAAACGCACAAATTGAAGTGATAAGTATTCTCATGACAACCTCTTTTGTTAGCCCAACGCTTATCTCAGTAGCCGCGGCGATCTTACCGCGGTCTGCTGAAGATGGTTGTTCGGCTCAAAATTTTCTCCAAACTGTTAACATCCATTGGAGGAGTCTGGAGATGAACCAAACGGTGGCATGTTGAACAGGTGGTAATGAGATCATTCAAATCTGTCACTACGCCATCCGATTCGTGAAGAGGTAGTATATGATGACACTCCACTACGCTTCTGCCGTGTATCTTAGTACTAAAGCCGCAGCCTTTACACGTGTAATTGTCCCTTTCCTTGCATCTATCAGCAAGTTGCCTATTACGACTTCTGCTGAGGATTTTGCGTTCCTTAATGAGACCTTCTAGTACGTGTAGTTCGCCCTCCTTCGTATTGGGCGTCAGCGGCCACGCCTTTTCTGAGTACGCCTTAATTAGAGCTAATAAATATGAAGAATTCACCGTGAGATCTGTATAGTCGGATGTCTTGAGAGAACCCGTTTCAAGGTAGCGCTCAAATACTCGGTTAGCGTGGACAAATTCTTGGCGACGGGACTTTCGTGTTGTAACTGGAGTATATGTAAACGCGTCATCCGAGACCTGTAAAGCGAAAGACCTCCTTCCGCCAAGGGTCGGAAGAGTAGGGCCTTGATGATTTCTCGCAAATGCCACGAGTTGTCTGAAAGCAGGACTCAAACTCATAAGTCTTTCCTCAAGCCGAACGGCGGGGCTTTGTGGCGAGCGAAGCGAGTCCATCAACAGCCCCTGGTTATCCAAAATTTGTTCGCGTCTATTCTTGTAGGTGGTCAATGATCTTTTGGCAACCTATCAAATCCCTGTAGCTTTCAGCTTCGTGCTCATACATCCAAAAGAAAGGGCGCTTTTGTCCATATTCTTGCTGTTTGCGCATACATTCTGCGACTACGCATGATGGTACAAAGAAAACCTTTGGCATTTGCCCCTCAACTGGCCATCCATTCAAGTAAACATATGCATACCAACTTGAATCGTTTGATAAGTTCATTGCCTTGAATTTAGTATCCCATACATAATAGCTTTCTTCGGGTTTTCGCTTTCTATTTTGAAACGAGGCAGTGCCTGTCTTTACCTGAATTGAAATAGCCCTACCACCGACTTCACTAGTAACTATTAAATCAGTTGATGGGACTCCACCCCGAGGTAAAGCAACAACAAGCCCCTTAGCGGAAAGCATAGCCGCGACATAATGTTCCCCAGCAGCCCCAATAATACTCGATTGTAATTTATGCAATTATTTGTCACCTTCATTCTTGGATAACGCCCAGCCTCAGGCGCAAGGGAACCGAGTCCGCAGCAGGCCGATTTCAGCGTTTCACTCCCTCATTCTTTGCCAAACACGATTTCAATAGCTTCTTTAGCGATGTAAGAGTCCAAGCCTGTCTTTTCCCAAACACCTGCTTCTGCCTCTCGCGGCCATTTTAGGCCTGGGGTACCCACGACGCTGTGCATGCCGTTCGGTCTTTCAGTATTTCGGCCTGAATGGTTCAAAAGTCTCTAGAATGCCATTGTAGAACTTCATTCTTGATGAATAGTCACGTCGGGTTGTCCTGACCGCCAATGAGCGCATTCCACTGGGACTTTGGACGAGGGTGACATATTCCGTGACTGTATATCCGGTTTTCGATAGCCACTCGTATATCCACGACATAGATGGCAAGCCATTGACCTTTCCTGCAGCAGGTTGTTTCACGATGGTGTGCTTAGGATGTTTGCCTCTCATACCTCGCATGAAGGTTTCCTGTGCTTCAGTGAGTGTCATGCCCACGAATGGAATTTGGCCGATCTCTATTGTCTCGTAATCCTCTGAGAACTTGGCCGTGACTAAACCCTCACGATACAAGAAAACAACCGCCGTAGGCGGCGTGCCGTTAACCCCGAATACCCACGTTGATGGGATGTCAATCGAGAATCCGAAAATGTTGTGAATGAATTTCTTGTGGTTAATTCCCTTCTCTGACGGGAAGAAACCGTAGTAAGCATCCTGATTTCCTGCGGCGAAAGTCGGCGTAGCGAGGAGCATGGCTGCAAAGAGGCATATTGATATCGTGGTGTTTCGCATCGTGCTTCTCCTTTTGATGACCGAACGCCAAGTTTCAGCGGACGCATGGTCCTCGCGGTCCGCTAAAAACGCTGGTTATGAGCCCCCAGTTCTCCAGATTGTCTCTATATATTTCCGTAAGGGGCATTCCATTAATTTCTAAATCAAGATCTATTTCGGCCTGATTTCCATTTTTATTGTCAGCACGATTTCCGTATTTTTTAGTGTTTAACAAGATGAGATCATCAAGGTCCTTCCTTTGGAAAATCCAGAATTCATGAAACATCTCAGATACAAAAATAAATATATCAGCCAAGTTGGCCTTTTTACGCCAGGATTCGCTGAGCGGTAAACCTTCTTTTAAAGTTTCATCCCGTTGTTTTTGGGTTGTTCGAATTTGAAACCATCTGTAGCGCTTATTATTCTGTATTTTCCCTCTCCCTTTGACTTGTATCTTTAAATTTTTCTCAGGATCGTTAACAGAGGTAACGAGAAAATCGACACCTCTGTCTGGGACCGGCTCGGTTGCAATCAATCCAAGTGAAGTAATTTTATCCTTCACCCATTCTTCTGTTAATTTACCAGTTTTGTTTTGCCTGCTCATATCCTTGAACAATACTATCAAGGCCACCTTCCTTCTGAATTTTATCCTTTACAAATGGCTTATGCGCAATTAGCTGCCTATAACCTTCAAGAGCGACAGGATAAATCCAGGAACCGAGTCCGCAACAGCCAAAGGTTCGGTACTATTTTATGCTTATAGGCAGGACTTCGAAAATTGCTCCCGCCTCATCCTCATTTTCAACTCTGGTCTTTAGTACACTCATTTCTACTACACATGAATCTTTTCCATCCGTTTCACTGAAAATCGTTTGATTCAGTGCATCAGAAAACCGCTTCATCAAGTTGTCTAAGTCTGGCCCGAATGGCAAATCAGATGGAAATTTATTAGGAGGCAGAAGAAACGTTACCCTGAGAATGCAGGCTTCGGCGATCTTCGGTAGTCCCCGCGTTTGATCAATTATGCTTGTGGTCCAACGCTTAGGCGCATTAATGTCGCCGCGCGATTTGTTGCGACCATAAGGCACTCCCGATACTCTATGTGAGATGTATTTCATAGTTTATAAACACCGAATGGGCTGCTCAGGGGCGGCGCGCTTTTTCGCCGTCCCCAAAAGCAGGTGGTTGGGCAACTCGTTGCATTAGTAAAACATGCCCGGCACAAAGCTTACTTGATGGTGCGTGGAGGCAGCGGTGCAATGGTCCAGCTAAAGCATGAGGTTGGAAGGTCTTCTTAAGCCCGGCGGCATGCCATACCAATTATTCGTTTTCGTTTCTTTTGTCAGTCAAATATTTAATACGATTCTTGAACAAGATAAAATATAAAAGACTTCCACCAACCCCTAAAATTAGAGCGATTACAGTAATTATTTTCATAATCCCGAACCTCCTTATATTTAGATGCCCGGTTTCATAAATAGCAAAGCACACACTCGATTGCCTGACACAGTCCATCAGATATTTATACGAATCTCTCTTGCTGCCAAACGTCGCTAATCAGCCGCGCAGCTTTTCGCGTCGGCTGAATTAGCCTTGTTGGGCATTCCATCACTTTTCAAAAAAGCCATTTATACGGTCACTAGTTTCTGTAATTTCATCGCTAACCGTCTTAAGGTCGACCATAATTTTCTCGCTTGCTTCGAGCAAAGCTTCATCCCTCGAATTGTGGTATTCAATCAACTTATTTGCATAGGATGTACCTAAATCGTACCTTTGCTTTGAAAGCTCTTTTAGCCGAGCAGCATTTGTGAGAAGGTTTTGATTCTCTTTTCGCTTGCCAACATCAGTAATATTAGCGGCGAACTCTTGGAGAAAATCGTATTTCTGGTTTTCCAGTGAAAGGAGATCCTTCACGCATTTGAGATTTTGAGCATATTCTTCTTCCGATTTAGGATCAATAATCATCTCTTTAATTATCTCGATTTCTTTATCCCTTAATTGACCACCTTTTATCTCAAGATTTTTAAAAAATTCTGAATGCATTTTATTTTCCTGAATTGTTCCAAAGAAAGAACCAACTCCTATTAAAAGGAGGGCTAAACAGTAAGCAAAGAGCCCCGAATAAAAAGATTGAAGCCATACTTTTTGCCCATATTTCTCTCTTTTCATCAATTTGGTTCTTAACCAAAAATAAAAGATGAGCACAAGAATCCAGCCGATAAACATTATAAGAAATGCTATGGGCGATTCATACGAAAGGAGCAACTTAAATCCTGGTATAGTAAGAGAAAGGAGTAAAAACCAACCCCACCCCCACTTTGGTTTACGACATAATGGAGAATAGATAACCTCTTGAGAAATTCCGTTACTCTCTTTTTCAAAGTAGGTATCATTATGTGGCTCTGCTACAGTCGGATTTGATATATCATCGTCTGGATTATCGGAGCATTTATCAACATTTACGAAAGGAAGGGAGCCGCTTTCGATCTGCATGGCGTCTTCACTTTTTCCGATCCACTCTCCACAAAACCGGCATTTTATGGCAGCATCTTGAATATCTTCAGCACAGTATGGGCATTTTTTCATTTTAGCCACCTAAACAATAAATCCGATAGGGCGTTTCACTTCAATTTCAAAAACTGCGCCAGTAGGTTGCTGGATATCCGATGGATCGAAAGGGCACGCCCCTCTGTACGTAAAAGTGTTTATTTGTACGTCAATGTCCTCACCATTCCATTTTCCGGAGCTTATTTCAGAAAGCAAATTTTCTTTCGCAATCTCGAACATGACCTTAATGAGGTCGCCTTCCATAAGATGCCATGTAATTAAGCGGCTCCTCGATATTTCAGCTCTGATGTGAAATGAGATGGATTTGGAAGCCTGCCGTGGTTTACCCAAATCATTACGATCGATAACCGTGACAGGAAAGCGGAAAACCTTTCCATCGAAATGGGGACCAGTAATATCCTCAGGATTTTCAAAAGCCACAATTATGATTGGCATATTATGCCTCGATTTGCCCAACTTTAATATTAGTCGTTATGACCGTTTACAATAAATTCATATATAACCCATCAGTGACGACAGTGTTCTGGTCCGAATGACAATGATTTGGTAAATCCGTTCAAATAAAACCTAACACTCATAAATCATATGAAAAAATTATCTCTATGCACTCAGCTTCGATACCATTTTATGTTTGCCCCACCTTTGAATGAAATGAAATCGTTAAATATTCACTGTGTAGTGGACAGCTATAATTTTTATCGCGGAAAATAGATTGTTACCCCAACAGACCTTGTGAAATAGAACTGGGCCCTTCCCTGGGCCTTATCGGCATGCCCCTATTTCATTGACTTTACGGTCCGGTCCCATAAAAGACATAGGCCAATTCAAAAAGAAGGGTGGCGTTCCATCCTTTGTCATCTGTTTTATAGCTATGAACTTGGCGCAGGGATCGTATGATTCCTAACGCCATGGTCTTAATATGTCAATGAAACAAATGAAAAGCATATGTAAACAGAGGGTTAAAAAGTGAACTTCGAAAAATCGATACTGATCAGGGTGTCATTCAGACAAAGAACAATATTCGGTTTAATTGAGGTGGCACCGCGTGGGGCCAATTTGTAGGCCTTAGAAATATTAAGCACCAAAACAATGTTTCTGCGTCGATAAAGCCATTGCCAGATTTTTAATTGTAATTGGTTACTTCGGTTCGAGATCAAACAAAATCAAAGCTGAACCCACCGCTGCCTTTCATTTCCCGATATTCAAAACCCATGAAACCGTAGCCGGTCGCATGGGCGAAATGATCGTCACCGGTTTCCTCGATCCGTTCCTTGATCGTCCCGTCATCTTCTTCGGTGAGCATCGTGACCAACGATTTCATATGTGCCCTGTAGGTGGACACCAACGGCTCATGGTCGATGTCCATGATGGCGGCCCGCTGCTCCCTGAACTCATGGGACATGCTTTTCAACCACGCCGTCCGGTCCACAGACACCGTACTCGCTTCATCGGAGAATCGAGGTTTGACCATCCGCGACTCATCGGCATAGGTGCAGCCATACACCCGGCCAGGAAAAGCCTTAACCAGATATGTCACCCGGTCTTTCCCATACCCCCAGTCCGCCACGACGATGTCAGGCTTGAATGGTCGAAGGAATTTTTCAATCCGTTTTGTACTCTCCAGCGGTTCCTTGGAATCCTCCGTCACCATGATACCGAGCATTTCCCTTATCCCGGTGTCAGCCCTCAATCCCCATACCGTACACCAGTTGAACGTACCCCAGTCGATCCCCGCTGTGATATAGCTGTACTTTGGCAAACGGACGATTTGCGGGCGCAAGTCAATATCCGTACACAGGTCGAGAATATGGTCCGTCAAAAGGATGTTATCGCTGGCGTAGGTTTCCCCGAGAACGTAATTCCAAAACAATTGGGGAAAACGATAGTCCCGCTTCTTTTGCATGATCTCATCAGCCGACAGCCAACAGCACATCAACTGGTTGATATGGAAACAGACATAATCGGCCCGGGAGGGATACATCGGCACCCAGCGCCCCCGCCACCGGTCGATCTTGGGCGACTTGCACTTGGAGCAGCAATATTCGTATGAACCTTTCGGAACGATTTTCTCATGCGGCGGGACGTGCTTCAACTCGAGAATATTATCCGGGTATTTGAGCCACTGCTCATGGCCGCACGCCTCACATTTGACCATCCAATACATCTGATTGGACTTTTGCCACAGCTCATCGATGCCGCGGCCGGGCAATGTAGGCGTAGACAGCTCCCGCTGCCACCCGAACTTGGATGCCGAAAGGGACTCTTTGAACGCGATACCGACGCCACGCTTCATGCGGTCGATTTCGTCGAACACAACGAGATCGGCGTCGATACCTTCACCCAATTTCGGGTTGGTGGAAGAACGCAGGTAGAGGGCACCTTTCCCCAACTTCCGCAGCGTGACGTTTTGTGGATCCCCCATCATCGACTCAAGGCACCCACCGATCGACCCGGTTAAAGCATCCTTGACGCGAACATTGGAGAAATCCTCAACCTGCTTCGGGGATGGAAACGTGTAAACCACGTTGACCGGGTAAGTATCCATCGCCCAAAGAACTTCGGTGACGCTGTTTTCAGACACCCCCGCCTGGCGGGATTTTTTATATCCCTTCACCCGCGGCTGCACCATGAGCGGATACATCAAAAAAGGGCGGTGACGATACGGGTTCTTGTAATCGATAAACCCATAGGGCTCCCCGCGGATTTTCCGGGTCTGGACCGCCCACGTCGCCGCAAAGCTATCATTTGGAACATCAGCAGTCACGGAGCCACCCTTCTATGATGCGGGCCATGAATTCCTGCACCGACACCCCCATGACCCGGCTGTAAAAACGAATCTCTTTCATCCCCTGTGTGGAGATAGGCACCCCATCAATCATGGTGACGGTATCCACCGGATCAGGAGCCTGCCGGCAGTCAAAAAACTCCCGGCCGTTTCGTTCGATGAAAGATGCAACATCCATTTCCATGTCAGTCATTGGAACCCGCCTCCGCCATTTCAACGAGCTTCTGACGGCTTTCGATCATTTTAAGCAAGGCATCCTGGGCCTCTGCATCCCCTGTCTCCAGAACCTTTTTGACCGCCTTTTCGAACTGTTCCTCACCCACCGGGCGACGGTTCACCACTTCACCACTGATCTTGTTATTGTTGTTCGCAGTGGACTGGCCGGTGTGGAGCCGCTGCATCCGCTGGCAGCTTTCCATAGTGGAGATCAAATTCCGCACATCGTTGGGCGTCAACCCGACGCGGAACATCGGCTGGCCCTGGGCGTCTTTGATCGGCCGACCATGATCGTCGAACTGAAGCATGTGCTTCCGGGCGTACAAACCAGCCAAGCGCATGACGGCAAAAATCTCATCGTAAAAGATTTCCGATTGGTCGGCGATTTTGGTCGCTGCACGCTCAACTGTTTTTTTGTCAGCAGCGTGCTGAATGTCTGCCAAAAGTGCTGGCCAGTTGCCTTTTTCCTTCCACGCCTTGACCGTATTCCGATTACAACCGACCAGGCGGGCTATCTGTGAATCGGAAATTTCACCCATTTTTTCCAAATACAGGTTTTTAGCCTTAGTCATTTCGCTAAGACCTGCTCGTTTGGATTTCCCTATTTTACTTGATTTTTTTGCCATGTTGCTTCCTCAACTGCTACTTGTTGCCACCTGAACCCCTCAAATTCTATGCAGATGCCTCTTTCTTATTGGCAGTTGCCTCCTTGAGCAGATGGGTAAATAGTTTTCCCAATTGAACGGGTTCTTTCTTATCCGACACCCCCAGGCGGGTTGCCAGTGCCTCAGACGCCGTATCGATCTCCCCCACCTCATCCTTTGGCACCCGGCAGACGATGGTGGCAAATTCGGTGACCATGTCATCGTCAAACGGATCAGAGGGCGAGCCATATTCGGAGAAATCAAAATCGACGGCATCCACCATCGTTTGCAGTTCCTCGGGCTTGTAAGGCAGGAAGGTCGATATATCCTCGAACGAATATCCCTTGATGTCGGCAAACAACTCTGCAGATCGGAGAAAATCAGGCTGACCTTTGATCTCATCCATCGCAATCGTCAGCGTCTTGGCTTCCTCATCGGAAATGTGCCCCAGGTTCCTGACCTGCACCCGGGCGACGCCGGCATCCCTGAGAATCTTGTACCGGTGTTCCCCATCGATGATGACGTATTTGGTCCCTATCTGGCGGACCAGGATCGAACGGATCACCCCGAACCGGCGGAATGCCTCGGCCTCTTTTTCCATCATCTCGGCCGACATCTCATTGTAATTGTAATCGTTGGGGTAAACGTCGGCGATATTGACCGTAAGCAGCTCACCCCGGGCTTTGGCTTTCCTCATTACACACCCCCTTTGACCAGATCCTCACCGGGAAACTCGATTGTCAGATCGCATTCGTCTTGAATCGGGATGGCAATCTCATTGCGGGAGGAAATGTAATCCGCCGTGTAAACGATCAGCTCGATCAGCGTGTACTCGGCGATAGGCTTCTTAATGTCCGGCTCGGTCCACAACCCCATGTGATACCGGATCGCTTTGATGATCTGCGCCAGCGCCTCGGTTCCGATGGGGCCATACTTTTCATGGTTTTGTGCAATAATATCGAGAATATATTGACCGGCTCGGGAGGCGTGTTTTTTAAAGTCGTTTTTCCAGATGTCATGCAGCAACAAAGCAGCAATGACGATGTCTTCCTCCCGGGGGCTGACACCGTATGCCCGGCACAGATGACGGCCAAGATTCACTGCCCTTTTCACATGGCGGACCAACCCGGACTGGACATTGCAACACGGCGGGTGGTGAACCTTTGAACTGGACGCCGGCGCCTTGTAAAAATAGATATTGGCCACCTCGAGCTTCTGCAGCACATCCAAGACCAGCTCACGGATTCCCTTATCCGAAATGACATTCAACTCTGGAAAAAAGACCTCATGCGGTTTCATGATCCACCACCCCATGTTTCAAAAGAACCTTGAGCAATTTGCCGTTTTCCAGGGCTTCATCCGGTTCGGCGCCAATTCCCAGTTTGACCTTGGCTTGGCTCATCATCGTTTTAACTTCGTCGAGATGGTCCTGATGGACGGACACCTTCACATCCACCCAGGCCATCGGCTTTTTCCCATCCCCATCGCCAACGGCTTCCTTGGGCTCTTTGGGGGCATCATCTGCGATCGCCATCAAGTTCTCGAGTTCGACCTCGGTAAACGGCAAGACCTGGGTGATCTCATCCCAATCCGTGGACCCGGATAAGGAATTGAGCAGCCGGCTCAACTTCGACGGGTTCCGGCTGCCGCGGAGCTCGTTCATCACCGCCGTCAAAAGCCGGGCATCATCCTCGGACACTTCACCCAAATTATTGACCAAGGCCGTCGGTTCGCTTTTGGCGACCAGCTCTTTGTACCGGTGCTCCCCGTCGATAATCTGAAGAGTCCCGTCTGGTTTTTCCCTGACGATGATCTCGGCGACCTGGCCGTACCGATCGAGCGACCGGCCCAGCTTTTGTTGCATGAACTCGGACTGTTCATTGTAATTCCATGGATTGGGCCGCAGCCGGCTCGTATCCACGATTTGTTCGTTGATTTTGATTTCGTATGACATGGTTCCACCTCGACCGATATGATTTGAACCGGTATGATATGACATCAGACCAGTTTGGGCCCACCCCGCCCGATGGGTTCGTCTTCATCCCACACGACCCCCCGGGACGCCCACAAGCGCGTGTATTTTTTCTGCAGCCGGCGCAGTTCGTTGATATTGGCGTGAATCACATATTCGACATGGGACTTACAGCGGGAGGACAACCCCAATTCATCAAACTCGGGCGTGAACACCGCCTTGCCATACATCGTCGGCGCCATCCAGGAAGTTGAATCGACAGAATACCAAGGAAAAGCCTGCATCAGCTTCCGGGCTGTGACTGCAAAGCCGTGGGTCATATTCCGGGCTTTGATGATGCTGTAAACCCGCTGCATCCAATTGAACTTGGACTTGATGCTGGCATCGTTGTTCGGTGAGATCCCGATATACCGGTGACGGGCGGCGATCCGCACCAGCCATTCGAAACTTTCCCCTTGATGGAAGATGTGAACCGGGGTGAGCCCGGCTTTTTCAAACCGGATCATGTTTTCCCACCCCTGCCGGGCCGCATCCTCAACTTCCTTTTTGGTCGGCTTGACGCCCTGGACCCCGGGGATCACGTCGAGGTTAACGACATAGATTTGATCGATCTTGTCGCAGTGCCGGGCGATAAAATCCCGGGCATAGGAGATGTATTCCTTGAGATCGATCGCTCGGCCGCTATTCCATGCACTGAAGGCGCCTGAATCCAAAAGGAACGCATTGCCAGGCCGGCACCGGCCGGCGATACTGGCTGCCAGGTCGGTGCCTTTCTGGTTCTCGTAGGAGGAAAGATAATTCTTTACCCCCAATTGGAGGAAAGCTTTTTCATATTGCGGGCTCACGCCGGCGAAAAAGATCCGCATTTTACATGATCCCCACGTTCAAGAGCGATTCGACTTTCGCCAGCAACCGCAAGGTGGCAGCAGTGCTTTCATCGACAATGACCTCGCCCAGTTCATCCGGCGCCGCGATAATCGGACCCACCTGGAGCAACGGGCTGAAATATCTGGCCTCGACCTTGGTGCCGATACCACCCCGGGCGTTGAAATCCATCTCAAGGATCATAGCCAGCGGTTGGCAAGCTTCGACGAAATGCTGGAGCATCTGGTTGGTGATCGACTCCATGAACTGCCCTTCATTGCGGTAGCTGAACAGATACAGCTTGAGGGACTTGGACTCGATGCACTTTTCCACCGGCACATACCGCAAATGGAACTCGGCAAAATCCGGTTGACCAGTTCTAGGACACAGCGACGTGAATTCCTCGGTTGTGAACTCCACCAGATACGGCTCGCCGCCGGCATCCCTGTTCGGGAATGTTTCCAGAATCCCCACCGCCGGCGCACGATTGTAATCCGTCTTTTTCGCCCCCAGTTGCTTCAACTCATCTGATTGACCTGCATAACGATCATCCATATTTGTTCCCCTTTCATTTCAAATGATTCCAATCGAAATCGATTCGATCCATATCACCGGTTATGAAATCAGTTCCCAATGCTCAGCAAACAGCTCGATCATGTTTTCTTTCCAGGGCACCCGGCCGAAACGGCTCTCCACATAAAGATATGGCGCCGTCATTTTGCTATTTTCATCCGGATATTGGACCCGGATGACGACATCCGGACTCCATTCCGGGAGTCGCATCCCACCGCCCCGTTTTATCGCTTCAAAAGCATCACCGAATTTCATATCCGCCCTTTCATTGCCCCAGCCGCCTGGGCTTGTTTCGATAACCCCGGGCACCTGGCCGGCTCGTTGGTTGATTTTTCACCGCCACATAAGCCCCGCAGGCGTCGGCAATGTGTTCGAACTTTCCGCCGGGGATCCACCGCCCCAGGAAATTGTATTTCAGCCGGCGGGTGACCTTGCCGGCGCATTTCCCATTTTTGATCAAGACCTCTTGAACATCCTTTTCGCCGCCGAACCGATCGAGGGCCCAGTCCATGATTTGTTCTTTGGAGGCCGTATCGGCACCTGCAGTCGCCCTTTTCACATCCAGAGGCGAACACCACTGATACGGCACCCCATGAACAAAGCAGACCGTCACCACGACCGCCAACGCCATGTTGAGCTTCACCGCCGCATTGGCATCCTGGGCGCCGCCTGGAGGAGCCTCCCCCACAACCAGGGCTGGATGGTGCCGGACCAGCACCCGGTCAAACCCATCGATCAATTGCTCGAGAAGGATGACGTTTTGCTCCCTGACTGAAAGCTTTTTCTTTCCCTTCAACGAAGCGAGATCCTTTGGAATCGAAGGAGAAACCACCCCACACGCCTGGGGTACGCTGTCTTTGAAACAGACCCACCCCAGGTTACCCATAGCGATGTCAAGCGACAGCTCGATGTCTTTTCCCATAGCCATTCCGATCGTTATTGTTACATCCGCGACTTGTAAGACCCCGCCAGGTTGGCACGCACGATCAACGGGTCTGAATACCCCGCCTCTTTGAACCCTTTTGAGCGAAGCTTGCAGGCCGGACACTTGCCGCACGGCGGGAATACCCCCTCGTAGCAGGTGTGACTTTGGGACAGAGCATCCAGGCAATCCACACCCAGGCTGACGGCCAGCTCAACCTCTTGGGCCTTGGTCAAAAACATCATCGGGACGTGGATGCTGAACTCATAATCCATGGCATAGACCAGGGTGTTTCGAAGGGAGGCGATGAAATCCATCCGGCAGTCCGGATAGCCGCTGTAATCGGTTTGGCACACCCCGGTCACCAGATTGTGGATCCCCCGCTGCTTCGCGTAGACCGCAGCCATCGACAGGAAAAACAGATTCCGGCCATCGACAAAGGTCGTTGGCAATTTCCCCTCCGGGCACTCGACATCGATGTCTTTCCGGGTCAAGGCATTGGCCGCCAGGGCGTTAATAAACTTCGCATCGACGATCTCATGGGGCACACCGGCCTTGGCCGCCACGATGACAGCCGACTGCAGCTCGATCTTATGGCGCTGGCCATAATCGAAAGACACCGCCAGAACCTCATCAAACATCGTTTTTGCCCAAAACAGCGCAGTGGTGGAATCCTGACCCCCCGATAAAACGACAACCGCTTTTTTCTTTTCCATCAATCAAACCTTTCAATGTAATTAATTACTTGTGTTTAAAGGCAAATCAATACGCCGGCGACATGTTCACCAGCGTCAGAAATTCATCCTTGCACCCACCCGCGTTGTTCTTGAATACCCCCTCCATTGCGGAGGTGACCATGCTGCTGCCAATCTTTTTGATGCCGCGGGCCTGCATGCACAGGTGTTGCCCTTCGACCACGACAGCTACCCCACGTGGCGCCAGGTGTTTCATGACATCATCGGCGATGGATTTGGTCATACGTTCTTGGATCTGAAGACGCCGGGCGTGGCAATCCACCAGACGGGCCAGCTTGCTGATCCCCACGACACAGTCGCCCGGGAGATACCCAACATGGGCGACGCCGATGAAGCTCAGATTATGATGTTCGCACATCGAAAAAAAACCGATGTTTTTAAGCAGCACAAGCTGATCGTAGCCATCGGTTTCGGAAAAACGTTTCGACAGAATTTCCTCCGGCGATTGCTTATAGCCGGCGTAAAGCTCTGTCCAAGACTTGAGGATCCTGTCCGGTGTTTCGAGAAGCCCTTCCCTCTCCGGATCCTCTCCCATGAAGTGCAGCATCGATTTCAGCGCCGATCGCATATCATCCAAAGACGGCGCCGGATTTTTCATCACCTCTTGTACGCTCATTTCATCACCTCAAACCGATATACTTGTGAGACTGGACACTCAGCCGAAGCTTAGTGTAGTTCGACATCCACACAAGACAGCGTTCGACCGCCTCGGGATTGTTAAACTCGGGCTGAACAAAGACGAAAGGTTTTACGGTCGCCAACGAAAACATCAAATCTTCGTTTTGGGAGATCAACGATTCATGATCCGGAACGACATATTTTACCTCGCTGGCGTATTTCATCAGCAGATGGTTTGGAATAAATGTTTTCGGGGAAATAGTCAGCCAGTCGATCCACCGCAGCACCTCGGGTTGTTTTTCAGACACCTGATGAAGAAGACTGCCATTGCTCTCCATAGCGATGGAAAACCGATTCCCGATTTGGGCCAAGAGCGGCCACAAATTGTGCACCATCGGCTCCCCACCCGTGATGACAACCCAACCACCGGTGCTTCGTTTCCATTCCAGATCACAAAGGTGGCTTGCAATTTCAGCCGGGGACAGCATCTCGAATTTATCCAAAGGAGTGTCACAGAAAGGGCAATTGAAATTGCATCCACCAAGACGAAGGAAATGAGCTAAGGTACCGCAACGGGCGCCTTCTGTTTGAACCGAGGTGAACATTTCAACGACAGGATATCTATCGCCGTCGAATCGAACATCGCGGGGGTTTGTCATTCCGCCCCCCTTTCTACCAAGGCGCAAGCCCCAGGCGATTCATACACCCGGACCCAGTCCAGACGAACAGGTCGGGCCGCCTCTTTGAATCCATCATTGCAAAAGCAAGCCTGGATGTAATCATCGATCCGGCGGAACAGATATCCGGCCAGATTTTCGGCAGTAGGGTTCATCTCGGCAAACTCGGCAAGATCGTTGAGGCATTGATGGTCAGGCAAGACCGCCTTCATCATATCTTTGAGATCCCGAAAATCGACCAGGATCCCCACCTCATTCAACACAGTACCTGAGATGCCGATCCGAACCTCCCAACGATGCCCATGCAAATTCGCACACGGTCCCAAATACCCCTTTAAATAATGGGCCGCATCGAAATGGGCTTGGTACTCGAGAAACAAGCGGTCATTCATTTTTGCTTGACTCCTTTCCAGTTCCATGCTTGAAAGTAACTAATTACCTTCACATTAATTAATTACCTTGCGACCGTCAAGCAAAAACGCGAATGCCTTCATTTTCCAGAAAATTGAGATTTATCCCCTGCCATCAATCTGCGTACTCGAAATCCCAACCCCAACGATGAAAGGAGTCGATGGATGTCCCACTTTCAAATTGAAGACAACCAGATAACCCGTCTTGTGACAGACGATTTTTACTTGAGAAACCTTGTCGCCAAAGGGCTGACCTTCCAGCTCCCCTCTTTCAAATTCACGAAGGCACACAAGACCAGCGGATGGGATGGCAACCTGTGTTTTTTCAAACGCCACAGCAATACCTTTGCAACCGGTTTACTTGCGATCGCCCTGGAGAAAGCAGCAGAGGTCGGAATTGTACTTCCCGTCATCGACAACCGGCGGCACCGTGAGATCACCCTCGGCTCAGACGCCGCTATTGCATCCATTCTTTCAGATAAGACCCTGCGTGATTTTCAGGTTTCCGCCATTCGAGCCATCTTTCAATACACCCGGGGCATCATCCAATCCCCAACCGGCTCGGGCAAGACCGTCATATCCGCCGGCGCCGTCAAGATCGCAAACCTCCAGGGATTAAAAGTCCTGTTTTTGACCCATCAAAAAGAACTGCTGCATCAAACCTGGAGTTCGTACACCGGCTCGGGGATCGACACCGGCCGGCTCGGCGATGGAATCCGTGACATCCATCACCCGACCATCATCGCCACAGTTCAAACCATCTATGCCGGACTGGAAAAAAGGGACAAGAGAGGCAACATCATCAAAAAAGCCGATCCGGAGATCGTTGCCCTTTTGCAGAGCATTGACATGCTCATCATCGATGAAGCCCACCGCGGCGACGCCATGACGTTCCAGACCGTCTGTAACATGTGCGTGAACGGCTATTACCGCATCGGCCTGACCGCCACCCCGCTGATGAAAGGCTTGTTTGAAGACCTGGCGCTGATCAGTCAAACCGGCAACGTCATCTATCGCATCACCATCAAAGACCTTGTCGATCGCGGTTTGCTGGCTCAACCATATATAAAACTTCAACGCATCACGTTGCCAGAATTGCCGCGGCACCTTTCCTACGCGACGGCATACAAACAAGGCGTGGTGGAAAACACCTACCGAAACGGGATCATCGTCAACGAAGCCGTCGGCTTTGCCCAAGCCGGTTTGACCACCCTGATCCTGGTCAGCAAAATCAATCACGGCAAGACCTTGCTATCGATGCTCGAACGCTACCCGGGGTTGCGGATCCAATTCATCCACGGTTCAAAAGACACCGAAACCCGTGACGAAGCCCTCAAAGCCCTGGCCGATAAACGGCTCGACATCCTCATTTCATCCACGATCGCCGATGAGGGCGTAGATATTCCGGCGGTGTCGGCCGTCATCCTCGCCGGCGGCCTTAAATCCCCTATAAAGCTGTTTCAGAGGATTGGCCGTGGCATGCGCCCCAAAGCCGACGGCAACTGGGTGCTGATCGTCGATTTCATCGACCTGACCAACAAACATTTGGCCCGCCACTCGAAGGAGCGGTTCGTTCTGGTCAAAGACGAACCCGGCTTCATCATCGTACCGGATTTTGATTTTTTACTGAAAAAAGCCGCCTGACCGAAAGGACGTGAATATGACTTTCAGACAACTGAAACAGCATATCGATCGATATGGCTATGGCCTGACCGCTTTTTACGTTTGGTCCCCATCCCTGATTCAAAGACTGATCCGCGACAATGAATGCCACATCAAGCCGGAATATTTCCTCGCTCAACGGCTGCGCCTCAAAGTCTATCTGCACCGCCGCTGGCCCCCATACTCCACCCCGAAATGGTGCTCGCTTCGACACAAAGAATTGAGACAGATGGCCGCCAACAGACCCAGGCACGCCCATTAATTTAATCGAAAGACAGCGGGAAAGCCTAAAGACCGCTTTAGAGTCGGAAGGAGACAATAATGGATGACCACGAATACATCAACGACGATGACCTTTTAGATTCGTTTGAAGATGGCCCCGAGGAACCATACGAGGAAGAAGTCGACCCGGAATTTTACAAAGAATTTATAAGAAAGATGACCCAATTCGCAAGTGAGATCGGGCAAGCAGCCGTCGATTACCTCGATGACTGGGAACAACCCGATTTTACCGGCAGAGAAAGAAAACACATCCTTCAACAGATCGAGCAATATTGCTCACTTGGCCGCTTCGGAGTCGATGACATGTACGATTTGACGCTCGAAATCAACAAGCGCCTGGTTCTGGATATTCAAAAAGGCCTCCAGCAGATGCTCCAAATACATCTGCAGAATTTTCCCCATGCACTCTCCGATGCCCTTAAAGCAGAGGAAATCGCATACGCCGAAAAGGTGGCGGCCGCACAGGCAGAAAAGGAAAAGGCAGCGGAAACCGCCAGGCTCGAAGCTCGGAAAAAACTCATTGAGGTATAGGAGAACACTATGAATATCGTTGATCAAATCATCAAGACAATGGATAGCAATCCCGGCAAGAGCTACACCGTCGATGAGATGAAAGCCATCCTCAAACGGAATCGAACAGCGATTCAAAGAGCCCTTTCGAGACTGGTCGAGGTGGGTGTTGTTGACCGAAAATCGGACCCGAGTTTCCATTGTAGGTACCTTTATCGGCGAAAAGGAGGTACCACTTTTGCTACCACTTTTTCGCCGCCTACCACTTTTGCTACCACTTTTGCTACCACTTTTGCTACCACTTTTTCCGATTCTTATTTCGATCTATTATATAATATACTGTATTCGATTAAACATATACTTAAAAAGAAAGCTGAAATTAACCCCATTCCAGAGATCAGAAAAAAATTAATCGAGTTTGATCACATGCTCGATAAATTTTTGAATGACTCAGGACGTGAATTATCATCCACCATCCCCGACGAACTTTGGAATAAAATTCTCCGATTTGCTGAAACGGAAATATTCCCTATTCTCCGGAAACCCGTTTTAGAAAAATCCTCCGATGAGGTATCCCCGGATTCCCTCGACCCGAGCGTTAAATTCCCTGAATCCGACCCGAGCGTTAAATTCATATCCTCGACCCCGATTCCTGAAAAAACCTTATCCGAGGAAAAATCCAAGCCCCGAGATCTCCCCGTTGGGAATATTGAAAAATTTCTGAAAAAATCCGGAGAACTCGAGAAAACCCCAGCAATCCGACTTTCAAAGGAAATGAGAGCGAAAGAGGATTACATCACCGAAAACATATTCACCCCTCATGTCCGATATTTTAGGCTTACCCCGGAACAGCGGAGTTTTGAATTCGCAAAAGCCTGGACGAAAATCATTACCCGACTTTTTAAAGGGTACAGGATGAACCCGGGATATAAGAAAGCATTAACGAGCCCCGCCCTTTTCAGAAAATCCGGAAAGCTCTTTTCCGATCTGAACAAAGCCCGGATCGAAGCCGATTTGCTCAACGCCAGATATGAAGATTACATGGTGGGCATCGCCGAATACCAATTCGATTTGAACGCTCGCAGTAGCCTGGAGAACACCCCTCAAACAAAACAGTTTGCCGGTGAAACCCACGTTGCTGCCGTCAAGGATTACATCGAACAGAATTTGAAAGGCTCTGTCCTCATTACCCGGCAAGACATCCTGTATTCCGGCAACGCAAATTTCTTTCTTGCCGAAAATTACGCAACCCCAGCCCAAACCCCTGAACAATTCAACCTGGCGAAAACCTTTTATCAGGATTGCGTTTTCGTCGAATTGGAACGCAACGCCATGATCACCGGCCATCGTCTATGGGACTTGGTCACCCAAGCCATCGATTATGGTTTACTACCCAAGGCCTGGGCCAAAGGCTACGGCACCCATCACAACGTCGAGAAACTCAAACGTTACGAACCGACTGAAAGCTATTTTAAAACAGCCATCCTTTTTCGAAACGTCCAAGAATAGGAGCGATATGTTATGGCAACCGCCGCATTGGTACCAGCAGCAACAATCAAAGAGGAATATGACCGCGAATTCCAGAAACAGATCCTGGCCATGATGTATTCGGATAACGGCTTTTTGCGAATGATCGCAGATGTTATCAAGCCGGAGCATTTTGACGACAAGATCGATGCCGCCTATGCCGAGATCTTTCTCGAATTCGCCAGGAAATTCCCCAAAGACAAGATCTCAAAATTCGTGGTCTTCAATGAGATCAAGAAGCTCATTTTGTCAAAACGCATCGAGGATGAAGACCGCCATCAATACATCACTCGATTTGCACAGATCGCCACGACACCCGTAGCCCCGGAATATGTCAGAACCGAGCTGCGCCGGTTTGCCCTATCCAAAACCCTGGAGGTCGAATTGGTCGGCGCCGTCGATTTGATGAGAAAAGGCCGGTACCGGGAGATCGTGGATCGAATAAACAAAGCCTTTTCAAAAATCGACAGTTCAAAAGAGCGATCCGACATCCAAATCATCAAAACGATCGATGACCGCATTGTCAAACTCAAAGACCCGGAAGCCGCTTTGAGGAAAGATGGCATTTCAACCGGGTTGGAAAAAGTCGACAACCTGCTTTACCGACACGGCACCGGCCGCGGCGAGATGATGGTCATTTGTGGCTCCCCAGGCCGCGGCAAATCCATTTGGCTTGCCAACTTGACCATGGCCGCCATCCTCCGGGGGCACAACGCTTTGTATTACACACTTGAAATGGCCGCTGACATCGTCACCAGCCGCATCGACGCCATGACCACGGGCATTCCCTTTGTTGAATTGATCCGCTACGCCGATCTTGTCGCCGAACGGTGGGGGATCATTCAAACGAGTTTTAAATTGGGTGAGATTTTCCTCCACGACCTGCCGCCCCGGTACCTGACCCCGAATATGATCCGCCAGCATCTTTACTGGTACCAGGATCAAGGCATCAATATTTCGGTTTTGGTCGTGGATTATGCCGACATTATGGCCAGCGACAAGAAGATCGATGAACGCCGGCTCGAACACGGCGATGTGTATGAGCAGATCCGCAGCATCGGCAAAGAATTCGGCGTTGCGGTTTTAACCGCATCCCAGGCCAACAGGGACAGCCTTCGGAAAAAAGCCGTGGATATCGACAGCCTGGCTGAAGACTTTTCCAAAGCGATGACCGCCGATTACGTCATCGGCCTATCCCAAACCAAATCGGAAGAAACTTTTTCAGAAGAAGGCCGCGGCACTGGACTCATGCGGGCGTTTGTTGCCAAAAACCGCAACGGACCCAAAGGGGTTGAAGCCGAATTTTTGACCGATTTTACCAAGATGCGAGTGTCGATGAAGGACTTCGACAATTTCGACTTGGCCCATTTTGGCCGGATCATCAAATAAACCCCCTTAGAGCCCGAAATTCAAACCCGAGTCTATTTACCGCAAGATCAGGTCGATCATTCGAAATTCACGGCGAGAATTCGAAATTTGCCCATATCCAAACAAGGAGTCGATATGAGTTTCAACTTCCGAGAATATGTCGAGGAGCACTTCGATCCGAAACCCCAGCAGATGAACCCCGATCAGGTATCCATCAGTTGCATCAACCCGGACTGCGACGACAACTGGCGGCGCAACCGGAAAATGACCGTCAACCTGGCCGAGAAGGTGGCATTCTGTTTTAAATGCGGCACCCATTATGACGAAATCAGTTTTGTTGCCCAGGCTGAAGGGATCAGCAAATTTGCCGCTCTGAAAATCGCTCGGTCAACCGCTCCGATTCGAACTTATGGCACCCACCGGCTGGAGGAAGCCCTCGCCAAACTCAAACCCCCCGAACCTGAACCGCCGCATATCACTTCCGACAAACCCGAGCCATGCAAATTCCCACCCCTTCGCAGGATCAACCCAGGAACCCCGGAGTGGGACTATCTGGCAGAACGTCGGTTCGGCAAAGAAGTGATCGAACATTTCGGACTGTTTTATTGCCCACCCGGGCCGCCGAAAGGTACACTTTGCCCTGAATGCCATATCCGGGCCGCCGGCAAAAGGTGTTGCCCCTACGCCAGCCGCATCATCATCCCCATTTACAAAGAGGGTGTCGGAATCTCTTTCCAGGGCCGCTCGATCCGAGGAGCCATTCCGAAATACCTATTCCCGCCTGAATTCGGCAATGAGCTTTATAATTGGGATGATGCCCGGTTTTTCAAAACGATTATCATTGTGGAAGGCGTTACATCCGCCTGGCGGGTATGGCTACGCGGTTATCACAATGTCACAGCCACCTTCGGAAAATCCCTCAAGCCAAACCAGGAAAAGATGATCAAAGCCGAAAAGCGAGTCGAACGGGTGATTATGCTTTGGGACGGCGGCACGCTGCCAGAAGCCTACGAAGCCGGGATGAGACTTTCCACCAGCAAAGAGGTGCTGATCGCCAGGATCCCTGGAAAGCTCGACCCCGATGAATGCCCCGATACCCCCGATTACATTGAAGCCGCTACTCCAATCGACAAGCTCGATCGGCTCACTGTAGCAATCAGCAAATTGTCATAACCGCCTAATAGATAATATTTTCAATATTATCTATTAGGTCAATCGAGCACGATATTTTTACAGAAAATTGAGCTTTATTAGAAGCAAATTGAACTAATTATTTACACCCACAGTAACCAATGATATTGAAACCCGCACAAAAGGAGGTATATGAACTTGCCCGCAACCTTCGACTCAAATCACCCGGTTTTCTGCTTCACCTACCAGCAAAACATTCCAATGCTCGCAGCCACCTTAGACGAATCCTTCGTCTATGATTGCAAAGCCGCCATCACGGTGGCGAATCTGATCGCTTCAAATCAAACCATCAACGAAGCTCCGTTAGCCATTTTGAAATATTTCAATTTACCAATGTTTTGAAGTAATTAATTACACCCGGACATTAAAGGAGAAAGAAATGAACAAAGCCGTCATCGCCATTTCCACCGCACTGAAAATCGACCTGGAAGGTATCGTCAAACAACTCGTTGAAAAGGAAAGGTTCCTGGCTTGTTGCGAAGCATTCGTCGAACAGACCGATTTCCCCATTGAAGCCCTGCAATTTTTCACCCACTTGCGGAGAAATGGATTCCCCGGCGTTGCCAAAGCAATCTGTCAATTTCTCTTTGTGAACAATCCCGGCGCCCTGTGCCGCAGCCAATACCGTTCGGATCGCAATCGATCGACCCCATCCGCTTGGCAATCCCTTTATCATCGGCCCGAACGGTGACAGGGAGATTGTCATCGAAAAGTATCGATTATTGCTGGACGGTTTATTCGAGGATTGGGCTTGGTTTCAACCCTCACCGGCAGCCCAGGAAATAGAACGCATCGTAAAGGCTGTCAAAGAAGGAAAAGATGTTCAATTGGTCTGCAACTGCAAACCCAAACCCTGCCACGGAGACATCATCAAAGAAGCCATAGAAAGGAACCTGCTATGAAAATCCAATCCAAAAAATTGAACGAAAAAGTCCTGGCCATCATCGCTGATTTTTATCTCATTACCGAAAACAACGCATCAGATTTCATCCGCGACACGACCCGGACGACGAACCTCAAACTGACGCTGACGGAATTGACGAATAAAATTCTCGAGGATCCGGAAAACCTCCAATGGGTGCTCGATGAAGGTTTTTTCGACGCCACTGGGGACGCCGACCCGGCGACAGAACCCGATGTCGTATTGGCCCAATTCCAATCCTGGCAATGGCGGTTGCAAAAACAAATCGAACGAGAAAACGCAGCCATCGACCGGCTGAACAAAATCGCCGAAGTCGCCAGTGATTTCATCGACGAAGCGTATAAATAGAAAGGAATCAAAATGCCTGAATATTCAGCGGAATCAATCAGAATCCTCGAAGGCCTCGAACCTGTTCGGTCACGGCCTGGCATGTTTATCGGATCGACCGGGCCCACCGGGTTGCACCATCTGGTTTGGGAGGCCGTCGATAACTCCATTGATGAAGCCATGGCCGGTTATTGCGACGAAGTCACCATCATTCATCACCTTGACGGCAGCATATCGGTTGAAGATAACGGCCGCGGCATTCCCGTTGCCATCCATCCGACAGAGGGTGTCCCCGCCGTTCAGGTCGTTATGACCAAGCTCCACGCCGGCGGTAAATTCGATGAGAAAGCCTATGGTGCCTCTGGCGGACTCCATGGCGTCGGTATCTCTTGCGTCAACGCTTTGTCGGAAAAACTGTTCGTCACCGTTTGGCGGGACAAAGCCGAATACCAGCAAACGTATGAACGCGGCACCCCCGTTACGGGTTTACTCAAAGTACCCACATTGAGAACCCGCACCGGAACCCGCGTTCAATTCTGGCCTGATCCTACCATATTTGAAACCACGGTTTTCGACGAAAAGATCATCGCCACCCGGCTGAAGGAACTTTCTTATCTCAACCCCGGGCTGAAGATCATTTTCGTCAGCTCCAAAGGGAAAGAGGTCAAATTCATCAGCAAAGCCGGTCTGGTGGATTACGTCGATGCCATCAGCTCCGACAAAGAGATCCAGCCGGCCGCGATCCAGTTATCCGGAAACGAAGGTGGCATTTATTGCTTCATTGCCCTTCGATGGACGAAAAACCCGCACGAAGAAATCCGGAGCTTTTGTAACAACATCAACACCATTGAAGGCGGCACCCATTTGACCGGCTTCAAAACCGGATTGACCCGGGCCGCCGTTAAATTCCTGGCCAACTACATTCCGAAGAACCTCGAGCAACCCACCGCCGACGATATTCGAGAAGGGCTTGCTGCAGTCGTCAGCGTCCGGGTGCCGCAACCCCAGTTCGAAGGGCAGACCAAGGCCAAGCTTGGCACATCGATCGCCCAAACGGTGACAGGTACAATCGTTTACCAAGGGCTCAACGATTGGTTTGAGAATGCCAAAAAAGACCAGCTCAAACTGATCGCCGACCGGATCATCAACGCAACCAAGGCCCGTCTGGCTGCCCAGCGGGCCAGAGACAACGCCCGGAAGGTAGCCAACCTGGGCGCAGACACCTTGCCTGGCAAACTCACCGACTGCCAAAGCTCAAACCCCGCCGAACGCGAACTGTTTCTGGTAGAAGGCGACTCCGCGGGAGGTTCTGCCAAACAGGCCCGAGATCGTCGAAATCAAGCGATCTTGCCGCTAAGAGGCAAGATTCTCAACTGCGAGAAAGCCAACCTTAAAACCATTCTCAAAAACACAGAGGTGCAAACCATCATTGCGGCTTTAGGGTTAGGAATCGGGACCGGTTCGGTCGATCTTAGACGCCTCAGATACCATAAGGTGATCATCATGACCGATGCCGATGTGGACGGTTGTTTGGCCGGTGACACAAAAATTAAACTGCTTGATGGTACCTACCGGACAATGGAGAAGCTTGCGACCCTTTACCCCAAAGAATCAACGCGGTTTTGGGTGTGGGCTGATGATGGCAATGGTCGTCACATCCCAGCCGTTGCACATTCAGCGAGGATCACCCGTTATGTCTCTGAGATCTATGAGATTATGCTTGACGATGGGAGTACGATACGAGCCACTGAAAATCATCCCTTCATGTTACGCACAGGTGAATTTATCCGCACCGACAAACTCACTCCCGGCATGTCGCTTATGCGTATGACTTGGCGGCTGAATGGAGAGAACACTTATAACCCCAACAGGGAAGAACTTTATATTCCGGCTGACAAAAACCAATACCCCACCCATCGATATGTTGCTTCATGTTTTTATAATATCGATGGATTGGATGTCCATCACAAGGATGGAAACCCTCAAAACAACACTCCCGAGAATCTTGAGCCAATGGCCCCGAATAAGCATCGATCGTTACATGCGGAAAAATCTTCATTGGTAACCGATTACAACGGATCAGAACTTCAACGCGAGCGAATTCGTCAGCTCCACCGAGAAGGAGTATATGATAAAGTTTATGAGGTTTTTCAAAAATATAATGAATCTGGTTGTCACGGAGCCATTGCCACGGAGCGGAACATCCGGATGTGGAAAGATCCCGATTATCAAAACCACATGAAAAAGAAACACCAAGAGTGGTTAAAGAATGGTGGAGGTGAATCCATTTCAAAAAATGTCAAAAAACAATGGGAGGACAAAACAATCGCTTTTCGTATGCAAGCCACTCGGATTGTGAATGTAATTAACCGAGCACTTAGAGTACATGGTATTTTGAACCGCTTTACCTATGAATCAGAACGACCCAAAACAGGAGTTCCTAAATATGAAAATATGATGAAAAAAATGGGCTTCCGGAATGTAATCGAAGCGGCGCTTTTTTCGAGAGATTACAATCACAAAGTCAAGGCAATCCGATTAGTGAAACTACCCGAACCGATACCTGTTTATGACCTTACCGTCGAAAAATATCACAATTTTCTTGTATGTGCTGGCAAAGGATCAGGTGTTTTTGTTCACAATAGTCATATCCGGACTTTGCTGCTGACCTTGTTTTTCCGCCACATGCCCGAACTGATCCTCGGCGGCTATTTGTATATCGCCCAGCCGCCCCTTTATCGGGTCAAGGCCGGTAAGACGACCGCCTGGGCCTTCAACGACAAACAGCTCAAGGAGATCTTGGACAAATTCAAAAACAGCAGGCTGAATACCGTCGTTTCCCGGTTCAAAGGGTTGGGCGAGATGCCGCCGGAGGTACTCTGGAAAACAACAATGAACCCCGAAAACCGGATTTTGATTCAGGTGGATGTCAGCGATTCGGATTGCGATGATTTTTTCCAGATTTTGATGGGTGACCAAGTCGAACCCCGGGCCGAATTCATAACCAAAAATTCGCTCGAAGCTCAAATCGATATTTAGGAGGCGATATGATTTTGAATAAATTGGTCTTGTATTGCAGCCGGCTTGAACAAGCCATGCTTTGGGAAGTTTGCAAAAAAAGGAGGTGCGCCACATCAAACTGCCTTTTCAAGAAGATCGTCACCCATTATGGATCGGAATTGTGGTCAATCGCTCCGATGCGTATTTCCACCATCGCCGATGTCAAAGACAACCTGGAAAAATTGACCAAACCGATTCCGATCATGAGATGCCCGGTTTCGGCAGAGACATCATTTGTTGAATCCGCAGCCCCGGTATTCGAAGTGGATCACAATGATGAAGGTAAAACAGAACTGCCGAAGCCAAGAACAACCCCGCTAGTTCAGAGAAAACCCATCGCCACATCGATGTCAGACATCCTTCGTCAAAACATCATCGAACAAGTTAAAAACTTGCAATGAGATCATAGTAATTAATAACTTGACATATAATTGATTACATTGTATCGGGATTGAAACCCCCAATTAGGAGGAAAGACATGGTCCTCAAGAAAAAAGATGTGGGTCCGCCGGCGGCAAAGAATCGGGTTGGCAAAATGATCAAAGCTTACCGCGACAGCAACCAGCTTACTCAAGCCGAATTAGCCAAAGAACTGGGATATAAGTACGGGAATTTTGTCGGGATGCTTGAGTCAGGCAACTCCGTTTTCCCCTTGGCTAAAGGAAAATGGTTGGAATATGCCAAAGCCATCGAAGCCGATCCGACAGAGTTCTTGCTTACCGCTCTTTGTGATGTCCATCCTGAAATGGAACCGTATTTGTTGCCGCTATTAGAAAAGGTCAAGAAAAAGAAATAGAATATCGATGGACTTGTTCTATTTTTAGTCCATCGATTTTTTGTGTCTTGAAATATAAGTAATTAATTTGGTTCATGCTAATTGATTATTTTCACGACAAGGAACAGTGCTTTATGATCGAATCTATATCTTTTAATCCCCCGCAAGTCTGTGATGAAGATTGGTTTTATTATACGCTCTCGAACGACAATTCAATTCGTAACCTTATGCTGAACGGGCCGGATCAGATTAGTTACGCCATTCGATCGAAAGATAAGATCGAAATCTTTATCGCTTACAATACCGCCACATATATCACCTGCATCAATAAATTAGCCTTTGACCACCTGAAAAAAGCACTTTTCCAAAAAGCAACTTTTGAGGAGGTTTGCTATATGCTCAACCTCCGAAGATAGAAAGGATATTTAGATGGGCATGATGGAACGCATTATAGAAATTAGATTGGAATGTACTATGGGTACTTCCAATAAATTTTGGTTCGGTCAAGTTCATCGGGAAAAAGCACCCGGCTCACCACCGAAATATAAATTTGTCGCCAGCTTTGGTCCTATTGGCCATCCTGGGCAATCAAACGAAAAACCTCAACCGACTTGTCACGGCGCTTTTAAAATGCTCATGGCAAAAATAAAGGAGAAACTGAAAAAGGGGTATAGATTAGCAGATGGATCCAATGCAACCGTTTATGAAGAAAAACATTTTGAATACGATCTTAAATTGATGATAGCCAAGTTTGCTTGGGATTATTCTCACTTGTTCGCAGGAGGAACTCCAAAAATAAAGAACATCGAAACCTGGGCAGACAAGGCCGAAAAACCTAAAGAAGTAAAACGGGAAGAAGCAAAAGCCGCCTGGTTAAAGACAGAAGAAAAATCAGGTGAAAGTTTTGATTGGGATGAACCCGTTTTTGGTAAATCGAGTAAACCCAAACCAAAGATCGATAGAAAACCACTGGTTTTGATTTAGTTGCGCCCTTTTATCACAGTAATGGATTACTTTATTTTTACAGAAAATTGAGATTTATACGCTGGAAAACCCACCTCAAAACCACCGCATAAAGGAGAAACTGAAAATGGATCAACCGATCACCTGTAAAGTATGTGGATTCACCAGCCACAATTTGAAACCCCATTTTCTTGGGGGCCGCGAACCGTCTTGCAGCGTAACTTTGCAAGAGTATCAAGACCGGTATCCGACCGCCCGGGTGACCAGCGAATTGTTTGATCGCAAACTTGCCGAGATGATTCAAACCAAACGCCACGCCGAGGCCGCAGAAGTCGATATCATGAATCTGACGGCATGCGAATTCAACATCAAGGAAAACTTCGGCATCGACATGGGTTCGATGGAAACCGTCACCGGCTTTGTGGAACGTCACACGCTGGTTCCCGAAATCGATCCGGAGTATCAATTCCCCCCGGAGGCAACCAAGATCATCTTGCTGGGCCTCCGGCTCAACAAACCGACCATGGTTCACGGCCCCACCGGCTCGGGCAAGACCACGCTGATCGAGCAGATCGCGGCCCGCATCAATTACCCGGTGATGCGAATCAATCACCATGTCGATATGTATAGCTACGACATCGTCGGCCAGATGAAAGTCAAGGATGGCAACACAGAGTACGAACCAGGGCCCCTGCCCTTTTCCATGGTCCGCCCCATTTTGATGATCATGGATGAATGGGATGCGATCAACCCCGAAATCGGCATGATGTATCAACCGGTTCTGGAACGCCGGCACGACGGCCGCCTCGGAAATCTCGTCCTCACCGCAGCCGGTGGAATCAAAGTCACCAGTCATGCCCAGTACAGGATCATCGCCACGAGTAACACCTGCGGGTTGGGTGATGACAAGGGCCATTACCAAGGCACCCAAATTCAAAACCTGGCCTTTGTTTCCCGGTTCCAGCTCCGCGTCAAACTGGATTATCTCGAACAGAAGCATGAGATGAAAATCCTCAAGAAAAAGTTCCCCACGATTTCGGATGACGAAGCCAAAATGCTCACCGAAACCGCCAAGAAAATTCGGGAACAGTATGAAGCCGGTCGCCTGGATGTTCCTTATTCCCTCCGCGACTTGATCAACTGGGCAGAGCTTTACGTTCTGATGGGTGATGCCAAGAAAGCGATGACCTATTCCTGCACATCCATCCTGCCATTCCAAGATTCGAAAACGGTTCAGGAATTAATTCAACGGATTTGGGGATGATCCCGCCGGTAAGGGGCGGGCTCCCCGCCCCTTCACTTTAAAAGGAGAAAGCAATGATAGCCCGATCTGTTATTGAAAACATCGCAACGGCCTTGACCGAAAATTATCGGATCAAAGTTATATTCCGGGGCTCGGATTGTTTCGCTACCAAAAAATTGATCGTCCTGCCATCCCTACCGGATACCTTGCCGGGGAAACTCGTTGAAATGATTCGTGGTTATCTCGACCACGAAGTTGCCCATATCCTCTTTTCGGACTTCAGTTTGATCGAGGACGCAGCCAAAAAAGGCGCCAAGGAAAAACGGCCGGTGAAATTCATCCTCAACGCCGTTGAAGATGTTCGGATCGAACGCAAGATGGCCACAGTGTACCGTGGCTGCGGGGTAAATTTTGACAAAGCCCGCGATCTGACGACAAAGAAACTCAAGGACCGGTGGGAAGCCGCCGCTAAAGCCGGTGACATCGATGACGGTGGTGATCCCATTTTCCGGACCATGATCTTTTTTATCCTGATTTGCCAAACCGGTTGGGATAACCCATTTATTTTGGAATATGCCAGCGATGTGATGCCCCTGTTGGAGCATTTGGCCCCCGAGATCGAAGCAACAGAATCGCTCACCGATACCAAAGATGCATACGATCTGGCCCTGAAGATTTTGGAAAAAATCGAAACCTTTGCTCACGAACCGGAATTGGGTTTGGTTTCCCGCCCAAAAGGCGGAGGCGGTGATGAAATCGATCCCGGCGTGGTTGTTCGAGGAAGCAAAATAATTGAAGAAGGCGACCCGGACGCAACTGGCATCCCCGATGAAGCATATACGGAAGGGGACAAAATAGCCCCCGAACCGGAAGAAATTTATGATCCAACCTCCATAACAGTCGTCAAACCGGAACCGGAATCCGAGGAAGATTCCGATGAAGATGAACCCGAGGATGAGGATGAATCCGAACCCGAACCCGAAGACAAAGAACCGGAACCTCTTTCCCCATTTGGATCCGATGAAGATGAACCCGAGGAGCCTGATACCGATGAAGGGGATGAAGATGAATCCGACGCCGATGAAGATGAATCCGAGGAGGAGGAAGATGAAGAAACCAAAGCTGCCAAGGTACTCAAGCGGCGCTTAGAAAAAGCCCTGGCCGCCGATGGTGAGCGCGAAATTCCCTCTATTGGCCATGATATTTCAGATGCAGCCAAGACGGTGTCCGGATATCGCCCCTATTCGACAGAGAAAGACACGTTTGAACCCCATCCCTGTAAAGACGCTGATCTCGATTATTACAACGGTTTGACCGAAAAATTATCAGGGATCGTAACGACATTGCGAGGCCGCCTTTCCCGTATTTTGCTTTCGCAAAAACGAAGCCGATGGGACGGAAATAAGCGCAAAGGCATCATCAATCCCGCACAACTTCATCAGATCGTAACCAAGACATCGGATTCGGTTTACCGGGTCAGGAAAGACGGCGTCAAACTCAATACCGCCGTTTCGATCCTGATCGATTTATCAGGTTCGATGGGTGGCAAGATGGAAATCACCCGTCAGACGACCGCTTTGATGGCCGAGACACTGACCAAAATCGGCATCCCTTTTGAAATCCTTGGTTTCAGCGGGGATCATAGTTCGCATACCCCCTCAGAAGGTGATCGCAAGATCTTTAACCGCTGGGGCACCCTCGACATATTCTATTTCAAGAAATTCGATGAATATTTCGGCCAGGATCAAAAAAAGAGAATTGGCGGAATGGTCGCTCACCGGGAAAATTATGATGGTGAATCGGTCCTGTTTGCAGCAACCCGGCTTAAGGCTCGCCCCGAAAGGAAAAAGATCCTTTTCGTTTTGTCGGACGGTATGCCCTGCGCCAGCCGGTGTAAATCGGGAACCCTCAACACCCATCTAAGATCAGTCGTAAGAGATCTTGAACGTGATCCTTCGATGGCATTGGTCGCCTTTGGTATGAGGACAGATGCACCGAAGCATTTTTACAAAAACTATTTGCTGGTGAACGATCTGCAACAGTTCCCGGAAGTCCTGATGGCCAATCTTTATAAGACCCTGACGTAGATGTCATCTTTTTACAGAAAATTGAGATTTATATGAGTGCAAAGATCCTCCAAAATTCCCACAAAAAAGGAGAAAGACCATGACGACAGCAACAGCCCCTTGTTTCGGAAAACTTTTTGACGCCAACGACGCCGATTGCAAAAAGTGTCAGCTCAACAAAGAATGCCAAGCCGCTCAAGAAGTCGGAGCCACCCCGGTACTTGAAACCGCCCCGGTGACCGCGGAAGTGGTGACCGAGGAACCGCCGATTGATTTGCCTGCTCCGGTACTCGAAGCCGCCGAAGTTGCGGCAGAGAAAGCCCTGGAGGAAGAAGCGGCGGCCAAGGCAGCAGAAGAAACACTGACTGCCGAACCGGAACTGGCAGCAGCGCCGGTCCCAGCCCCCGCGAAAAAACGCGGCCGCCCCAGGACCAAGAAAGAAGCCGCCCCCACGAAAGCGGAAACCCCGGCCGAAGCCGGCACCGTGAAAGTATCCGCTCCCCGGCAACATACGGCGCTGAAGACGGCTTTGTTCAAGAAAGATGCCGACGGCAAACTCAAATTGGCATCTGCTATCGATCCCAAGGACGCCGATCTGGTCGTCAGCGCCGGTGACATCGTCAAGATTGTCAACCCCCGCAGCAAGTTCAACGGCACACTGTTTGTCGTTTCCTGCTACTCGGAGAAATACGAGTGTTTCCGTGGCGTGCATCAGGAGACAAAAACCAACGCCGATTTCATGCCGCACCAGATCGAAGTTATCGATCGGGCCGCCGCCCCGGCGACCAGCTAATCAACAACCTTTAAACGATGCAGGGCTTAGCGGCCCTGCATCGCTTTCTTGCGTTTAAACCGAACATTTTTTCGTCCAAAACCCAAGGAGCAGTCATGTTTACCCATTTGCATTGTCATAGTTCCCACAGCCTGCTCGATGGCCTGGGCAACCCACCGACCTGGGTTGAAACGGCCGTGAAAAAAGGTTTCAAAGCCTTGGCCCTTACCGATCACGGATCATGTGGCGCCGCATTGGAATTTTACAAAGCAGCGAAAGCCGCTGGAATCATCCCTATCATTGGCTGTGAATTTTATGTAGCCGATGACCCGTTTTATCGGCCGCCCAAAGGCGAACGAATGGAACGATACCATTTGATTGTGTTGGCCAAAAATTGGAACGGGCTGCAGTCCATTTTTAAGCAGCTCACCATCGCAAACGAACAGATGTATTACCGGCCCCTGTTATCCATCGAGCAGATTTTCAAATTCGAAGACTGTATTCTTACCTCTGCTTGTGCGGCCGGTCTTTTGAAACATCCCAATTATGTTCACATTGTCACAAAGATGAAAGCTACCTATGGCGGAGATTTTTATTTGGAAATCCAACCCCATTGGATCGATGTTCAGTTTGAGATAAATAATCGGGCTTTTTCACTTTCCAAACTTTTCGACATCAAACCCGTCGTGGCAAACGACGCCCACTATCCCCGGGAGGAAGATACCCTGACCCATGACGTTCTGCTCGCCATTCAGACGAATGCGAACATCAACGATGAAGGACGCTTCAGCTTCCTCAACGGTGACATGGCAGGCCTGTATCTGAAAACTCAATCCGAAATGATTCATTCCTTCAAACCTTGGATCGAAGGCGGCTATTTTGATTTGGAATTTTTACATGCCGCATTTGTATCGACTCAGGAGATCGTTGATAAATGCAGTGGCATCGACATCCCCAAATTGGATTTTGCCCTGCCCCCGTTGGTCACCCATAAGGTGGAGAATGAAGCCAGCTTCCTTGTGAAACTCTGCAAAGAAGGGTGGAAAACCAAAATAGCCGGGCGAGGGTTGGATGAGACAACCTATCTCAAACGCCTGAAGCACGAATTGGGAGTCGTTTCAAAAATCGGTGCCATTCGATATTTTTTACTTGGTTGGAATGTAATTAATTACGCCAAGAAAAGCAAAATCCTTTGCGGGTTTGGCCGTGGATCCGCCGGAGGTTCTCTGATTGCTTATTTATTGGGGATCACCGCCCTGGATCCAATCAAGCACGAACTGTATTTCGAACGGTTCCTTCGTGAAGATCGCATCGACATGCCTGATATCGATTTCGACTTCGCTGGTGACGACCGCGACAAGGTTATAAAGTACGTCAAGGAAACCTACGGCGAACAGAACGTCTGCCAGATCAGCACATCGACCGTCATGCACGGTAAATCGGCTTTTCGAGATGTCGCCCGAGTATTTTCAATTCCCATTCTTCAAGTCAACGAAATCTCAAAAAAGATCGACAAGGATCTGAACCTGGAGGAAAATTTCGCCTCCGGTGAACTTGCCGCCTTTGCCGAATCCCATCCTCTGATCGTTAAACACGCGATCCGGTTGGATGGTCAGCTCCGGTCCAAAGGGATTCATGCCGGCGGCATCATCCTTTCGGAAGATGGTTTTACCCATCGAGGCGTATTGGAAAAACGCAAAGCTGCATCAGCCATCAACTGGCACATGGGTGAAGTGGAACACTTCGGATTGCTGAAGTTTGATTTCCTGGGCCTCAGCAACCTTTCGGTTTTGGGTGACACAGCCGCCCTGGTGAGAGAACGGACAGGCGTTGTGATCGATTTTTTCACCATCGAACCAACAGATGCCGAGGTGTTGAAACAATTCTCCGATGGCCACACGGCGGGCTTTTTCCAGTTTGAGTCACCCGGAATCACCGGGGTATGCCAAAAACTCACTCCGATACAGTCCTTTGAAACCCTGGTTCATATCAACGCATTGTATCGTCCTGGCCCCTTAGATTCGGGGATGGTCGATAGTTACGTCAATCGTTATCACAAGAAAGAGGAAGTCAGTTATCTGCACGAAGCCGAAACGAAAATCACGGAACAAACCCTTGGTTTGCCCATTTTCCAAGAACAGATCATGCGCCAGTTTGTTGACTTGGCCGGATTTACCTGGCCGGAAGCCGACAACATGCGGAAGATCATCAGTAAATCGAAAGGAGCTGCCCTACTCGAAGAAAAACGGAAAACCTTCATCGATGGCTGTGCAAAAACCGTCGGGATGACAGAAACCGTCGCCAACACCATTTACGATAACATCGTCAAATTTGGCCGGTATGGTTTTAACAAGGCTCATGCCGCTTGTTATTCGTACATCAGCTATCTGACCGCCTGGGCAAAGTACTATTACCCGGTGGAATTTATGACCGCTTTGTTGCGCTCGGTTGTATCAGAAGCCGAAACGACTGAGAAATACATCAAAGAAGCCGAAAGGCTGGGGATCAAGATCGAAGGCCCGAACATCAATTTGTCCGACATAAATTGGTCAGCCGTCGGCGACAGGATCGTTGCCGGATTCGCCTCGGTAAAAGGCGTTGGATCGATAGCCGGTGAAAAAATCGTTGTCAGCAGGGGCCGGGAATCCTTTGTCAGTTTTGAAGATTTCATCAAACGCACAGAAAGGAGGGCCGTAAACAAAAGGGTTGTCGAATCCATTGCCTACGCTGGCGGGTTTGAATCCCTGGCCCCGAACACGAAATGGATCATCGACAATTACCCAGTATTTGTCACACACGAAGGTAGCCCACCGGAACATGTTTTGGTTTCTTCAGTCGATTATGATGAAACTGAAAAGTACAGCCAGAAGGCGGAGTATGCCCCGGGTGTTTTCTCAAGTTCAACCATTGAGATCATCGCCGACATGACCATCGATGACGATATCCTCACGATGCTTTCGGGTGAACACCTTACATGCAAGGCGTGTCCATTATCCACGAAGGATAATGCCCCCGTCCCATGGAAATGGTCAACCCATAACAAGGTGATGATGCTGGGCCAATTCCCCAATGCAGGGGAGGAAGCCAAGGGTGAACCATTTTTTGGGAAAGCGTACACGAAGATGTGGCAGATCTTGAAAGAGGAAGCCGACATCACTCCTGGGAAGGTATTTCAAGGCCATGTTTTCAGTTGTCGTCCAACATCCGGCAGACTCCAGAAAGAGATCCTCGATGGGTGTATTTGTCCCAGCCTTTGGCTATCAAAATTGGTCACCGCATGTTCGCCGAATGTGATCCTGGCCATGGGCAACGCAGCGGCGGCGGCGTTTACCGGGCAGTCCTCGGGGATCATGAAACTGAACGCCACGGCGATCTGGCACGGCAAATATCGAGCAATGGTCGTTTTCTCCATAACCCCTGGAATGATGATTTACGATGAATCCGGAGAAAAGGAGGAAATGTTTAAGGAGGCGATTCGTAAGTTGAAGCAATATCTATAAATTCCGTATATCAAGCAAAAAGGAGAAAAAACATTATGGCCACGCTACGAGAACTCAGAACCCAAGCCAAGGAAATGGGGATTGCTTACACGAAAGAAACAACACCTGATCAGTTGCAAGAAATGATCGTCGAAAAAATGTGCACGGCGTCTGGAGGTGAGGGATCGGAATCCGAACCGGCTTTAGCTCCCCCGGCAGCCAGGGCTCCGATTACGGTCGTAGAACCCCCGGTCGCTGTGGAAGTCCCGGCGCATGAACATATTTCGGATCATGTCGGGACCGCCCCGCCTCATGTTATGCCGGGAATCAGCATGGATGAAAACAATTTCGCCAAAGAGGTTGCTATCAACGAAGGCGACCTCAACACGGAGTTTAAAAACCAAGCCAGTAAATTCGTCGTTTTTGCAACAGAGGAAGCCAAAGCCAAGGCAAAGGTAATGACAGCCAAACTGCGTTTGGAGGTCGTCAGCGCGGAAATGACGAAGAAAATCCGGGAAAAATTGATCAGTGAAGGGATAAAACCCACTGAAAAGATGATCGAATCGGAAGTGATCACCAGTCCGGAATATTCCGCCGCCCAGCAAGCCTTGATCCAGGCCAACTGTGATGCCGACATCGCCCGGGGCGCAAAGGAAGCCTTCATCCAGCGCAAAGACATGTTGATTCAACTGGGATCAGCCAAGCGGCAAGAGATGGATCAGATCGGTATGAGTCTGAAAGACCGAGTCAAGGAGGTGATATCCAAAGCATCGTAAAATAAATTTCACAAAAGCCTTTTTTTTACGCTCGCTTCATTGTAATTACTTACTTTCGTTTATCTTCCATCACACCATACAAAGGAGAAGTTACTATGTCCCTTAATCTTGACAAAATCCGCGTCCAGAGAGAGAAAGCCCTTGAAGAAATGGCCCGTCGCAACACGAATTACTATACCTGGAAAGAGAACCGCAACGTGTTGCGCTTTCTCCCGCCCTGGGAAGGTGCCGATGATTTCACCCGAATCTTTGGCAAGCACTGGAACCTCGGCCCTGAAGGCAAAACCATGGTGTATTGCCCCAAGATCTGCTTCGACAAGCCCTGCCCCATCTGCGACAACATCGATGCCATGTGGAAAAGAAAACCGGACGATGCCACGAAGGAATGGCTGAAAAAAGTCAGCTCGGCACCCCGGTTCTTCGCCAATGTCATCGACATGAACGACATCAGCGCCGGCGTGCAAGTTGCTGAAATGCCCAAATCTGTTTTGTTAGAGCTGTATTCAATCATGGTCGATAAGGATGCCGGTATCGGCGACATCACGAACCTTGAAACCGGCCGTGAAATTATCATCGACAAGATCGGAAAAGGTCTTTCTACCAGATACACCGTCCGGGCCAAATTGACCCCCACCCCGGTGCCACTCCCCATCACCGTTGCCGAGCTTCCGAATTTGGATCTGCTGGTTCGGAATGAAACCTATGAGAACCTGAAGCTGGTATGGGAAGGAAAAGAACCCCTTCCGGCCCTGGAGAGCAAGGCGCTGCCGGCCCCGGAGGATGATAGCTTGACCATCGCAACCAAGGTGGTGGATGGAACCCACGTTCCTTTGACTGCCATTTCCACACCGGCACCCGCCGCCCCGGTTGCTCCACCCGCGGCACCCGCCGCCAGAGTTCCAGTTGCACCCCCTGCACCCCCGGCGGCACCCGCACAACCGGCATGTTTCGGTGCCTTTAATGAAAACAATCCCGTTTGCCTCGATTGCGCCGAACAGGATGATTGCGAGATGAAAAAGGTCGAACTCAGACGTTTATCTCGCAGCAAAGCGACTCCGGCCCCGGCTGCAGCCGCACCGCCTGTCACTCCGGCGGCAGTAACTCCGCCCGTTGCACCGCCCGCAGCCCCGGCATCCACAGCCCCGGGTATTTCCGCCGACGATCTGATGAAGGAAATGGAAGCCGCGATTAATCGCTAACCCTCAGTCCAAGAAAAAGGGGGTGGTAACCCCACCCCCTGAAAGGAGGGGTGTCAAATGATACTTTTGATTGACGGAACGAATTTGGCTTTCGTTCACAACAGTCTCGGCGGTTTATCGCGGAAAGACGGTTTTCCCACGCAAGCCATTACGGGGTTTTTAAAATCACTCCGGGTGTACGTTCAGACATTTCAAACAGAGAAAGTCTTCATCGCCTGGGACGGTGGAAAATCCAAAAAACGGATGGCCCTTCACCCAACATACAAAGAAAACCGGGCTCTTGAAAAAAAGACCCCTGAGCAAAAAATGAATTACGACGAATTGATTGCACAGTTACCGATCATCAAACAAGCCACCTTGGACCTGGGATTATACACAATGGAAGGCCCGGGGATCGAAGGCGATGATTTGATCGCACTCATGGCCAAGAAGTGCAACCAGTTAGGCCAGCATGCAATCATCATTTCGTCGGATTCAGACTTCCACCAGTTGGTGACCCCCTACATCAGTGTGTATTCGACCCGAAACCAAAAGGGCCATCGGCATGTGACGCATGAGAACTTTTCAGAAGTCCACGATGGCCTGACACCGGAAAATTATCTTCAATTCAAAGCCCTGCAAGGGGATTCGAGCGATGATATTCCCGGCGTCAAAGGGGTTGGTGAAAAGACAGCCAAGAAGCTCTTGGTCGAATTCGGAAGCGTTGAGAATTGGCGCTCGGCGGTAGCTACCGGAACAACCACCCCGAGCAAGATGCTTCAACGGATCATCGACGGTTGGGATCAATACGAACTCAGCAAATCGATGATCGATCTACATAATCCCCTGGCCGATTTCGCCACCGCGAAAATCTACCGCCAGGAACCCAACTGGGCAAATGTCAGAGAAATAGCCCTTCAAAATGAGATCCATGGAATTTATGTCGATTTTGGTTCTTGGGTCAGACCCTTTAAAGAATTGAGGTGAAATTTTATGGGAAGAACACCTGTTAAACCAGTCATCAGCCTGGACGAACTTGTCTCGGATGTAAAAGCCGTTTTGAAAAATGAGCTGACCGTCTTGAAGGATGTCGAAAGATGGATTCCGACCGGCATCCCACAGCTCGACCTTGCTTTGGGCGGCGGCCTTCCGCTGGGCAGAATGATCTGTTTCATCGGAGCCAAGTCAGTTGGGAAATCAACCTTGGGCGTTCACTGCCTTGCCCAAATCCAAAAACATGACGGCATCGGTTTGGGCCTGGATGTGGAACGATCCAACCTCAAAACCAGATGTGAAGCCCAAGGCCTGGACATGACCCGCTATTTGGCTTGCCAACCCGAATCCCTCGACACTTATGAAGAGGTCGATATCGATAATGGGAAGAAAGTCAAAGTCAAAGGCGCTTTCGACATCATGGAAGATGTCATCCGGGTCGTTCGTAAAAAGGACAAAGACGCGCTGATCGGCGTCGTCCTCGATTCCGTTGCCGGTTCGTCGGTCGCCTCGGAAATTGAAGCCGACATCGGCAAGGCGGGAATGGGCGCTCACTCCCGAATCTTGTCCCAGGCATTTCGGAAAATCATGCCGGTTGTCCATGACATGAATTGCATTCTGATTTTGGTCAATCAACTCAAGCAAAAAATTGGAGTGATGTTTGGCAGCCCTGACACCTACATTGGCAAGAACCCGATCGATTTTCACAGCGCCATCACATTGGAGATGAATCGCGGAAAAACATTTCCCGAAGCCGCCAAAGACGAAGACGCTGAAGGCATCATCACAAAAGTATATGTCTCGAAAAACAAGGTCGGCCGCCCGTTCGCCCGGGTGGAGTACATCACCTTTTTCGATCGAGGCATCGACACACTTTGGGAGTCGATCAGCTTTCTCAGAACCTACAGCACACGGCTGGGGACAAGCTCCGGCTACTATGAATGGGATGGAAAAAAGTATCGGCAAAAGCAGCTTTACGAACTGGCCAAGGCCGATCGCAAACTGGCCGATGAACTCCATCGCATGGCAAGGGAGGTCGTCGATGAAAAACTCAAACACCCTGATGTTGCGATGGATGATCCTGGTGTTGAGGTATCTGAAAAAATTGCTATCTGAAGATACCTACCTGGGCCAGCAAAACGAACGGTTGCAAAAAGACCTCGCTGCCGAAGTCGAAGCTGAATACAACGCCCAAACCACCCCGTAAAACACGATGCCCGGCCGAAGCCGGGCATTCCAAAGGAGAAAAGATGAAAATCAGTATATCCAAGGAAGAGGTCGAAAAACTCGTTTTCAGACACATCGAAAAGATGCTTCCGGCGGAGCTGGAAATTGAAAAATTCGAACCGGATTTTGAATACCTTTCCTATGAAGAACGCCACGAACTTTCAGGTTATTCCGCGCATTTGAAGGAGGCATGACATGAAATTTATCGCATACAGCGACCCGCACATCCACCCCCATCAACGATATTCCAAAGTGCTGCCCGACGGAATGAACTCCCGCCTCGTGGACACCATCAAGGTCGTCGATAAAATCTATGCCGATGCAAATGAACTTAAAATGCCAGTTATTTCCGGCGGAGACACTTTCCAAGTTAAAGGGTCGGTGAACGTCATCGCCTATAACGAAATGGCTAGAATCGTAACAAAAAGGAGCTACCATACCGACGCCCTCCATCCTGATATCATTTGCATCGGGAACCATGACGCCGCCACCCACGACGGTTCAAGACATGCTCTTGAACCCCTGGCGACCTTGCCAGGTATTATCATCCCGACCGAAACTCATACTGCCCCCCATTTCGTTTATTATTCAGACGAAAGCATTCTGTTTACTGTCATTTCATACCCCATGGAGCATGGCCGGTTTAGCGAAGACAAATTCCAGGCGCAGCTAAACACCGCCCAAAAAACGATCGCCGGGCTTGGCGAAATCAAAACAAAGATCTTGGTTTCCCATCTTTTCACGCATGAATTGATGAGGGCCCATTTGGATCGTGACGGCGATTTCTCAGCGAAGGAACTGATCAAAATATTCGATTTGACCTTGCTCGGCCATTATCACATTCACCACGTTATCGACGGCCCGAAAGATCACCTTGGCAGACCTAAAAAGGTTGTTTCAATAGGCTCCCCGATTCAAATCACCGCCGCTGAACGAGGTGAAAAGAAAGGTTATCTGATCATCGACACCGACACCTTTGATGTCGAACTCGTTCCCATCGAATCGCCGGGGTTTCACTTTTTTGAAGGTGAAAAAACCATCATCCCCGAAAAAATCGCCGGTGATTTCGTCACAGTCAAGGTCAAAAGCAAAGCCGAAAGCACCCGTGTTGCGACATTGTTAGAACGAGCCGGCGTTGCTGAATACCGGATTGAAATCATCCCAGTCAAAAAAACTGCCCGTATCGATCTCGCCCCAGGTGCCAAGGATGAAGAAATCATCGACAAGTACATTGGATCCGAATGGGGAAAGACCGAATTGGATGCCAGCCGTTTGAAAGCCACCGGAATCAAATATTTGAGTTAGGAGGCCGTTATGTCTGATTATTTCGATACTCATTCATTTGAGGAACTTGGTATCACCGTAAACCCTTACGTCGAGGAATACAAAAAGACGAAAGGCGTATATCCCATCCTGACTGTCAAAAAATCTGCCAAGTTACCGACCCGGTACAAGGCGTCTGACGGCAAACTGAAGTTTCACATGAAAACCATTTATCACCCGAATCAAGAGTTCCGCGTCAAAGGAACCGAACCCGGTAAAAGGAGCCCTGAAGCCGTCAACGTCATTTTGACCCACCCCACCGATCCAGATAGCGAAATTGTTATCACGCCAGCCGATATGATTAAAAAAATGGCCGTAATCGATCCGACCTCAAGGCGCAAAATCGAAGATCCTTTTAAGACAGAGGAATTTGATTTGGAAGCCAAAGAAGATGACCCCCTCGCATCAATTCCCCAGGCCATTCACAGCGAAAGCGTCAAAAACATCCTCGAAAAACGCAAAAAGGAGGCAGCGGTATCGATATGAAGCTCATACAGATGACCTTGAATTATTTCATGTCTTTCGGCCCCAGCAACACAGTCAAACTCGACGGTCGGGGGCTGACCCTCATTAATGGGGTCAATGAAATTTCAGACACCGCCAGCAGCAACGGCGCCGGAAAGACAAACCTCCAGGAAGCCTTGCCGTGGGTGCTGTTCGGGAAAACAACCAAAGGCGTAGATGTCAACGATGTGGTTAATAACATTCACAAAAAGGACTGTTACGTCGAAGCCGAATTTGAAGATGGAACCGATACATATCATATCATTCGATACCGCAATCATTCCGACCACGGCGATGACCTTTTGTTTTTCAAAATCAACGATGAAGGGGAAAAGGAAAACCTGGCCGGCGTCGATAAGACTGAAACCCAGCAGCGGATCGAAAAATTCATCGGCAGCGGTTTCACTTTGTTTTGCAATAGCACCTATTTCAGTCAGAACAACGTCAAACCGTTTTCCACCTTTACCGACAAGCAGCTCAAAGAGGTTTTCATCGAAGCCCTGGACATGGGCCGGTTCACCCAGGCATTGGAAAAAACTCGCCTGGATCTAAAAACGCTCCGTGAGGAGCAAGCCACCCTCCAGGGCCGCAAGATTCGGCTTGAGGAGGAAGTAACCGAAGCCCAAACCCGGCAACGCGATTATCAATTTAAGCATGACGCATTCGACACAACTCAGACGGCTGATCTGGAAAAATTCGATCGTTCTATTGCTGAAGTCGAAGCCAAGCTTGAACTCATCCGCGGAGCGAAAACGAAAGACCCGGAAATCCGAGATGCGATGGAGGCCCATCGGAAAACCCTCGAGAACCTGCCTGAGATCCTCAATAATAAGACCTCGATCGATGAGGCATTCTCCCGGTTCAGCGATTCCTATAAATTGCTCTATCACAAGTCTAAGGAGCTTGAACGCTTGCTGGATACCAAGACCCGCGAACTCAGTTTAGCCAGCCGGCGGGTTGGAACCAATTGCAGCGAATGTGGCAAACCCATCACCGAGGACGATTTGGCCGAGGTCATTGCCTCGATGAAGGTTCAGATCGAAATCACCACGGCCGAGATCGAAAAATATCAATCGTTGATCAGCCGGGCCCAACCCAAACTGAAAGAGTTTGAATACCAGAAAGCTGAAGTCCAAGATCAAGTCTCAGTCTGCCAGGACGCCCAAAATCAAATCGCCGCCCTGAAAATTCAGCTCGCCCGGATCGAAGCCTCAAAAGCCGAGATCACTTTGTTGGAAGGTCAAATTCGAGATCTCAGGGCTGCAAAACTCAAACGGGCAGAGGAAACCTCGCCATGGCGCTCGTATATCGACAAGGAACAAACCACCATCGATGATGCCCTGATGAAGATGAAAGGGCTGGATGATGTGATTGCTGAAAAACAATCGGAGATTCAACATGTCGAATATTGGGAGAATGCCTTCGGTTATTCCGGTATCCCTTCGTTCTTACTCGACAACGTAACACCGGCGTTGAATGAACGAGCCAATCATCATTCAACCACAGTGACCGGCGGCGAGATCGAGATCGATTTTTCCACGGTTACCAAGACCAAGACCGGTGGAATGAAAGACAAGTTCGCCATCAACATCAGCCATAAGAACGGTGCCAAAAAGTACAAAGGGATCAGTGGTGGTGAACGCAAACGGGCTGATGTCTGTATCGCCCAATCCATCCAAGATCTGGTCCGGTCGTATGGCCGCAACACCCTTTCATATTGCAGCTACGACGAACCTTTTGAAAACCTGGACAGTGAAGGCGTCGCCAACGTCATCGAGATGCTCAACGAGGTATCGAAGGAAATCGGCACGGTCCTGGTCGTCACCCACAACAGCGAATTGAAAGCGATGTTCGACAGCACCATCACCGTCGTCAAAGGGAAAGACGGCTATTCACGCATCATTGCGTAAGGAGGTAGATATGAAAGATGAAGCAGCGGCGGCTGTTTTGAGAACAGACTCCCGCTTGTTGGCGGCCGCGAAATTGCTTTTGCAAGACGCCATGGACCGCGATGAATGCTATGACGAAGAAACGGGCGAAATGTTCGATGACTGGAAAGAATTGTCAGCCGCCATCGATGAAGCAGAAGGAAAGGAGGGACCAAAATAATGGATCTTAAAACCATCAAAGAGCTATTTACCGGGTTTTGTCCGACCTGCAATAAAGAAGTCTCCATCATTTCCAAGGAGGTGTTGAAGGAAAAGAAACAGAGACGGATGACCAATAAATCGGTCAAACAAAAAGCCAGGCGGGCTCAACAGAAAGTCGCTGAAATATTGGTCGAGGCTTTCTTATTGAGCCCGGAGGATTTTGAATCCATCGCCATGGGCCAATCCGGCCAGGATGTCCGGTTGACGGAAGCCGCTCGGAAAAAATGGCCCTTCCATGCGATCGAAGTCACCGCTTCGTTGAATCACAGCGTTTGGGCCAAATTTACCCAAGCCCAGGCCCACGCCGAGAAACAGAAAACCGGTAAGGTGCCGGGCAACGGCAGACCGATTCTGGTCTTCAAGAAAAACAGCACCCCGCTTTATGCCATGGTGTTGTTTGAAGATCTGGTGCAAACCATCCGTGAACGAACCCGATTCCCGAAATGATTTTTGCCCCGAAATCATTGTAATTCATTACATTTAAAGGAGATCGTTATGAGAAACAAAAAACAAACCCCCGAGGAAATAGCTGCAGAGGAATACATCAAACGGGGTTTCAGTAAATGCCCCTACCCCGACTGTAAATCCGAGGATGTCGAGGGTGGGTTTATTTCTGTCGATTCGAACGGCGCCCAACAAACCTGCCGTTGCCTCGAATGCGGTCGCACATGGTCCGACTATTACACCTTGACGGGCGTTTCTTTCGACGATCCTTTGACAGAGAAAAAGGAGGAGATCACATGCTGCGGTGCCCACATGGGATAACCACCATCGGTCACGCCAAGAAATGGGTGATCGAAACGGCGATCACCCTCAAACCCTGCAAATGCCCGGTTTGCGGCCAGGTAGTTAAATTGTATCCCCGGAAACTTTCATCCGCCCTGGCCCGGTTCTTGGTTGATATTTATAACCTCACCATCGATCGACCGGCAGCCGACCGCTGGATCAATGTCAGTAAAGAACTGATCGTCAAAAGTGATCACCATATTACCCGGGATTATAGCATCCTGCGCTTTTGGGGGCTGCTTGAAACCTCACCGGATGATGCCGGGATGTGGCGCATTACTGAATCCGGCGCTGCCTTTGTCGAGAGTCGGCTGGTGACCCCGCAATTTGCCTATGTTTACAACAACTATTGCGTGCGGCTCAGCGAAACAACAACTGATATTGAAGGAGCACTTGGTTCAAAATTTAGCCTCGCCGAACTGCTCGGAAAGAGAGGTGTCGAATGAAACTTCGAATATTTGCAAACATTTTCGTTTTGGTTATCGGCGTAGGGTTGGCAATTTATTTCGATCACAGGATTGAAACGGTATCTGCCGGTCAAGCTCAGAACACCCATTATTTATCGGAATCAATGGAAGCCGTCACCCAAAACCTTGAAGCGATTTTTGAATTGAAGAAGGCCGCCACCATCGAAGACGTTCAGGTTCTCACCGTGACGGCTCACACTCCATCCGTTGATGAAACCGATAGCGACCCAATGATAACCGCGTCGATGGAACAAGTCAGGCCAGGTTGTATCCCCGTCAGCCGGGACTTATTCGCCGACGGGTGGGTAGTTACTGCAGACATGAATCACTACATCCTTGTTGTCTTAAAAAGTGTCGAATTTCATGAAATTCGGGAAGGTTCTTTGTTGCCTGTACTTAACCCGGAAAAGAAATATCAAAATGAACCCCAGGAAAAGAAAATATCCCGAAAGCCCCTGGTTCTCATCTGAAAGGAGCAGCCTATGTCATTTGAACGAATACTTGGATTGGTCGATGCAGAAAACCTTTATTACACCCCACGGGAAAAATGGGGACCAGGATCAAAGGTGGATTTTTCTAAACTGTATCAGATGATCACAGGCGGTTACAAAACCGCCACGGTGATCAATTATCTGGTGGCCGATCCAATCATCGATCAGACCCGATTTTTAAGTTTGTTGAGGAAGGTAGGATATACCGTCAAAATCAAGGTGCTTTACTCAAAAAAGGAGCAGCTTCAAAACTCAAATTGGGACCCGGAAATCATTGAAGACGGAATGGCCATGATCCATCAGGTGGATCATTTGGTTTTGGTTTCCGGGGACGGCGGTTTTTCCGACATGATCCGCCGATACCAAGAGCTTGGCAAACGCACTTCGGTGATCTGTTTTGAAGACGACTTTTCCTCACGATTGAAAGTTGCTGATACCGTTACGTTTTTGAACCAACGGATACTGATGTCGGATCGGAAAAAACAGCCCTTATCCGCCCTTCCTGAGTGCCGTTTTCCGATGCGGTGACCCCGGCTTTGTAATTATTTTGTTTCATTGTAATTAATTACTTGTTTCCCATTTTTGGGTTTGTTACAAGATAGCCTATCTGTCGCTCTTTGATCGGAATGTAGTGGATGAAAGGCGCCAGGATGGGCGAAATACCTCGCCAGAAAGAATAAAGAGAAAAGGAGAGCTTATGCTTAACCGGATCATCATTACCGCAACCACCTTGCCCGACGCCTGGTTCCAATTGATCTATGCTGCCGTCAAACAAGGCCGCGAATTTAAAATCGATCATGGCTCATATGCCGGCCAAACTCGCCTCGAACTCGATTGGGTGGATGTTCATATCACCAAACCGTATTTGAGGGATGTTGATGGTTTGCCGCTGATCCCCGAGATGCCGGAAAGCTCGCCGATGCCCGCCCCGGTGACCAAGGATTACGTCCGGAATTATGCCAAATACATCATGACCCCCGATAAGGAGCCTGGAGAGCAATACACCTACGGCGAGCGCCTGGCTGGGTATTTGTTTTTAGCAACAGCACAACCACAGATTATCTTTTTTAAAGTACAAATAGACACAGGCGAACGGGTGCAACCCCCCACCGAATTCGCCCAACTCAACCAGATCGAACGCATCATCAAAACCTATAAAGAATATGGCCCCCGCAACAACCAGATGGTGCTCCAGGTCGCTCAACCATCGGACCTGCTACTATCCGATCCGCCCTGCCTGAGATCCATCGATACCCGCATCCAAGATGGCCAGCTCCATTTTTTCCCCTATTTACGTTCCTGGGACTTGTGGGGTGGCTTCCCCGCCAACCTGGCCGGCATCAGCATGCTCCAAGAGTATATGGCGGCTGAGATCGGTGTCGAACAAGGTGAAATGATTTGCTCCAGCAAAGGGCTTCACATCTACGGATACGTCAAGGATCTGGCCAAAATCCGGGCCGGAATCCAAGAGTAACGAGAACCAATAGGAGAAACGCTCTATGCCCAAACGACTGTCTGACAACGCCCTGGCCATTTACAAGAAGCTGTATTTTTCAGAGATTCTCAAGGAGACAACCTCAACAGAAACCCACCGGCGGGTTGCCTGCTTTGCAGCATCAGCCGAAAAAGATCCCGACCGCCGTAAAGTCCGTGAAGAACAATTTTTCCAAATGATGGAAAAGAATCAATTCCGGCCGAACACCCCGACTTTTATGAATGCCGGTGTGAGAAAGAACCCCCAAACATCGGCTTGCTTTGTCGGTGATCTGCAAGACGATATGATCAGCATCCTCGACTTCGACAGGGATGCAGCCATTATCTATAAATCGGGCTCGGGAATTGGTGGAAATTACGGCATGCTGCGGGAGAAAAACACCCCACTATCCACGGGCGGAAAAAGCTCTGGACCGGTTCAATTTCTCCGGAAATCTGCCGGGACCGCACATGCTGTGAAATCGGGCGGAAGCAGCCGGCGTGCGGCTCATATGGCGATGATGACCGACACCCATCCGGATCTTTTGGAGTTCATCAGAATCAAAGCTGAAAGCGATGAATTCGTTATTCTCCCCAACGGAGAAAAAACACCTTTGTTCAGTGCCATGAATCTTTCCATCGCCGCCTCGGATAACTTCATGCAAGCCGTCATCGATGATACGGAATGGCATTTGATCGGTGTTGTTGACGGTGAAATCAAAGCTACCCACCAGGCCAGAGACATTTACCAGCAAATCATCCAAAACGCCTGGCGTAACGGTGACCCGGGGATGTGGTTCATCGATCACGCCAACGCCGATAACACCGTCCCCAGCATAGGCCGAATGGTGACAACAAATCCTTGTGGCGAGCAGACTTTGCACCCCAGGCAAGCGTGCGGCCTGGGTTCAATCAACGTCGCCGCATTTGTCTCAAGTGAAGGCCAGTTTTTATGGAAAGAATTTAAAACCATCGTATCCCAGGCCACGACCTTCCTCGATAACTGCATCGATTTGTCAGGCTTTCCCACACCCGAGTATGAAAAAATGGCCAAGCTGACCCGGCCAATCGGCCTTGGGATTATGGGTTTTGCCGACGCTTTGATTCTGCTCGGCATTCGGTACGGGTCAGAGGATTCCTTTGATTTTGCCACTGTTCTCAGTCGCACATTGACTACAGAGGCGATCCGAACTTCGGCGGATTTGGCCATTTCAAAAGCCCCGTTTCCGATGCTCGATAAAAATCGGGAAGCAACGTTGGATGTCATCCGCCGGTTTGCCGGATATGACCTGGCCCTGATCGAACAGATCGAAAAACATGGCATCCGCAACAGCCAATGGACGACCATCGCCCCGACCGGCTCAACTTCCATTTCATGTGACTGCAGCCAGGGCATGGAGCCATTGTTTGCCATTTGTTACGACAAACACCTTTCGGATTCAAAAGATGTATTGGTCTTTGTGAACCCAATTTTTGAACGAAAGTTTTCGGGAATGCCTTGGTATCCATCCGCAATAAAGAAAATCGCAGAGAATCATGGGTCGTTAAAAGGTCTGGACCTGCCGGCAGCCGCCGATATTTTCGTTTGCGCCCACGACCTTGATTGGCATTCCCGAATAAAGATGCAAGCCGCCCTGCAAAAAGGCATTTCCAACTCAATCAGCTCGACGATCAATCTGCCGAATTCAGCCACAGTGGAAGAAATCGGTGAGATCTACATCGAGGCTTGGAAAATGGGATTGAAAGGCATCACCGTTTATCGGGATGGCTGTCTGAAAGATCAACCGGTGCGATTCGGCAAGACAGTTGAGGAACTCCATCCCCCGGTTTCAACGACTGCCGAAAAGAAACCCTTGCCCCCAATTTATCGTCCAAAGGTCCGTCACGGGTACACTCATGAAGTGAACACCGGTCATGGCCGAATTTATCTCACCGTCAATTGCGATGATGCCGGCCGCCCGATGGAGATTTTTACCAACGGCGGCAAAAACGGCTCAGTTAATGCCGCCAACCTCGAAGCCATGGCCCGGCTGGTTTCCATCGCTTTGCAAGAAGGGGTAGCCCCGGAACGCCTTGCCCGGACTATCGAAAACATCAACGACGGCACCGTTGCATGGGATCGCCTCGATGAATCGGATCAAAAAGCCATCCCGATCATCAGTATTCCGGATGCTATCGGCAAGGTTATTCATCGGTTTTATTGTAACGGGAATACCCACCCACCAGAGGTCGAATACATAGAAAAGGATTCCATCCCAATCCGCCGTTGCGCCGAATGCAATGCCCCAACATATATGCACGACGGATGTGAATTTTGCCCCAATTGCGGCTCAAAGTGCGGATAGGCTTTTTTGCATAGCAGTATCAACCTAATCAATTACTTCGCTAAAGGGGCTGCACCATGAAAAGCCTGAGTCCGTGTGCAAGGCCACAGTGTTTTAAGAAAAATAAAACCGTTTGTTCGGAGATATGTAAAGAACTGCATGCCTACCAGCTTTATTTGCAACACACTCACGATGCTGAATCCCAACCGGCAATCGATTATGCCGACTTTGAGAGAGCAAGATATATCTCTCCGAAGCATAATTTTAAATTTTCAGAAGATGAAAGCTGCATGTTGAAGACCGAGGAGGAGTAAAGGATGAAAAAAGAAAATGAATTGGTAATGGGAGTACCGACAAATCTGTTGTTTGAATCCGGATTTTATTTTTCCGGGTATGCCAGGAAAAGCCCGTTGATCGATTATTTGAAAAACAGGGTCGAAAAATATGCGAGCTTTCGCCGTCGAGCAGATTGTGAAACCGATCCTGAATTCAAGCAAGTGATCCCATATTGCCTGCTCACCGCCGGCGATTCAATCTTTGTTTACCGGCGAAAGACCGGCAGCGATGAAACCCGGCTGCACACCATGGCAAGCCTGGGGGTCGGCGGCCATATCAACCCCATGAAAGAGATGAATCGCGGCATCAATCCGTTGATCCATGCCAGCATGATGCGCGAATTGGCGGAGGAGGTTTTGGTACTGAATCATCAGCCGCCTATCCTCATTCCGACGCTCGTGGGGATGATCAACGATGACCAGAATGATGTCGGAAAAGTCCATTTGGGCCTGGTTTATCACATTGAATTGGACTCAGCAGCCACGGTCGAAGTCATGGAAAAAGATAAGCTCGAAGGCAAGATGCAACCCTTGTTGGAAACCGCTGCCGATATCACCGTTTCCTGGGAGCCCTGGTCCAAGATCGTGATCGACAACTACCTTCTGCCGATGGTCGAGGTCTGTGCATAGGAGGCCGCCGATGACTCTCAAGATCGTAATTGTAAATGGGGTGGCAAAGCACGGGAAAGACACCTTCGTCAGCCTTATCAAAAAGAATTTCAACGGGACCGTGATCAACCATAGCACCGTTGCAACCGTAAAAGAGGCAGCCAAATTCTTTGGGGCCGATGAAACCAAACAAAAAGGCGACAAGGAACGTCGCCTCTGGTCGGATCTGAAGGATGCCTACACCCGATATTGTGACGGTCCCTTCAGAGAGATCGTCGAATTGGTGGAATCCACCCGATGGAACAAAAAACCAAGCGACAGGATCTTGATTTTTGTCCATGCCAGGGAGCCCGAGGAGATCGAAAAGGTAGCCAATCGATACCCGATGGATTGCATCACCGTGTTGGTGCGAGGCGCAAAAAGCCATGTGCCAGACAACCACGCGGACATGGGCGTAGAAGACTACGCCTACGATGTCTATGTCGAAAACATCGGAACCCTGGAAGATCTGGAAGACAGCGCCAAAGCCCTTATCGAAAACGTCCTGTTATTACCATCGCAACGGAAAGGAAAATACCATGAACGCAAGCAGGCAAGTCCGCCGGGCCCAAGCCCGCAAGGCGAAAAAAGCGACGAAAATCCAATCCCAGCAGACCACCCAGGAGAAAATGGCGATCCTCACAAAAGCCCTTATAGACCTGCAGGTAGGGATGAACGCTCTTTATCAGGTGTTGCTCGATAAGGGCATTTTCACCGATGCCGAATTTAAAGCATCCCGGGCCAAGTTTTTAGAAACAACTGTCAAAGCAAAGCCGGAGGAGGTGCCTGCATGAGAAAAGGCGACAAGGTCCAATGGGAAAGTCAATCCAACGGCAGCACAACGAAAAAGGCCGGCACCATCATCCGTTTGTTGAAAGCGAAGGACTATCCTCCCGTAATTGCAAGGAAAGAATTTCCGAATCACAAACGGATGTTTGACGGTATGAACCCGCCCGTTGACGAAAATGGTACGGGCTATTTAGTCGAGGTGATTACTAGCCCGCGGGCGATGCCTCGCTTGTATATGCCCCGGCCTAAAAATTTACAAAAGATCGAGGATTTAAAGGAGGTGCTTCGATGATCCCGATAAATGAAAATCCCCCTCCTGGCGTGATCGATCGCCGGGACGGCAACACGAAGGGTGAATGTGGCATCACAACCGTCGGATGCCTGTTTTGCAAAGACCAGATCTCGGCCTCCCGTGATTATGTCGAGAATTATGATTCGATGTCCTGGGCCCCCAAGGACGGTTGCCAGATTGCCACCTGTCCTTTTTGGCAAAAACCGGATTGTTGGCAGGCTGTTGTGGGAAACAAGAGCGATCCGAAAAAATATTGCCCGGTTTGGCGTCGTCGTCAGGCTGCCGGCCGTTGGGACGTAGAAAGGTTTCGGCTATGACACGGAACAAAGACCGAACATGGGTCGGTTTTGATCTCGATGGGACATTGGCCAACACCATCACCCCGACAGAGAACCTGGCAAGCGTCGGAGAACCTGTCCCCGAAATGGTCGAGCGGCTTCGCGGGTATCTGGAAAAAGGGATTCACGTTAAGATCTTCACCGCCCGGGCCGGCTATCAGGGTCAGGAAACTATCATCAAGCAATGGCTCCGAGAACAAGGCCTGCCCGAATTAGAGATCACGGCTACCAAGGATTACAACATGAGTCACTTTTATGATGACCGAGCCTTCCGAGTCCTGAAAAACACAGGACAGATAATCTAATCCAAACGCCCCGGCTTCGGCCGGGGCATCTTTTTCAGCATGGGACCGATCGATGATCGCTCACGGCATTTTTATGCCCGCAAGTCATTGTAATTAATTACTTTATGTAAGGAGAACGAAATTGACCCCCCAGCAGATCTATATTAAACAGTTGGAAAAAGCGTTTGCCAATCGAGCTAAAGGGGATGATTGCATGAAAGGCAAAATCCAATACGCTGCAGATCGCTGCCAATGGCGGGTGTTTTGGTATGATGAAATCGAACGGAAAAACCGATTGATCTCTCGATACAAGGGCGAGTTGATGCCCTGTACCGCTTTTCAATTCCATAAAGGAAAACCCCGCCTGGACAGCAAAAATCGTTTGATCCCCGACAAGGAAAAATGCCAGGGGTATGAACGAGCCGAAAAATTGCTCACCTTGATGCGGAATCGATATGAGGAGGCCAAAGCCGGCCTATGTAAGTTCAGCATCGAGGAGTTCACGGAAGCTGATTATGTCGATGTGGCTAATTATTATGAGGAATGGATCAACAAGGCGATCGAGAAATTTAGAAAACCTGCCACCGTCAAAGCGTACCGGTCATACCATCGGACATGGATCAAACCCTTCTTTGAGAAAAATAACGTGCGGCTGCATGAAATTGATCTGGACGTTCTGACAAGGCTACTCGAGCATATCCTCAATGGTCTTGAGAAACCTGCCAAAAAAACGGGCGATGAGAAGACGCGGATGATTTTAAAAATCCATGCCGACAACCCCAACGCCAAAAGCCCGCAGATCGCTACCATCATCAAGGACCGATACGGCATTAAAATCAGCGACAGGTGGATCCGCCGCACAATCGCCCAAAACGAAGAAAAATCAAAGGACAGTCGGCCAGAAACATCCGATCGGAAAAACTACGGCAAGACCGCCCTCAACATTTTGTCAACCCTCCACACCATGATGGACTATGCCTTGCGGAAAGGCAAAATTCAAAAAATTCCCCCTTTTCCAAAGACTGAGGATTACGGCATCCAGGCTGTCGAGATCAAATGGCTTTCCCGGGACGAAGCCGATGCGGTATTCAAAAATATCCCTGACGAACACCTGTCGATATTCTTGTGGCTGAAATACCATTTCCGCCGCCCCGGCGAAGCATGTGCCCTGCAGAAAGTCGATTACGATCCAATCAACGAAGTGTTCACCATCCGCCGGTCGATCTCGGCCCGGGTGGATGTCAATTCGGTCAAAACGAATTGGCAGAACCCGACCATTCACATTACCCCTTGCCACCCCAATTATCGGGAATGGGCCAAAGAGGCCTGCAAAAAGGATCCGGGCTCAAAGTATTTTTTCAATAATCCCCGGTCACGGAAAAAGGGCCGCTACACCCTCGAGGCGCTTCGCAACATCTGGTACAAGGCATGTGACGATGCCGGCGTCGAACGCATCTGGACTTACAATGGCGTTAAGCACACGGCATGCACCCAGTTTATGGAGGATGGGGGCACCCCGGCTGAACTCCAACTGTTGACCGGTCATAAGAACGCCGCATCGATAAGACGGTACGCCGATGTCACAGCGAACCGGATCAAACAAGTCCAAGCCGCAGCCCAGGAAAGAACCAGAATGATGGTGGAAAAAGAGGAGAAAATGAAAAAGGAGATGGAGAACCTATCCAACCAACCAAACCAAGACCTATCCAATGTGATTTTTTTGAGGAATAAAAAGGAATGATTTCAGTAGTTTAAGAACATGGTGCTTGGGTTCGATTCCCATGCACTTCCGCCACCCCTCAATTTCCTTCCTTAGTAAATCAAGCAAGTTACAAATGCAACAGGTTTATTAACAACCTATTTCCTGCACTTCAAGCGCACTTCAAATGCACTTCAATTTGGCATTGGAGTAACCCATGGATAGCTGTCCTATATCGTATCAATCCCGGACTCTTTTTGATGCCACGGAATGCAGTACCATCCCACATCAAATCGACAGCATTCCTTATCATTTTTTTTCCTTGACGCATAGCCGCGTTGACGGTCGCTCGAGACGACCGCGCGCGGCTTTTTTTGTGCCCGGCCGCCTTCGCTGCGCCCCCGCACCCCCGGCAAAAGTAAAACAGGCCTATGGTCCGATGGCCTACAGGGGTCGCGGGTCCTTCCTGGAACCCTGGACTTACGGTTTCCACCAGCGCCCGCGGTGCGTCCAGGTGAAAAAACAATTCGGCGCGGAAAACGGAATGGCCGCGGAATCGGGGCCGTTTTTGACGGGGTTGGCGCTCGATGGCTGACGATCGGGGTGACAAAGATAAGGGGGTATCGATGGAGAGCAATGTGATCCCGCTGGCCGAAAGGGCGGCCGGCAAGGAAAAAGTGGCGGAAATCCGCGACCAGGTGGAGGCCCGGAAGGCCGAGGAGGCCGAAAAGTACGGCAAGGGCGACGACGGCGACGACGACATCTCGAGCGCCTTTGTCCAGGATTGCCTGAGAATGAACGAGCTGGGTGACGGGATCCTTTTCCGCGAGCTGCACCGGGGCAAGTTCATCTTCAACAAGGCCATGGACGCCTGGATGGTGTGGACAGGCCACTACTGGGACATCGACACCATGGGGATGGCTCCGGTGGCAGTCGAGAACGTTGTAGCCAAGTACATCCGCGAGGTGGTGCGGGTCTGCGCCGAGATCCGGGAGATGGACGGCAAGGACCCGGCCAGGGAGCGGTCCCTGGGCGCCCTGCGCGATGCCTTGAACCAGCGGATCTCGGCCCTGCGCATCACTCGCCGGCGCAACAACTGCCTGGGCATAGCCCACACCTGCGAGGATGCCATCGCCATCCACGGTGACGAAATAGACAGAAAGCCCTGGCTGTTGGCCTGTATAAACGCCGTGGTCGACCTGCGGACCGGAAGGTCCCGCGACGGCCTCCCGAAGGACTACCTGCACAAGCACGCCGCAGCCGAGTGGAAAGGGATCGATGCGCCGTGTCCGGAGTGGGAACGGTTTTTAGCGCAGGTCCTCGAGGAGGACCACCTGGATCCGGAGGAGGGCCGCCCCGTGTGCGAGTTCATGCAGCGGCTGCTCGGCCATGCGCAAGCGCTTCCGCAGCGAGAAGGTCGGGGGCATCTATCGCTATTACGGCATCGGCCTGCTGTCCACCATAGACGATCCATAACAGGACCATGGGGACTATTGGACGGATGGTCCTGGTGATCGTCCAGGGGCAGCCGGGTTTTTAACCGGCTGAAACGCAACAAAAAATCAACTGCAGCACAGCTGCGCAGGACCATAGGACCATTTTTCACCAAATTTTCAAATGTTTTGAGGGTACTAATGTTTTCTTTTTTTTATGTAGTAATGGTCCTATGGTCCTAAAAAAAGAAAATAATAATAGATAACAGATACTTTTCAGTCTGGACCATTGCTGGACCATTGCCGAAATGGTCCCCAAAATCGCTCAATGGTCCTGATGAGGCCAAAATCCCATGAACGTCATCGACCTGGTACGCAGAAAAGGCATCGAACCCCGGCGGGCATCGTCGGCCAAGGGCGGGGAGTGGCACAGCAGCTGCCCGATCTGCGGAGACGGCGGCAAGGGCGCCGCGTCGGACCGATTCCATATCTGGCCGATGCAAGAAGAAGGGAAAGGGTCGTGGTGGTGTAGACAATGCGAACGGGATGGAAAACGAATATACGCTGGAGACAACATCGCCCTGCTGATGACCATGGACGGCCTGTCGTACAAGGAGGCCTGCGCGGCGCTGGGCGTCGACATGCCCGAAGCGCCGTCGGTCCCCATCAAGCCGCGGTCGGCCGGAAGGCGTCGGTCCCAGCCCGAACGGCCGGTCGCTACCTACCAGCAACCGGCCCACAAGTGGCGCGAGCATGCCGAAAAGTTCGCCGCCTGGGCCCACGAGCAGCTCGTCGAACACCACCCGGATCAGATGCGTTATCTTGCCGGCCGGGGCATCGATCCCGCCACCATGCTGCGCTGGGGCCTGGGCTGGAATCCCGGCAACGACGGCAAGGACCTGTTCCGGGCCCGGGAGGCCTGGGGCCTTGAGACCGTCGAAAAGGACGGCAAGAAAAAGAAGCTATGGATCCCCCGGGGCCTGGTGATCCCCTATCGCCGCGGCGGCGTGCTGCAGCGCATCCGGATCCGGCGGCCAAAGGAGCATCTTCGAAGCGAAAAGGACCCTCGCTATTATTTGCTTCCCGGATCCTCGGCCATGCCCTGGCTCATCGGCGAAAAGCGGCGGGCCTACATCGTGATCGAAACCGAGCTCGACGGCCTGCTGGTCGACCAGGAGGCCTGCGACCTGGTGGGCGTGCTCTCCCTGGGCGCCGCGTCCAACATGCCCGACGACTACTGCCACCAGCATCTGGCCGAGGCCCTGGTGATCTTAAACGCCCTTGATTTCGACCAGGCCGGGGGCAAGGCCTGGCCCAAGTGGCAGGCAACCTATCCCCAGGCCGAGCGCTGGCCGGTACCGGTCGGTAAAGACCCCGGAGACGCCTGCCGTGCCGGCGTGGACATCCGGGCCTGGGTCCTTGCCGGCCTTCCGCCCGCCTGGCATGTCAAAATTTCGACGTTTGCGGCCCAGGGCCTCAAACGAACCCAAGCCCAGGCGCCGGCACAGCCGCAAGGCGATCCCATTCCGAATCCGGATCCGGCGCTCACGTCAACGCAAAACCCCCCTGCCCCGGATCCCGAACCGCCGCCGGCACAACCCCAGGGCCGAAATCTTCCCGCAACTGTCATCGAGCTCGGCGACCTACTGCGGCGGTACCCGGTCAAAATCATCAACACCGAAAAGCGCACCGCCATCGAAAAGCCGAGCCAGTTCAGAAACGATGCCATCGAGGCGCGCATATCCACCCTGGTCTTTTTCGATCCGGACTGTCGGGCGCATCTGCTGAGCCACCCGGAAGAGTTGGTCCAAGGCAACAACTATCTGGTCGGCGGATCCTTGGCGCCGAACACCGCAAATCAAGGAGGAAAGCAAAATGGGTAAGCAAGGCCTGATCAAACTGACCGCAGCTCAACAATCCGGCATCGAGCTGACCGGCAAGGTGTCCGCGGAGATCCTGGCGTGACCGCATCCAGAATCGAAAAACTGTTCGCCGTGGTCGGCGACGACCAGAAAGAGGTTCTTTCGACGCTGCAGAAGGCCGCAGCCGATACCCTGGCCGCCTACAAGGCAGACAACTCGGCGGCCAAGCTGCGCGACCACCAGGCCGCCTCATCGGCCCTGGATCAAATGCTCTCCGACCTGGAGGCCAGGCACTTCGGAAAGCCGCAGTCCTTTGCCAACGTCAAGGAGGCCCTCGAGTTTTTAAAGGCCCAGGGCTACAAGATCGCCAAGTCCAAGATGTACGCCGATGCCCAGCGCGGGATCCTGGCCGTCCAGGAGGACCGCAGCGTGCTGGAAAGCGATGTGCTTGCCTATGCGGTCCGGGCCGGACTTGAAAAGACCCCGGATAAAAGCCCGAAAGTAGACGACCGCATCTTTGCCGACAAGGCCTCTGCCGAGCTGGATCTATTGCGGGCCCGGGAAGCCAAGCTGCGCTTCGAGCATGAAAGAGAAATGGGGCTTTCTCTTCCCAAGGCCGACGTGCGGGCCGAGCTGGCCATGAAACTGGGCGCCATCGAGGCCGGCGTCAAGAACCTGATCGCCGTCAACCTGGTGGAGTGGATCGAGTCGGTGGGCGGGGATCCCAAACACTTCGAGGACCTGCGGGAAACCATCTTCGGAGAGATCGATAGTTTAATGAATGAGTTTTGCAACTTCGACGAGCTGCAGATCGCACTGCAGCCGGCCGGGCCGGAGCGATAGCCAATGATCCCCCAACCCCTGCCTATCGATCCCAAGTGGCTGCCGGCCATCGGCGACCTCGAGGCCCTGACCCGATATCATATCGGCCCGCAAGGCGGCACCGCCCAGATCAAGTTCTCCCGCCAGGAAAAGCGGGTGCTGCGCAAGCGCAAAAAGATCGCCCCCAGCCTCTGGGCCGAAAAGCACCGCTATCTTCCCCGGGATGCCGCGGTCCCCGGCCGCTGGAAAAACAGCACCGTACCCTATGCCCCGGCCATCATGGACGCGGCCTTTTACCCCTCGGTGCAGGAGATCGTGCTGTGCTTTGCCCCCCAGGGCGCCAAGACCGAGATCGTCTACACCTGCATGGGCTACACGGCCGACAGAAAACCCGGCAACTGGCTGGTGGTCTTCCCCAACGAGATCGACGCCAAGGACAATGCCGGCGACCGCATCATCCCCATGTTCAACGACTCGCCGCGGCTCAAGTCCTACCGCACTGGCTATGCCGACGATGAGACCGGGATCAAGATCACCCTGCAGCACATGCGCATCACCATGGCCTGGGCCACCTCGGCCGCCCGCCTGGCCAACCGTCCCCTGCCCTAGGTCTTTTTAGACGAGGAGGACAAATACCCGCCCACGGTGGGAAAAAAGGAGTCCTCTCCCCATGCACTGGCCGAAAAGCGCATGCGCACCTACAAGCACATGCGAAAGATGTTCCGGGCGAGCACCCCCACTGTCGAGGACGGCGCCATCTGGGTGGCGCTCAACAACTGCCACCTGATCTTCGACTATTATGCCGTCTGCCCCCATTGCGGCCACGAGCAGCTGATGGCCTTCGAGCAGATCAAGTGGACCGCCGCCGTGCGCGATCCCATGGTCATCGAGACCACGCGCGATGTCTGGTACGAGTGCATCCATTGTAAAGGTAAATGGGACGACGGCCAGCGCAAAAAGGCCGTGCGCTCGGGCCAGTGGCGCGATCGAAAGAAAAAACGCCCGGTCCAGGAGGCCCTGGAGGCCGTGCGGCCGCTCAGGATCGGTTTTCATGCCCCGGCCTGGGTATCGCCTTTGTGGACATGTGGGAGTGCGCGGCTGCCTTTTTAAAGGCCCAGAAGGGCCAGCCCGATTACCTGATCAAGCTGCGCGACTTTAACAACGGCTTTGCGGCCAGGCCCTGGCGGGCCACCGCCTCGGACCGCGCGGAAAACACTATCCTCGAGCTGTGCGACGATCGGCCCGAGGGCCGCGTGCCCGGAAGCAGGCAGGCGACCTGGCCATCCAGGACGCCATGGGCCACCGCACGGCCGATGTCTACACCTTTTGCATGGGACACCGCGGCCGGATCCTGCCCTCCCAGGGCAAGGTGCGCCAGGCCGTGCCGGTCTCGTTCACGACCCTGGAATACTTTCCACCGGATGCCAAGGTGCGCCGGGTCCCTATCCCCGGCGGCCTGCAACTGGTCAAGGTGGACACCAACTACTTTAAAAACCAGCTCGATGGGAAACTCAAGATCAAGGCCGGGGATCCCGGCGCCTGGCACTACCATGCGGAGCTCAGCATCGAATGGGCCCGCCACATGGTGGCCGAGGGCATCAACGAAAAGGGGCTATGGGAGCCGATCACCACCGGCCGGGCGAACCACGGCTGGGACTGCTCGGTGCTGATCATGGCCGCCCGCGAGATCCTGGGCGTGAAGTTCTGGCCGCGGCCGAGTGAAACAGAGACTCAACAATCGGAAGTCCGGAAGCGACAGCATGACGATAAACCTGAAAAGGCAAGGATGTGGTGACAATGGGTAAGAACAATAGCGATGATATTTTGACTGGTATCAAGGCGATTCAACCGGTCTTGGGTGGCGCCAGCGAAGATACGATCCTGAAATGGAAACGCGAGTTTCCCTCCATGCCGATGCGCAAAATCAAGGGCCAATGGACCACGACGCGGGAGGAAATGGTCTGCTGGTGGAGCTATTTGGTTACCGACAATCTTGAGGCATATACCGAATCAAAAAACCATCCTCATATGTTATCGAGATAA